TCATAATAAATTAAATGTTTTAAAAAATGTATAAATTAAAGAAATTATTAAATGGTTTTATTAAATTTATCTATCATTTATAAAGATAGCACTCCTTTCTAACTCCCTTTTTTGAAAAAAAAAAAATAAAGCACCAGCTCTCTTGCCTAGTGCTTTATCGAATATAAAACTATATTGCTCTTTTGTTATTTTACCTTTAAACGGGCGAGCAACTCTTCCCGTTCTTTGTCGATCTCCACCAGTCTTTTTAGTGACTCAGGGATCTTCACGCCCTTTTCTTCTAACAGGGCGATTAACTCATCTATGGAATCCATAGGGAGCTGTAATTGAGTTTCTAGAAATTGCTGTTGGAAATTAGCAACTCTTGAAACTTTTTTCTCCTCCTCTTTCTTTTCATCATCATCTGGTTTGGAGGCAACCTGTGATGAGGAACCGACTACTTTTAGACGATCGCCATCAAAGAGTAGCTTTTTAAGCTCGTCTGTTGAAGTTTCGATCTTGACATCGGTTTCTTTTTCGATTGCTGCTATGGTTGCTAGCATATCGTCTGGCCGCATGGAGATAGTTATGTCGACTACCCTGTCAACACTCCTGCACGATGTGTACACAAAAGGGATGTTATACCCCCTACACACATTTTTGTAAGAGTTCAAGATTCTCGTACAAACTTGACTTCCGTCTCCAAGATATTTTTTGATATCTTGGTACTTGCATTGTCCGTCATTTGCAGCAATGCATTCGATAATCTTTGACACTCTAATAAGCGTTTTAACCACTTGCGGCTTTTTGTTAAAAATCTTTTTCATTTTATTTGTGTTTTTTTGGTTATTATTACAAATATAAGGGAATGTGACGGATGTAAAACGGCAAAATTTTGGAGAATAAAAAAGGGGAATTTAACCGTCTTCTCCTTCTACTACGACAATCTTGCAACCATAACTTTCAAACATCTTGCGGATGAAGTTGAATTGGAATCTTGTCAATCTGTCTTTATGCCCAACAAGCACATTAACCCCTTTTTACATATAAAAGACTGAATTGTTTTGGTGTAAGTGAGAAGATTATATTTTTTGTTTTTATATTTCCACAACAAATATAATCTTCATCATTCTTAACTCTAACAATTGAAGTCAATTCTGGAGAAATATATTCATAATCTCCATTATCGAATTTTCTGGTTCTAAGTTCATAATTCCCTTTTTCATCAATTTCGGTGACGTGACACTTATCTGACAACCAAGTAGGAGGATTAGTATTGTCTGACTTCCTCCAAATTTTCACTTCAAGGGGATAATCTAAGTTCTCTCCTAATTGAACATAAACATCTTTTTCTTTTTTCATTATATTTCTTCTAAGTTTAAATCTTCAATATTTATATTTTGATTCTTTAAGTTTAGTCGCTTGATGATAGATGCGTAAACTTGATCTATTCTGTCTCCTGAAAATGTCTCTATAAAATTCGGGTTCTCTTCTAGAAATTTCAAAAACTCTGAAATAACTATTCTTTTAAAGAACTGAATTCTACTAGTGGTTTTCCAAGACGCGTAAGTATTTTTAGTATTATTCGAATTCTCTTTTAGGATTAGATAATTGAAGTACTCTAAATTAAGTTTCGAAATAATTCCTGTTAAAGAAAAGCAACTATCTGTATTCAAATAACTACCTTCATCAATAGTAGGGAATTCTTTATAATACTCGTACATTTCCTCACTACTTAACCTTTTTATGTTAAGAATTGGCCATTTTATATTAGATACATTTACTTTTTGGATATTTGATAAAAGTTTCTTGAAATCCTCTTCTTGAAATGTCTCTAAATCAGATAAATTAAATACTAAAAAAGACGCATGCCTATTAAAAATCTCAATAGAATAGTCAAACGTTTTATTAATTAAAGGAATTATACTATCGCCCGTACAATCTATAAAGAGATTTCCTTCGTATAGTGTAGTAAATTTCCTTTTATTAATTCCTTTACTTTCATAGAATTTATCTGAAAACAAGTAACATGTATCTGAAATTTTCTGCAATGCTTCTATATACTCGTGACTATTTGAGGAAATTGGAAATTTAGTATCCATAATAATTACGGACATTATTGATTTAATAGGCCGTTTTATTACATAGATCTCATTTTTATTTATTCTTCCCATAATACTATCTCTCTTTGTTTTAAACTTTTTTGTACGTCTATTACTCTTTGATTTTCACTTCCTACCCAAGGTTTATTTGGTGAAACTTTATCTTTTTGAAATGGCCCCTCACATAAAACATCTATAAATTCTAAACATTTATTTTTATAGACATTTTCCATTCTAGCACTGAATTGGAAAGATAAGAGAGCCTCCCAAGTATATCCAGTATATGCCCAAATTGTTTTATCAGGAAATTCGTCCTTTATTTTCTTGCAAAGATTATAAATCCCAGGAGCATTCCAAGAACTTAATGGATCTCCGCCAGATAAAGTTACTCCTGCAATGTAAGGCTTAGATAATTGTTCCTTTAAATTTTCCCAATCTGCTTCAGTCCATTCGTGAGCATCTTTCATGTCGGGATCCCAAGTTTCTGGACTAAAACAAGAATCACAATGATGAGAGCACCCGCTAAAAAACAGAACTTCACGAAGACCTACACCATTTAACATATCTGCATGGTAGGTTTGGATTAATTTCATAATGATTTATTTATTAATTTAATTCTCAATGTAAACATATTTTGGTTTTACAAATCTAAATGATGAACACCCACATGGATTAAAATCTGTTACTGTATCCGTAAAAGATTTAATACAAAAGTCTTCATTTTTAGATCCAACTATAAAATACTGGTCCTTTTGTCCACAATATATAGCTTGATAAGTAGAATTATCCGCTTTGACAATTCTAACTACTGTACCTGGCTTCAATTCAGTCATATTTACTAATATTTTACAGTAATAAGGATACCAGACTGTCATGTTGGTAAGTTATGAAAAAATAAAAGCCAGTAGTATATATAATTTATACATACCGGCCTTTATTTAGTTAATTGCTATTACATATTTACCCTGTCTTTAATTTCCTTCAGTTTTCCTTCATGAAATCTTGCTTTGCCTGAGCGAGTTCTAGTGTAAGATAAATATCCGTTCATTCTTCTTATCTTAACTATATTTCCGCTTCCACAAATAGGGCACAAACTGTCAATATCGTCTTCATGGTCATTTCCTTCCCAGTGACTTGAACAATCTATACAATGATTCTCTGGATGATTTACACCTAGATACAATCCCTTAGACATTCCATAACGAATTAGAGAAATGATTCCTTCTGTATTCTTGATATTATTTATAGAGATATGAGAAATCTTTCCGCCGTTAGAGTAATTCCAGAACTTACTCTCAATATCCATCTTTTCTATTGGGGTTACATCTGCAGTGACATGACAATGAAAACTATTGCTCAAGTATCCTCCTTTCTTAATGATTCCTGGAACTTCTCCATACTTCTTAATAAACTGATCATTCATTAATGGAAGAGCTGTTTCTCCAGGAATTCCATAAGCAGCGTAAAGAAGACCATCTTGTTTCTTAAATTCTGCACACTTGTCTGAAATATACTTTAATTCAGCTACAGCAAAGTCTTGAAATTCGTGTAATGGTTTTCCGGTAGCTAATAAAGATAATTCATTAAGTCCTCCATAGCCGAAACTAAGAGTTGAGTTCTTTAATACTGGTGCTATACAGTCATCTGGGTTAAGGTATCCTCCGTCAAGACCTCCTTCACAGAAAGCAAGTGGACTAGAAGATGCTTTAAGCTTGCAGAGATAATCAAAGGTTCTTTTATGAATTCCTCTAGTAAGTTCCAAGTAATAATCAAGAACTTCATGATATTCCTTTTGTTCTACCTTGGATTTTTGATAAATCATAGGAAGATTCAAAGCTATAACACCTAAATTACATCTGTGGTATAGGAATTCATCATTATCATCTGCTGGTTCCCAAGTTCCTGAGTTTTTGAACATCGGACTAATAAAACTTCTGCAGCCCATTGGAGAAACCACACAGCCCCATTTATGATAAACCTCTCCAATATAGTTAGGAGATTCTCCTTCAGCTGGCAAATCTAGGCTCAAGTAGTCTGGATATTGGGCTATTTTTGTACATTCCACTGCCTCTTTAAATAACCACTCAAGTTCTTTGCCTGGTCCGTGAAGTTCTGAATCATAAATAAATATCAGTTTAGGAAATACCACAGGAATTTTATGTCCTGGTTTTCCTTGTCCCTCTTTTCTAACTTGAAGAATTACGGACGAAACTAGTGCTGCCCATCTAGAAGTACGATGTCCGAAGGTTACTGCTATGAATGGGAAATCACCTCGACTAGAACTAACGCTATTAAAGGTTAGCTCGATAGACTGAAATCCTTGTGCAAGTTCTCTCCTTACCCTTTCTTCAGCAAATTTATCAGCTTTCTCAGGGTCCACATCTAGTCCTTCTCTTATTTCATAATACTGTTTAAGATAGAACTGATAAGACTTTTCACAATATTCGTCCAGAATATCATCTATCTCAGGTACCGTATTACCTCCATACTGATTACTTGCTATCACGTTCATTACGTCAGACAATACTGCAATAGCCGCAGCAGCTGATTGTGGTTCATTGTACTCAGTATTTGACAAAGTGAACCCGCCTTTCAAGATATTCTTATAATTTTGAACTGAACAATTATAAGTATCCCAACGAGCAGATCTGTCATGAATGTACAAATAACCATCTTTAATAGCTTCAAGTTCCTCTACAGAAAGGAAAATTCGTTCATACTTCTCTTTCTGCATCTCACCATACAAAATACTTCGCTTAGTACTTACTAATGTACTGTCACAATTGGCATTAGATCTATCTTCTTTATAAGAAAGTTCCAATGTTTTGGCATCAACAGCCTCCATAATTCTTTGAGAATCCTCCTTGTAATTTCGATATTGTCTGTAGGATTCCGCTACCTTATAAAATCCAGTATCATCAAGAGCTACTTCAACTAATCTGTGGAGCTTTTTAACACCAATTTCTTTATCAGTTATTAACTCCAATACTCTCTGTGATACTTTTTTACAATCGTCATCCGACATCACTTGAAGAATTCTTTCAGCACTTTTTCTAATTGCTGCATGAATTTTGGTTTCATCAAAGGGTTCTGTAAATCCTTTTCTTTTTTTGTTAACCGTTATGTCCTGCTTATTAATCATTCTTTATACTAAATTTATTTAAAAAGTCATTCAACTCTCTTGTATAAATATTCCCAGTTTCTAGGGATTTATACACCACACTTTTAAGCCATTCTCTAGTGGAGGGGTCTTTCATTTCACCTTCCTCAAGAACCAGATAACTATTTCCGGTCTTGTTAAATACAAATACTTTGTTTTTCATCACTATATAACTTAAATTTTGAAGTTCGGATTCAGGAATAAGGAATCTTCCTCACTATTTTGGCATTTTTAGGGTTTAAGAAAAAATAAAATGTATATATACGCTAAATATATACGTATATATACATTTTTAATAGATCATCGTTGTTTTTGATCTATGATATTATTGGATAATATCCTCAACTTTTTTCAAATTTGATGACATATTTTTCACTAATATCATCAAATATTTTACTTATATCCTTCACCTTCCTAACGTCCCATTTTGAGATATCGCCGTTAAATTGAGAATTATAAAACATTCCCTCCATATGCTTCACTTTACTAACATTCCAATTTGAGATATCACCATTAAATTGAGATTCAGTAAACATTCCTTCCATCTCCTCAACTTTACTAACATCCCATTTAGAGATGTCACCGTTAAATAGAGAGTTAGCAAACGTATATTTCATCCTCTCAACCTTACTAACGTTCCAATTAGAGATATTCCCATTAAATTGAGATTTGGTAAACATAAAACTCATATCTTTCACATTACTAACGTTCCAATTAGAAATGTCTTTATTAAATTGGGACTTACAAAATATCCCTTCCATATCCACAACCCCACTAACATCCCATTTTGAGATATTTCCATTAAATTCAGACTCTTTAAACATATCCTGCATATTCTTAACATTACTAACATTCCAATTTGAGATATCACTATTAAATTGAGATTTACGAAACATTCCACCCATATCTTCAACATTACTAACATCCCATTTCGAAATATCTCCATTAAATTGAGATTCTTCAAACATTCCAAACATCTCCTCCACACTACCAACATTCCACTTAGAAATATCCCCGCTGAATTTAGATTTATAAAACATCCAAGCCATATCTTTCACCTTACTAACATTCCATTTAGAGATATCGCCGTTAAATTTAGAACACCAAAACATTCCTTCCATCTTCTCAACCTCACTAACATCCCAGCTAGAGATATCTCCATTAAATGGAGAACATTCAAACATCCCACTCATATCATTCACCCCACTAACATCCCACTTTGAAATGTCGCCATTAAATTGAGAGCCAGAAAACATATGACTCATACTCTCAACCTTACTTACATTCCATTTTGAAATATCTCCGTTAAATTGAGAACTATAAAACATTCTATACATATTCTCCACTCCACTAACATCCCATTTTGAAATATCTCCATTAAATTGAGAATTCCAAAATATCTCACTCATATCCTTCACTCCACTAACATCCCAATTCGAAATATCTCCATTAAATTCAGACCAAGCAAACAACTGACTCATATCTGTAATTTGGGAAACATCAACATCATTCAAATCTGCCTTATTTCCCCTCTCTTTAATTAGTTTTTCGATGAGATTTTTTAACTCCTTATTTGTTTTTGGTTGATATTTATACTTATTATTGGGATCTTTTATTTCTGGCCTTTTACGTAATATATCTTCGAATTTGCTAACATTTCTCCAATCTGAAATATTGCTTTTATCAAGTTGAGAACCGTCAAACATTATATCTGTATCCTCAACATTCCAATTCGAAATATCCCCATTAAATTGAGATCCCATAAACATCCAAACCATACACTCAACCCCACTAACATCCCAATTAGAGATATCTCCGTTAAATTGAGAATTTCGAAACATATGACACATATCCTCAACATTACTAACATCCCAATTAGAAATATCCCCGTTAAATTGAGATCCACAAAACATTCCACACATATCCTTCACTCCACTAACATCCCACTTTGAAATGTCGCCATTGAATTTAGAATGGGCAAACATATAAAACATCTTTTTCACCCCACTAACATCCCACTTTGAAATGTCGCCATTGAATTGAGAGCCTTTAAATATCTCACTCATGTCTTCAATTTGGGAAACATCAACATCATTCAAATCCGCCTCATTTCCCCTCTCTTTAATTAATTTCTTAATGAGATCCTTTAACTCCTTATTTGTTTTTGGGTGATAATTGTACTCGTTTGACTCTTTTACTCCTAGTTTTTTACACAAATCATAAAATTCTTTTTCTGTAACAATCATAATAATCATAATAAAATTAATTAAAAGGTTTCTTCATAAATAAGATTTTGAGGAGAAAATAAAAACCCAGACTAAAATTATTAATCTAGGTCTTTCTTTTTTTTATTCTGGTTTCTTAGCCCATTTTGAGATATCTCCATTGAACTGAGAATTTCGGAACATCCAATTCATATCTTTCACCTTCCTAACATCCCAGCTAGAAATATCACCATTGAATTGAGATTGAGCAAACATTCCGCTCATATCTTCAACTCCACTAACATCCCACTTTGAAATATCCCCATTAAATTGAGAGCCGGTAAACATTTCACTCATGTCCTTTACTTTACTAACATTCCACTTTGAAATATCCCCATTAAATTGAGATTTAAAAAACATTCCACTCATCCTCTCAACCTTACTAACGTTCCAACTAGAAATATCTCCATTGAATTGAGAGCGGTCAAACATGCACTTCATATCTTTCACCTTTCCAACATTCCAACCTGAAATATTTCCATTAAACTTAGAACTGGCAAACATCCCAAACATATCCTCTACCTTACTAACATCCCATCTTGAAATATCTCCATTAAATTGAGAGCCAGCAAACATTTCTTCCATATTTTCCACTCTACTAACATTCCAATTTGAAATATCCCCATTGAATTGAGAATCAGCAAACATAGTACCCATATTATCAACCTTACTAACATTCCATTTCGAGATATCTCCATTAAATTGAGACTCACAGAACATTCCAAACATACCCCTCACACTACTAACATCCCAATCAGAAATATCTCCATTAAACTGGGATTTATAAAACAATCCTCTCATATCTATAATTTGGGAAACGTCTATATCATTCAAATCTGCCTTATTTCCTCTTTCCTTAATTAGTTCCTTAATAAGATATTCTAATCCCTCTCTTGTTTCTGGATGATATTTCTTATTTGAATCTACTCCCACTTTTACCATTCTACACAAATCATTGAGCTTCTTTCTTGTAACAATCATAATAAAATTAATTAAAAGGTTTCTTCATAAATAAGATTTTGAGGAGAAAATAAAAACCCAGGCTAAAATTATTAATCCAGGTCTTTCTTTTTATTATGGTTTCTTAGCCCATTTTGAAATATCGCCGTTGAATTTAGAGTTCTTAAACATATCATACATATTATCCCTCACATTACTAACGTTCCACTCTGAGATATCTCCATTAAATTTAGAACCTTCAAACATCCAGTTCATATTCCTCACCTTACTAACATTCCACTTTGAAATATCGCCATTAAACTGAGAGCGAGTAAACATATATTCCATATTCTCAACACTACCAACATCCCATTTTGAGATATCTCCATTGAATTGAGATCCATGAAACATCCCATTCATATCCTTCACTCCACTAACATCCCATTTAGAAATATTCCCATTAAATTGAGAGTCTAGGAACATACACCTCATACTCTTCACTCCACTAACATCCCAATTAGAAATATCCCCATTAAATAGAGAACCCTTAAACATCAGATACATATTCTCCACCTTACTAACATTCCATCTTGAAATATTCCCATTAAATTGAGAATACCAGAATAATCCACTCATGTCCGTAATTTGGGAAACATCAATATCATTCAAATTTGCCTTATTTCCTCTTTCTTTAATTAGCTCCTCAATTAGATCCATTAATTCCTCTTTTGTTTTTGGTTGATATTTCTTGCTTAAATCTACTCCTACCCTTACCATTCTACACAAATCTTCTGCTTCTTTTTCTGTCATAGTAAAATTATTAAAGGTTTCATAAATAAGATTTTGAAGAGAAAATAAACCCAGATAAATTTTATCCAAGTTTTTCTTTTTTATCTTCTTCTTTTTGGTTTCTTAGCCCATTTTGAGATATCCCCACTAAATTGAGAATTTTCAAACATATCATCCATACTCTTAACCTTACTCACATCCCAATTTGAAATGTCCCCATTAAATTGAGAGTCTAGAAACATATAATCCATAAACTCAACCCCACTAACATCCCAATTAGAAATATCGCCGTTAAATTTAGAATCACTGAACATTCCTTCCATACTTTCAACTCCACTAACATTCCATTTTGAGATATCTCCATTAAATTCAGAATGAGTAAACATTTCATTCATCTTCTTCACCTTGCTAACGTTCCATTTTGAGATATCACCGTTGAATTTAGATTTATAAAACATACTACTCATAAATCTTACTCCACTAACATCCCAATTTGAGATATCTCCATTGAATTGAGAACTTTCAAACATCCCATACATACTTTTCACCTCATTAACATTCCAATTTGAAATGTCACCATTAAATTTAGAATAATAAAACATCAAACTCATATCCATAACTCCACTAACGTTCCATTCTGAAATATTACCATTAAACTGAGAAAAAGCAAACATCCAGCTCATACTCTCAACCCCACTAACATCCCATTCTGAAATATCACCATTAAATCCAGATCCCCGAAACATCCAACTCATATCCACAACTCCACTAACATCCCATTTTGAAATGTTTCCATTAAAATTAGATTCATAAAATAATTTACTCATATCTTTAATTTGGGAAACATCAATATCATTCAAATTTGCTTCATTTCCTCTTTCTTTAACTAGTTCCTTAATAAGATCCATTAGTTCTTCTTTTGTTTTTGGATAATATTTCTTACTTGAATCTACTCCCACTCGTACCATTTTACACAAATCTTCCGCTTCTTTTTCTGTCATAGTAAAATTATTAAAGGTTTTTAATAATCTGTTGGTTTCTTAGCCCATTTTGAGATATCTCCATTAAATTTAGAATCACTGAACATCCCACTCATATACCTAACATTACTAACGTCCCAATTAGAAATATTACCATTAAATTCAGATCCATAAAACATCCATTCCATATTCTCAACCTTACTAACGCCCCATTCTGAAATATCTCCATTAAATTGAGACTTGTAGAACATATAACCCATATCCGCAACATTACTAACATTCCATCCTGAAATATCACCATTAAATTTAGAACTCTCAAACATTCCGTCCATATCCTCAACCTTCCTAACATTCCAGCCAGAGATATCGCCATTAAATTCAGACCCATAAAACATTCCTTGCATATTCTTTACTCCTCTAACGTCCCATTCTGAAATATCTCCATTAAATTCAGACCCATAAAACATATGAGTCATATCTGTAATTCCGGAAACGTCTATATCATTCAAATCTGCCTCATTTCCCCTTTCTTTAATTAGTTTTCCAATTAGATCTTTTAATTCCTCTCTTGTTTTTGGATGATAATTATACTTATTCTTACTTAAATCTACCCCTATTCTCACCATTCTACATAAATCCTCTGCTTCTTTTTCCGTCATAATAAAATTACTAAAAGTTTCATAAATAAGAGTTTGAGGAGAAAATAAAAACCTAGATTAAAATTAAACACACCACTACCACTATTCTTATTATTTTTTAACAAACTTCTTATGTATGTATTGGTTAACATTAAGGAGTTAGCTTTTATTAAATTTTAGGCCTTATAGTTTAGTTGGTTAGAGCACTAGATTTGTAATCTTGAAACCTCAGTTCGAATCTGGGTGAGGCCTCTTTTTATTGATTTGTAAATACAGGGCTGTGTAGTATAATGGCTTATTACATCTCGTTTGCACCGAGAAGAAGCGGTTCAAATCCGACACGGTCCACTAAATTTTATAGACTATGAGAATATTACGACAAAGAACTTTTACTTTAGCTACTGAGTTAAATTTGAAGGCTATTAAAAATGCAGGATTACGAGATAAACTTAAAATATCTAAAGCAGTCAAAAATTCAGGAACTGGTATAGATAAGCTTGGTAGAGAGCTAACAAAAGAGCAGATAGCCCTAAGACAAATAAGAAGAGGTAATTTGCGCTTGAATAATACTTTTGCTAAGGAACATATAGGATATAGAGACCCTTTACATGATAAGCAGGCTAAAAAACAACTTTTAAAAGAGATAAAAGAAAAGAAAAACAAAGCTGTCTCTTTAGGAGTGGGAATTTTTTAATAATATGAGAATAGTTAGACAGAAGGTATTTAATGCTAAGACGGATGCTCTTTTTAATGCATGGAAGTCTGCGTCTGGATCTAAAATATCAGGAACAGCTCTTGACGTTGTTAGTAGGCCTTGGGGAGTTCCTATGACTGGCTTTAATAAATTCAAACATAAAGTAAAGAAAGGTATCGCTTCTGTATTTGGTAGTCCAGGGGAAGCTGCTATGATAGAACATCGAATTCAAGGAAATGTTAAACCATTTTTTATAAACGATAAAGAGCTTGGAGAAGTAGAACGTTATCTTACTAAGGAACAGGCAGTCTTAGCAGCAATGAAAAATCCTAAAGAATCCGGAGGTATGATATACAGACGGTGTAGATAAAAAAAGTGTAGTTTATGAGAATTATAAGACAAAGATTCTTCAGTGAAGAAAATAACAATCTTTCTAATGTCGGAGAAGGACTCGCTCTACTTGGCGGAGTAGGGGTTTATTCAAGTTCTATGTTGGCTAAAGACCTGAAAGAAGCACAAAAAAAAGGTAAGAAAGAGCTTGATGTAGCAGCTGCCGAGGCGGACATTAAAAATTCGCTAGCTAAAAAAGAACTCGCTGCTAAAGAAAAAGAAGAAATTCAGAGATTAAAATGGCTGGCACGGGAAGGAGCCAAAAGGGGAAGAAAGTCACCTGCATGGTTTAATATAAAGAAAGATCAACTTGGTAGACTCTATGAGGAATCTTATCATAAGATTATGGACGAGAATCGTGTGCCAGTAGAGAAGGTGCTTGCTGAGAATAAAAAGATTGATAAAGCATTACGAAAAGCACGCTGGGGAATGGGTATCTCAGCCGCTTCAGCTGCCGCAGGAGGTGGTATGTATTTAAAAGGTCGAAGAAAAGATAAAGAAGACTAAAAAATAGAGAGAATAATAGTTTATTACTATATTATTCTCTTTATTTTCTTTTTATTATGTTGGTTTATTAGTCCATTTTGAAATATCCCCATTAAATTTAGAACCCCGAAACATCCCCCACATATTCCCCACCTTACTAACATTCCACTTAGAGACGTCTCCATTAAATTGGGAATTTCTAAACATACACCACATATTCTCAACCTTACTCACATCCCAATTTGAAATATCATTATTAAATTGGGAGTTTTCAAACATACTTCTCATATTCTTCACTCCACTAACATTCCAATTTGAGATATTACCGTTAAATTTAGAACCTTCAAACATAACTTCCATCCACTTAACTTTACTAACATTCCAACTTGAGATATCGCCATTAAATTGAGAATTTCGGAACATCCCGATCATATTCTTCACTCCCCCAACATCCCAACCTGAGATATCTCCATTAAATTGAGAATAATAAAACAATCCTCTCATATCCTCAACTCCACTAACATTCCAATTTGAAATATTGCCATTGAATTGAGAACCAGTAAACAAATGATTCATATTCTTAACCCTACTAACATTCCATTTAGAAATATCTCCATTAAAGTTAGTGTAGGCAAACATTCCTTCCATATCTTCAACCTTACTAACATTCCAATTAGAAATATTACCGTTGAATTTAGAACTACGAAACATATCTTTCATCCACTTCACTCTACTAACATTCCATTTTGAGATATCCCCATTAAAGTTAGTGTAGGCAAACAGTTCGCTCATGCTTGTAATTCGGGAAACATCAACATCATTCAAATCTGCTTCATTTCCCCTTTCTTCAATTAGTTTCTCAATGAGATCTTTTAACTCCTCTTTTGTTTTTGGTCTGAACTTAGGCTTACTTAAATCTACTCCTATTCTTACCATCCTACATAGGTCTTCCGCTTCTTTTTCCGTCATAATAAAATTATTAAAGGTTTCAATAATAAGGATTTTGAGGAGAAAATAGACCCAGATTAAGATTAATTAATCCAGGTTTATTCTTTTAAAATGGGGCTGGTTTCTTAGTCCATTTTGAGATATCCCCATTGAATTTAGAACAATAAAACATATCTTCCATACTCTCAACATTACTAACATTCCATTTTGAGATATCCCCATTGAATTTAGAACAATAAAACATCCAATCCATCTTCTCAACCTTACTGACATCCCAACTAGAGATATCACCATTAAATTTAGAACAAAAAAACATTCCTTTCATATCCTCCACATTACTAACATTCCAATTTGAAATGTCTCCATTAAATTTAGAATAAGCAAACATCTTGTGCATCCACTCAACCCCACTAACATCCCATTTTGAGATATCCCCATTAAATAGAGAACTTTCAAACATCCAACTCATACTTTTCACTCTACCAACATTCCATTTTGAGATATTCCCATTGAATTGAGACCCAGAAAACATCACTGCCATATCCTCAACTCCACTAACATCCCAATTAGATATGTCTCCATTGAATTGAGACTTATAGAACATTCCATTCATCCACTTCACTTTACTAACATTCCATTTTGAGATATCCCCATTAAATTCAGATTTATAAAATAGTTCGCTCATACTCGTAATTTGAGAAACGTCTATATCATTCAAATCTGCTTTATTTCCTCTTTCTTTAATCAGTTCTTTGACTAGATTTTTTAATTCCTTTTTTGTTTTTGGTTGGTATTTAGGCTTGCTTAGATCTACTCCTATCCTTATCATTCTACACAAATCTTCGGCTTCTTTTTTTGTCATAATAAAATTATTAAAGGTTTCATGAATAAGATTTTGAGGAGAAAATAAAAACCCAGATAAATTTTATCCAGGTCTTTTTTTTTATTTTGGTTTCTTAGCCCATTTTGAGATATCGCCTTTAAATTCAGAATTACAGAACATCTCCCACATACTATTCACATTACTAACATTCCAATTTGAGATATCGCCATTAAATTCAGAAGAAGTAAACATCCAACTCATATTCTCAACATTACTAACATTCCAATTAGAAATATCTCCACTAAATATGGAATGAGCAAACATCCAACTCATATTCTCAACATTACTAACATTCCAATTAGAAATATCTCCACTAAATTGAGAACTGTCAAACATCCCCAACATACTCCTCACCTCACTAACGTTCCATTTAGAAATATCCCCGTTGAATTTAGAAGCTTTAAACATCCACTTCATATCTTTTACACTACTAACATCCCATTTTGAAATATCACCATTGAATTGGGAATTATCAAACATCATACCCATATTCTTCACACTACTAACATTCCAATTTGAGATATCTCCATTAAATTCAGAGTCATTAAACATCCCCCACATATCCTCAACTCCACTAACGTCCCAATTAGAAATATCCCCATTGAATTGGGAATTATCGAACATTCCTGTCATATTCTTCACATTACTAACATTCCATTTAGATATATTTCCATTAAATTTAGAATCAAAAAACAAATAACTCATATCTTCAATTTGGGAAACATCAATATCATTCAAATTTGCTTCATTTCCCCTTTTTTTAACTAGTTCTTTGATTAGATCTTCTAACTTTTCTTTTGTTCTTGGTTGATATTTTTTGCTTAAATCTACTCCTACCCTTATCATTCTACACAAATCTTCGACTTCTTTTTCTGTCATAATAAAATTATTAAAGGTTTCATGAATAAGATTTTGAGGAGAAAATAAAAACCTAGATAAATTTATCCAGGTTTTGTTAATGATTATAGACTATTTACATCGAATTCATTGAGTATATGCTGAAATTCATGAAGGTAGCGTATATTTTTTGGTGAAGGGAACTCATTATTTTTGCTAAAGATAAAAAAGTTATTGCCTTCAATTTCTATAAAAGGGTATTCATAATCTCGTATAATATCCTCTCTTAGTGGAATTCCGTTTACCTTACTTATTATAAATTCACTGTCACCATCTTTTAGCGTAATTGAGTTAGTTTTTAATTTCTTTACCCTATATTGTCTTAGATTGTTTCCAGGAAGATAAACTAAATCATCAAGCATAAGTTGTTCTGCTGAGATTATTGCTGTATCTTCTTTAGGGGCTTCTATAACTGTTCCATTAATAATTCCAGGAACGGTTATCTTTTGTGAATGATCAATACTTTCTAAAACAATTGCAGAAAAGTCCAGCTCACTTACTCTATATTTATTTCCATTATACAATATAATATCGTTTAATTGTAGATATTTTGCACAGATTTCTTCGCTTTCCATGATTATAGTGGCATTTTAATAACGCATTCAATAGTAACTATCATACTTATTATCGTAATTGCAGCTTTCCTATATGTATAATTGTAAGCACTACTGCGTTCAAACTTAAAATCCTGCCACCATACATCTCTCAACTTATCCTCTCTTATCACCTCTTTTATTAGGTCATAAATAGTGTAGCACCTCACATTAAACATTGCTATATTCACTATTTCTTTATAGATTGACTTCTTTTTCAGCAAAGCAGTGTCTGTTGAAAAATCCTCGAGAGTAGCAAGAAATTCAAAATGATCACATAGTGGTATTTCAAGAATTGTGAAAAGTTTATTAAAATCAATTTTATTAGTGGATTCAATAAAATTATTTTCAATAATTTTTGGCAATTGTGCAATTTTTTCAGCTTTTAAACGTCCACAATTTAATCTCATTGCAGTACTGCCAGATAAGTTTAACGCCTTACTTGTATTCCAATTAGAAATATCTCCATCAAATTTAGAATTCCAAAACATTCTACTCATATCCTCAACCTTACTAACGTCCCATTTAGAGAGGTCATCGTTAAATTGAGAATCTTCAAACATACTATGCATATCCTTCACATTACTAACATTCCAATCAGAGATAGTCCCTTTAAATTGAGACTTATAAAATAATTCACTCATATCCGTAATTTGGGAAACGTCTATATCATTTAAACTTGCCCAATTTCCCCTCTCTTCAATTAGTTTTTTAATAAGATCTTTTAATTCCTCTTTCGTTTTTGGTTGATAATTGTACGTCATATAAATTTAATTTAAGATTTATATTCAATAATAAGATCTTGAGGAGAAAATAAAACCCAGACTAAAATTAATCTAGGTCTTTCTTTTTATATTGTCGGTTTCTTAGCCCATTCTGAGATATTCCCATTAAATTGAGAGCCATAAAACATATTCTCCATATTCTCAACCCCACTAACATCCCATTTTGAAATATTCCCATTAAATTGAGAATCAGTAAACATGTAACTCATATCCTTTACCTTACTAACATCCCAGTTTGAGATATCCCCATTGAACTGAGAACCCCAAAACATCCCATACATACTCTCCACCCTACTAACATCCCATTTAGAAATATCCCCATTAAATTGAGAATCAGTAAACATGTAACCCATATTCTTCACCCCACTAACATCCCATTTTGAAATATTCCCATTGAATTGAGAACCCCCAAACATATTATTCATACACTCCACCTTCCTAACATCCCAGTTTGAAATATCCCCATTAAATTGAGAATCAGAAAACATCGTCCACATATCCTCAACCTTACTAACATCCCAGTTTGAGATATCACCATTAAATTTAGAATTATAAAACATAAAACTCATCTCCCTAACATTACTAACATTCCATTTAGAAATGTCTTTGTTGAATTGAGACCCATAAAACATAGCATGCATATTCTCAACTTTACTCACGTCCCATTTTGAAATGTCTCCATTAAATTGAGATATGTGAAATAACCAACTCATATCTGTAATTTGGGAAACGTCTATATCATTCAAATCCGCCTCATTTCCTCTTATTTCAATTAAATCTTCAATGAGATCTTTTAACTTTTCTTTTGTTTTTGGTCGGTATTTCTTAGAACTTAAATCTACCCCTACTCTTATCATTCTACATAACTCTTCTGCTTCTTTTTCTGTCATAATAAAATTATTAAAGGTTTCATAAATAAGATTTTGAGGAGAAAATAAAAACCCAGATAAATTTATCCAGGTCTTTCTTTTTTATTACGGTTTCTTAGCCCATTTTGAAATATCACCATTGAATTGAGAACGAACAAACATTCCTCCCATATTCACAACTCCACTAACATCCCATTTTGATATATCACCGTTAAATTGAGAACCATAAAACATATTCTGCATATCCCACACCTTACTAACATCCCATTTTGAGATATCACCATTGAATTGAGACTCTTCAAACATCTCACTCATATTCTCCACCTTACTAACATCCCATTTTGAGATATTACTGTTAAATTGAGATCCATAAAACATTCCTCTCATATCCTTCACTCCACTAACATCCCAATTTGAGATATCGCCATTAAATTGAGAACGAGAAAACATTTCACACATATTCTCAACATTACTAACATCCCAATTTGAGATATCCCCGTTAAATTGAGATTCAGAAAACATCCAACCCATGTTCTCCACCTTACTCACATTCCATTTCGAGATATCTCCATTAAATTTAGAATGGGCAAACATCCCACTCATATCCCCAACACTACTAACATCCCAATTAGAAATATCCTCATTGAATTGAGAATACCAAAACATTTTATACATACTCTTAACTCCACTAACATCCCATTTCGAAATATCACCGTTGAATTGAGAATAAGCAAACATATAATTCATCTCTTTAACATTACTAACATCCCAGTTTGAGATATTACCATTAAATTGAGAACTATAAAACATTTCATCCATACTCTCAACACTACTACTAATGTTCCAATTAGAAATATCGCCATTAAATTGAGAACCTCGGAACATTTTACACATATTCTCAACCTTACCAACATTCCATTTAGAAATGTCTTTGTTGAATTGAGACGTATTAAACATCCCACACATACCCTCAACATTACTAACATCCCATTTAGAGATATCCCCATTAAACTTAGAATCAGCAAACATCCAGTTCATGTTCTTTACCTTACTAACATCCCAATTTAATATATCTCCGTTAAATTGAGAATCAGCAAACATCCCCATCATATCTTCGACCTTACTAACGTCCCATTTTGAAATATCTCCATCAAATTTAGATTCTTTAAACATCCAAGCCATATCCTTCACCTTACTCACATTCCATTTTGAGATATCCCCATTAAATTGAGAGCTAGAAAACATATGACTCATATCCTCAACTCCACTAACATCCCAACTAGAAATATCTCCATTAAATTGAGAATCAGCAAACATACAATCCATGCCCTTTACCCTACTAACATTCCAGCTTGAGATATCTCCATTAAATTGAGATTCCCGGAATATTCCTCCCATACACTCCACCTTACTAACGTCCCAATTAGAAATATCCCCATTAAATTTAGAATTAAAAAACATATAACTCATATCCTTAACTCCATTAACATTCCATTTTGAGATATCCCCACTAAATTGAGAACTATCAAACATACAATTCATATTCTCCGCATTACTAACATTCCATTTAGAAATATCCCCATTAAAGTCAGAATAGGCGAACATTCCTTCCATACTCTTCACCCTACTAACATTCCATTTAGAAATATTCCCGTTAAATTTAGATCTATGAAACACGTAACTCATGTCCTCAATTTGGGAAACATCAACATCATTCAAATCTGCCTCATTTCCCCTTTCTTTAATTAAATCTTCGATGAGATCTTTTAACTTTTCTTTCGTTCTTGGTTGATATTTAGGACTTAAATCTACTCCTATTCTTATCATTCTACATAGATCTTCTGCTTCTTTTTCTGTCATAATAAAATTATTAAAAGTTTTCAATAATAAGATTTCGAGGAGAAAATAAAACCCAGATAAAATTAATCCAGGTTTCTTTTTATTATGGTTTCTTAGCCCATTTTGAAATATCTCCTTTGAATTGAGAATTATCAAATATCCCAAATATGTACTTCACCCTACTAACATTCCAATTAGAAATATCCCCATTAAATTTAGAGCTTTCAAACATTCCATACATATTCTCAACATTACTAACATCCCATTTTGAGATATCACCGTTGAATTTAGACTTATAAAACATTCTTTCCATCTTCTTCACCCTACTAACATTCCAATTTGAAATATCTCCATTGAATTCGGAATTAGCAAACATCTCCTCCATATCTTCAACTCCACTAACATCCCATTTAGAGATATCTCCATTAAATTTAGTGTAGGAAAACATTCCAACCATACTCTTCACTTTTCTAACATCCCAATTAGAAATATCCTCATTGAATTTAGAACCGCAAAACATTTTGTACATATCCTCAACTCCACTAACATTCCATTTAGAGATATCTCCATTAAAGTTAGAAAAACCAAACATATAACTCATCCTCTTTACTCCACTAACGTCCCAACTAGAAATATCACCATTAAATTGAGAACTATAAAACATTTCATCCATATTCTCAACGCTACTAATGTTCCAATTAGAAATATTTCCATTGAACTGAGAATCTCGGAACATGCCCATCATACTCTTCACATTACTAACATCCCAATTCGAAATGTTTCCATTGAATTGAGAACTATCGAACATCTCGCCCATATACTTAACATTACTAACATCCCAACTAGAAATATCACCATTAAATTGAGAACTATAAAACATTCTTCCCATATCCTCAACTCCACTAACATTCCATTTTGAGATATCCCCATTAAATTGAGAAAAGGTAAACATCCCTCTCATATCCTCAACTCCACTAACATTCCATTTTGAGATATCCCCATTAAATTGAGATTTTTTAAACATATAACTCATGTCCTTCACCCTACTCACATTCCAATTTGAAATGTCTCCATTGAATTGAGAACTGGAAAACATTTCATTCATAAACTCAACCCCACTAACGTCCCAACTAGGAATATCTCTATTAAATTCAGAACCTTCAAACATCCTATTCATATCCTTCACTTTACTTACATTCCAATTAGAGATATCGCCATTAAATTTAGATCCGCAAAACATTCCAAACATATACTCAACATTACTCACATCCCAACTTGAAATATCCCTATTAAATTCAGAACTATAAAACATTCCGCCCATTTCCTTCACCTTACTAACGTTCCATTTTGAAATATCTCCCTTGAATTGAGAATCAGCAAACATATAATTCATCTTCTCAACTCCACTAACATCCCAATTAGAAATATCCCCATTAAATTGAGAATGAGCAAACACCTCACTCATGTCTTCAATTTGGGAAACGTCTATATCATTCAAGTCTGCTTCATTTCCCCTTTCTTCAATTAGTTTCTCAATGAGATCTTTTAACTTTTCTTTTGTTCTTGGTTGATATTTTTTAGGACTTAAATCTACTCCTACTCTTATCATTTTACACAAATCTTCTGCTTCTTTTTCTGTCATAATAAAATTATTAAAGGTTTCATAAATAAGAGTTTGAGGAGAAAATAAAACCCAGATTAAAATTAATTAATCTAGGTTTATCTTATTCTGTCGATTTCTTAGCCCATTTTGAAATGTCTCCATTAAATTTAGATTCCCAACACATACAGTGGCATTTTTGACATTATCATTTCTTCCGTTCATAGTTTTGGAAGCAGTAGTCGAAATCGTTTTTTTCGTCTGCAAATCCGTGTGTCTCGCTACAAAGCTGCCACTCGTCCCAGTCCACTTCAGGGAATTTCACGTCCCCATCGGCCTGTGTACGGACCCTGGTCAGATACAGTTTGTCGGCCTTGGGCATCAACTGCTCATACACACGGGCACCGCCTATAACGAACAGTTCTTCGTCGGGTTCCAACCCCAGTTTATCGAGTTCGTCCAAACTGGCAATCAGCTCACAGCCGGGCACATCGGCAGCGGTCAGGCTTCTGCTCAGCACCACATTGCGGCGGTTAGGCAACGGGCGTCCTATAGAAAGATAGGTATTCTTACCCATCAGAATGGTGTGGCCCGTTGTAATGGCCTTAAAGCGCTTCAGGTCGGCGCCAATATGCCATGGCAACCCGTTTTCCTTGCCGATGATTCCGTTATCGGCAACGGCAACTATAAGAGAAATAACCATACTTGTTCTGTTTTTTAATAATATCCTTTAATTCCTTTTTCGCTTTTGGTTGATAATTGTACTTCATATAAATTTAATTTAAAGTTTATATTCAATAATAAGATTTTGAGAAGAAAATAAAACCTGGACTAAAATTAATTAATTCAGGCTTCTTTTTATTTTTTTTATTCTGGTTTCTTAGTCCATCTAGAGATATCCCCATTAAATTGAGAATCTTCAAACATATCCTCCATATCCTCAACCTTACTTACATTCCAATTTGAAATGTCTCCATTAAATTTAGAACTCTGAAACATACAACTCATATTCTTCACCCTACTAACATCCCATTTTGAAATATCCCCGTTAAATTTAGACTCACAAAACATATCCTCCATATCTTCAACTCTACTAACATTCCAATTAGAGATATTTCCATTGAATTGAGATGTCATAAACATCTCATCCATATTCTCAACATTACTAACATCCCATTTTGAGATATCTTTGTTGAATTTAGATTCTCGAAACATCCCACCCATATTCTTTACATTACTAACATTCCACTTTGAAATATCTTTGTTAAATTTAGAACCAGCAAACATTTCCCACATGTTCTCCACCTTACTAACGTTCCACTTAGAAATATCTCCATTAAATTTAGAATAAGCAAACATCTCATTCATCTCCTCAACTTTACTAACATTCCAATTAGAGATATCTCCATTAAATTTAGACCAATTAAACATCCTCCACATATTCTCAACTCTACTAACATCCCAATTTGAAATATCTCCACTAAATTCAGAATTATCAAACATTCCTCCCATATCCTCAACATTACTAACGTTCCATTTCGAAATATCTCCGTTAAATCGAGATGCCATAAACATCTCATACATATTCTTCACATTCCTAACATCCCAGTTAGAAATATCCCCGTCAAATCGAGAACCGTAAAACATTCCTCCCATATCTTCCACCTTACTCACATTCCAATTTGAGATGTCACCATTAAATTCAGAATTATAGAACATCATCGACATATTCTCCACCCTCATAACATTCCAATTTGAAATATCTCCATTAAATTCAGAATAGTTAAACATTCCACCCATATCCTTTACCTTACTAACATCCCATTTTGAAATATCTCCATTAAATCTAGACTCTTCAAACATATTACTCATATCCTCAACATTACTAACATTCCAATTTGAGATGTTTCCATTAAACTGAAAATTAGTAAACAACCCACTCATATCTGTGATCTGAGAAACATCAACATCATTCAAATCTGCCTTATTTCCTCTTTTTTTAATTAATTTTTTGATAAGACTTTTTAATTCCTTTTTCGTTTTTGGTTGATAATTGTACTTCATATGAATTTAATTTAAAGGTTTATAACATTCAGTAATAAGATTTTGAGGAGAAAATAAAAACCTAGACTAAAATTAATTAATCCAGGCTTCTTTTTATTTTTTTTTATTTCGGTTTCTTAGCCCATTTTGAAATATCTCCATTAAATTTGGAATTTTTAAACATACAGCTCATATACTTCACACTATTAACGTTCCACTCTGAGATATTCCCATTGAATTGAGAATTTTGAAACATACTAGTCATATTTTCCACCTTGCTAACGTCCCAATTAGAGATATCGTTATTGAATTGGGAGTTTTGAAACATCCACCTCATATCCTCTACCTTATTAACATTCCAGTTTGAGATATCATTATTGAATTGAGAACCCATAAACATGTTTTGCATATTCTCAACATTACTAACATCCCATTTAGAAATGTCTCCGTTAAATATAGAATTTTCGAACATCCCACTCATCAACTTCACTTTACTAACATTCCATTTTGAAATATCTCCATTGAATTTAGAATCACAAAACATTCCCAACATGTCCTTCACCCCACTAACATCCCATTTTGAAATATCGTTATTGAATTGAGAACGTTCAAACATACATTGCATATCCTTCACTCCACTAACATTCCAATTTGAAATATCTCCATTGAATTTAGAATCACAAAACATATCACGCGTATACCTCACATCACTAACATCCCATTTCGAAATATCCCCATTAAATTCAGAACCATCAAACATCCAGCCCATATCCTTAACTTCACTAACATCCCAATTAGAGATATCGCTATTGAATTGGGAATGAGAAAACATACCCATCATATTCTCAACACTACCAACATCCCATTTTGAGATATCATTATTGAATTGAGTGTAAGAAAACATATCACGCATATTCCTTACTCTACTAACATCCCAGTTAGAAATAACTCCATTAAATTGAGATTTTTCGAACATTCCTTCCATATTATTAACCTTACTAACATTCCAATTCGAAATATCCCCATTAAATTGAGATTCCTGAAACATATAACTCATATCCTTCACCTTACCAACATTCCATTTTGAGATGTCGCTGTTGAATTTAGAACCCATAAACATCCCATACATATCTTTCACCTTACTAACATTCCATTTTGAGATGTCACTGTTGAATTGAGAATTAGCGAACATCCAGCTCATACTCTCAACCCCACTAACATTCCAATTTGAAATATCTCCATTAAATTCAGAACCATTAAACATAAAACTCATACTTTCAACCTTACTCACATCCCAATTAGATATATCTCCGTTAAATTGAGAGTTAGCAAACATAAAACCCATATTCACAACCCTGCTAACGTTCCATTTTGAGATATCATTATTGAATTGAGAATTAGTGAACATTCTACTCATATCCACAACCCTGCTAACATCCCAATTAGATATATTTCCATTAAATTTGGATTTAGCAAATAGACTGCTCATATCCGTGATCAGAGAGACATCAACATCATTCAAATCCGCCTCGTTTCCCCTCTCTTTAATCAACTTCTTAATAAGATTTTTTAATTCTTCTTTTGTTTTTGGTTGATAATCGTACTTTGTCATAATATATAAATTTTAATTATTTTCATGTACAAGGCATTTTGGGGAAAAGAAAACCTAGACTAAAATTAATAATCTAGGTCTTTTCTTTTAAAATAAATCTGGTTTCTTAGCCCATTTTGAAATATCTCCTTTGAATTGAGAATTCCAAAACATATCATCCATACTCTCAACCCCACTAACATCCCAATCAGAAATATCTCCATTGAATTGAGAGCTTTCAAACATGCGACTCATATTCTCAACATTACTAACATCCCATTTTGAAATATCACCGTTAAATTGAGATCCATAAAACATCCCGCTCATATCCTTCACCCCACTAACATTCCAATTAGAGATATCACTATTGAATTGAGAATAGTAAAACATCTCACTCATACACTCAACATTACTAACATCCCAATTAGATATATTTCCATTAAATTTAGAAGAAGCAAACATTCTAAACATATTCCATACTCCCCTAACATTCCATTTTGAGATATTTCCATTGAATTGAGAACCGGAAAATATCCAACTCATATCTTCTACCTTACTAACATCCCAATTAGAAATATCTCCATTGAATTGAGAGCAATCAAACATTCCCTTCATGTCCCTCACTTCACTAACATTCCACTTAGAGATATCACCATTAAATCGAGATTCATAGAACGTACTATTCATATTCTTTACATTACTAACATTCCAACCCGAAATATCTCCATTAAATTCGGAATCATAAAACATTCCTTCCATACTTTCAACCTTCCTAATATCCCACTTAGAGATATCGCCATTGAATTTAGAATGGGCAAATAACAACTCCATATTCGTAATTTGAGAAACATCAACATCATTCAAGTCTGCCTCATTTCCCCTTTCTTCAATTAAATCTTCGATGAGATCTTTTAACTTTTCTTTCGTTCTTGGTTGATATTTAGGACTTAAATCTACTCCTATTCTTATCATTCTACACAAATCTTCAGCTTCTTTTTCTGTCATAATAAAATTATTAAAGGTTTCATAAATAAGAGTTTGAGGAGAAAATAAAACCCAGATTAAAATTAATTAATCTAGGTTGATAACATACTTTATTTATTTATTTTTGTTGTATTTACATTTATTAGTATGTTTTTTTATAAACGTGTTTTTATAAATAGTATCTTTAATACGGATTGATTTATACTCTTTTTCTGAAACATCAACTGTTATTATTTTCGTGTTACTACTATCTTCTTCTATTACTATTTTATAATGAGTAATTGGTGCTATATAAAAAGTGTGGCTATGACTGTAATGATTATAAACAGTTCTACGGTGGCGGATAGTTTGTTCATATTTATCTTTCACTACACCAATTGGGGATCTCACTTCTTCTACTGGACAATTACAACAAGCAGAAGTCACTATCATTACTAAAATTAATAAAATACTATTGAGATTATTCATAAATTTATCTAAAATAGGGTTTAAATATATTTTTCTTTCATATATAAGTTAATTAGGTGGAAAAAGAAAAATAAACCTAGAATTTGATCTTCTAGGCTTAATTGTATTTAATAGACTATTAAAATTTTATTACCGACGTTTCGATAATTAATTCTATCTCCAATATTGATGGATTGATAGGATTTTTCATCAACTTCTCCTCCCCCATTGAGCGTTTGTATGTAAAAAGTTGGGCTTCCTAAAAGGTTGGGAGAGATTTCTTTATAAATTACTATGTCGTTTTCAATAACATCTGACATAATTTTAGATTCTCTGATTTTATTATAGCAGAAAATCCCACAAAAAATTGCTAAACAAATAACAACTGTTGACATGATATACTTCATAATTAATAGATAATTTTAAGTTAATAATTTAAAAACGTCATATTATTTAATGAAATAAAATATTGCTAACATTATTACAATAAATAGTAGCTGCTTTATAATAGCACTAAGAATACTATTATAGGAGTCGTTAGCAGGAGTGGTTGTTACACTCTTTACTACACATTCTTTATTATCTTTTTTACTAAGATACCATTTTGGGATACCATCAGTAGGTTTATAGTTATCAAACATTTCATCCATACACTTAACACCACTAACATCCCATTTAGAAATATCTCCATCAAATTTAAATGATAGATAAAACGTTTTACTCATATTCTCAACTCTACTAACGTCCCAATTAGATATATCTCCATTAAATTGAGAGCCAGCAAACATCCCACTCATATCCTTAACTCTACTAACGTCCCAATTTGAGATATCTCCATTAAATTTAGAATACTGAAACATCCAACCCATATCCTCAACATTACTAACATTCCATTCAGAGATATCGCTGTTAAATTGAGAACTATTAAACATTCCCCTCATATCCCATACTTTACTAACATTCCATTTTGAAATATCCCTATTAAATTGAGAAGAGGCAAACATCCAGCTCATATCCTCAACTCCACTAACGTCCCAATTAGAAATATCTCCATTGAATTGAGAACAGGAAAACATATTACTCATCTCTCCAACTCTCCTAACATCCCAATTTGAAATATTTCCATTGAATTGAGAATAGGAAAACATATAACTCATATTCTCCACCCCACTAACATCCCAATTTGAAATATTTTCATTAAATTGAGACTCATAAAACATATAACTCATATTCTCCACCTTACTAACACTCCAATTTGAAATATCCTCATTAAATTTAGAATCTTTAAACATTCCACTCATATTCCACACTCTACTAACATTCCAACTAGAAATATCTCCATTGAATTCAGAATAAGCAAACATAAAATGCATATCCTCAACTTTACTCACGTCCCATTTTGAAATATCACCATTAAAATCAGAACCATTAAACATAAAACTCATATCCTCAACTCCACTAACATCCCAATTAGATATATCTCCGTTGAATTGAGGAAAATTAGCAAACAATTCTCTCATGTCCGTAATTCGGGAAACATCAACATCATTCAAATCTGCCTCATTTCCCCTTTCTTCAATTAATTTCTTAATAAGATCTTCTAATTCCTCTTTTGTCTTTGGTTGATAATTATATTTAGGTTTGCTTAGATCTACTCCTATTCTTATCATTTTGCATAAATCTTCAGCTTCTTTTTCCGTCATAATAAAAATTAATTAAATTAATAATTATTTATACTTACCCATTGGATCATAATATTCTAATAACGCTAGCATTACTATACCTATTAAGAACAGTAATACTGTATATAGTGGCCTCCAAAAACTTTTTTCAGGATCGGGATACCTACACATTAAGAATGATAGTACTCTGCGTAGTAAACTTTCATTAGGACACCAGTCAGGAATATTAGCAGATTTATTATTAGCGAACATTTTTTTCATATTTACAACCTCCTTAACATTCCATTTTGAGATATCTCCATTAAATTCAGAACATTCAAACATTCCTTCCATATCCTCCACACTACTAACATTCCAATTTGAGATATCCCCATTAAATTGAGAACGAGAAAACATTCCATTCATCCACTTCACTTTACTAACATTCCATTTTGAGATATCGCCATTAAATTGAGAACGAGAAAACATTTCACACATATTCTCAACCCTACTAACATTCCATTTTGAAATATCTCCATTAAATTGAGAATTACGGAACATCTCCCACATACTATTCACATTACTAACATTCCAATTTGAGATATCGCCATTAAATTCAGAAGAAGCAAACATACAACTCATACTCTCAACCCCACTAACATCCCAATTTGAAATATCACCATTAAATTGAGAATACCAAAACATTCCTCTCATCTCCTCAACCCCACTAACATCCCAATTAGATATATCTCCATTGAATTGAGAATTTCTAAACATTCCCCACATATTCCTCACTTTACTCACATCCCATTTTGAAATATTTCCATTGAACAGAGACCAAGCAAACACTTCTCTCATATCCGTAATTTTGGAAACATCAACATCATTCAAATCCGCCTCAATTCCTCTTTCTTCAAGTAGTTTGTTGATTAGATCTTTTAATTCATCTCTTGTTTCTGGATAATATTTATAATTGGGTTTACTTAAATCTACTCCTACTCTTACCATTCTGCACAAATCTTCGGCTTCTTTTTCCGTCATAATAAAATTATTAAAGGTTTCAATAATAAGATTTTGAGGAGAAAATAAAACCCAGATAAATTTATCCAGGTCTTTCTTTTATTCCGGTTTCTTGGTCCATTTAGAAATATCGCCTTTAAATTGAGAACTTTCAAACATCCAGCTCATATCCCTCACCTTCCTAACATCCCAATTTGAAATGTCCCCATTAAATTGAGACTTGTAGAACATACGCCCCATATTCTTCACTCCACTAACATTCCATTTAGAAATATCGCCATTAAATTTAGAGCAAGAAAACATTCCACTCATATCCTTAACTCTACTAACGTCCCAATTTGAGATATCCCCATTAAATTGAGAACTATTAAACATCGACCACATATCCTCAACCCCACTAACATTCCAATTAGAAATATCGCCATTAAATTGAGAATCATAAAATACCAAACCCATATCCGTAATTTGGGAAACGTCTATATCATTCAAATCTGCCTCATTTCCCCTTTCCTTAATTAATTTCTTAATAAGATCTTCTAATTCCTCTTTTGTCTTTGGTTGATAATTATATTTAGGTTTGCTTAAATCTACACCTATTCTTACCATCTTACACAACTCTTCAGCTTCTTTTTCCGTCATGATAAAATTATTAAAGGTTTCATAAATAAGATTTTGAGGAGAAAATAAAAACCCAGATTAATCCGGGTTTCTTTTTATTATGGTTTCTTAGTCCATTTAGAGATATCGCCGTTAAATTTAGATTCCCAAAACATTCCACCCATATTCTCAACTCCACTAACATCCCAATTTGAAATATCCCCATTAAATTTAGAACCGTAAAACATCACTTCCATATCCTTCACTCCACTAACATCCCACTTTGAAATATCACTATTAAATTGAGACTTGTAGAACATCCCACTCATCCTCCACACTCCACTAACATCCCAATTTGAAATATCACCATTAAATTTAGAGCAAGAAAACATTCCATTCATCCACTTCACTTTACTAACATTCCATTTTGAGATATCCCCATTAAATTGAGAACTATTAAACATCGACCACATATTCTCAACTCTACTAACGTCCCAATTAGAAATATCGCCGTTAAATTTAGATTGATAAAATATCAAACTCATATCTTTAATTTGGGAAACGTCAACATCATTCAAATCTGCCTCATTTCCCCTTTCTTCAATTAGTTTTTCAACTAAATATTTTAATTCATCTTTTGTTTTTGGATGATAATTGTACTTGGGCTTACTTAAATCTACTCCTACTCTTATCATTCTACACAAATCTTCAGCTTCTTTTTCTGTCATAATAAAATCATTAAAGGTTTCATAAATAAGATTTTGAGGAGAAAATAAAAATCTAGGCTAAATGATAAATAAAAAGTGTGGCTATATAAACCACACCTTTATGTAGAAGTCTATTAAACAGTAGACCCCGTTGCATTAACCCATTTAGATCCAGTCCACCATATAGGTTTATCTATAGTTGTATCAAAATATTGAAAACCTTGTCCAGATCCAATTGGGAAATCAGGCCTATCTTGTGTAGTTCCAAATTTTAATCTTCCTACACCACTCCAGTCATTTACGTTTGGAACTCCACCTAAAGAAGTACTTGTATCTTTCCAAACAGAGAGATTTGAGTAATTTATATTTGAAATCTTCACCAATCCAGCCCAATATTTAGCCCAGTCTGAATCTAATGTAGATAAATCCCAGTCTTTAGGGTCTATATTTGGAAATTTTTCATCATAGTACTCTTTTGTAGGCTTAGGACATTCAAATTTAGTTACTTCATCTACAAAAGTCTCTAGATTTGTGTATTCATACTCCCAATAGAAAAAGCTACTGTCCACATCTAATCGTTTCCACTCATTTCCAGTGGCCTTATCTAGATCACTCCAAATATCAGAAATTAATATTTGCGCTGGACAAGATACCCTTCTTCCATTATCATATACAATAGTCATGTCTTGAACAAGCGAAGTATTTTCATGAATCCAAGCTTGTCCTTTTATAATTCTACTCATAGTAATAATAAGTTAATATTTTCTTCAGTAATGTTACGATTCTTAATTACCTCTTGATTTATACTTGAGCTTCTTTTCTCTACTTCAGCCCAATATTTAGCCCAATCTGACTCTAACGTAGATAAATCCCAGTCTTTAGGATCTATATCTGAGGGAAACAACGATTTTATAAGCCCTGGTTTAGGATGTGGACACTCTATTTTCACCTTCGTAAAAAAATTGACTCCATCTGAAATAGCCGTTTGTTCGTACTCCCAATAAAAAAACTTTTCACCGGATTTTTTCCATTGGCCTGCAGAACTTAGGAGATCGTTCCAAATATTATCAATTAAAGTTACTATTACATTTGAAGTTATAGAATTGTCATAAATCCTGATCTCATCTTGAACAAGTGAAGTATCCTTATAAATCCATGCCTGCCCCTTTATTGTTGAATAATCACTCATATATATCATTTAAATAAAAGGTATAATAAATAATATTAGAATATATTATCTATCATACCTTTTTATTATTTTCTTATTTTGAATTTTCATTAGCAGCGTTAGCAGTAACCTTCTCAGCGGCTATTAAATATGAATACGCATTGAAGAACTCGCTGTCATACAATGGATAGTGGATAAAATCAACAGGGAAATGCTTGCTTATCATTTTTATCACATCACTATCGTTTTCAGATATATATTTTTGAAAGAAATAGGCCAATCCCCCAAGAATAAGAACTCCATCTACTACATCAAGCTGTTCACTATAATTTTTCTCAAGTAAATCCAAGACTGAGTTAAGATATTCTTTAGTAAATTGCTTTACTTGTTCTGAAATATCATATTTAACGCCTCTTCTGTTAAATATTCCTCCTTGATCTAGTATTTTCTGACCTTCTTTTACTGAAATCTTTAATTCGTACTCTTTAAAGATATAATCTACAATATTATATACGATTCTAATAACCCCAGTATTTGCTATACCAGTCGCAGAGCCAGAACTAGATTTAGATGAAATAACTGCACAGCAATCCACAGTCAAGAATCCACCATCTACTATAATAAAGTTCTTAAGTTTTGGCTCATTTTTAGGATCTTTAATATCAAGACCTTTTTCATAATAAGCCAATTTACAGCTTAATCCTTGTGGAAGACACATGAAATAACTATCATCACGTATCATAAGGGAGTCGCATAGGTAGGTTAACAATTCTTCTGCTTTTTCTGAGAATGCCATTGACAAACCTATTACTACCTTATCAAATTTCTCCATTCCACCATACTTTTTCAATAGATATGAAACCCAAACAGGATAAACATTCTTAAGATCTTCAAAAGTTTCCAACTTAATTATATTAGATCTAGATGTTTTCAATGCTGCTGGTCCAATAATATAGTAGTTTGGTCCTAATCGAAACATAACATCATCATCTGCTTCCATAGGTTGATCTACTTTCGCTACTGCAGAAATATATTTATCAAACTGCAGAATTCCCGACTCATTATAATAAGCCACTTTTACATTTGAGTAACCTAAATCAATTGCTAAAAATCTCATATTCTTTTATTATCAATAATGTATTTAATATCCTCTAAAACTTTTTTATCTAATTTTTGCGCTTTCAGATCTTCATGTAGGATTGAAAGAAACTCTAATGGAACACTAGGTAGTAACTCAGTATAACCAGAAGTAATTAATCCAATTCCATAACTATTGTCCTTGTTTAATACTATTACTAATCTGGAAATATCACCACTACTAGTATTTTTATATCCAAGTAACAATTCACCAGAGAGAAGTGAACTGTGAATAGAACACCATACTTCTTCTGCCGCTTGATTTGGATTTAACCAGCCAAATAGTTTCATAATTTTTCAATACCAGAATGTCCGAATCCTCCACCACGATTATCAGTTTCATCAATTTCTGTCGCTTCTAAAACAGTAACATCTTTGATTTCACTAATAACGAATTGCGCAATACGATCACCTGGATTAATAGTAAAGGGTTCATTTGAAAGATTTATTAATATTATTTTAATTTCATCTTTATACCCACTATCTATTGTTCCAGGAGAATTTAAAACAGTGATTCCGTGCTTAGCTGCTAAACCACTTCTCGGTCTTACTTGAATTTCTGCTCCTAAAGGTATATCTGCACAAAGGCCAGTAGAAAATAAGTAACGTTGAAGGGGTTGTAACGTAATTGGTTCTTTGATTGTAGTACTAACGTCCATTCCAGCATCACCTTTATGTACATACTGAGGCAATGTTGCAGAGTCCGCTAGTTTTTTAAATTTGATTATTAATCCCATAAACCGTATTTAAATTTAGTTAGAGCTTTAAACAACCAAGATTTTCCTGATACGAATTTGAAACTTCCAATGATACGTGGACCTCCTTTAATAATGTTAGGATTCGCCAAAAAGACCTTAAATCCCAAATTCTCAGGACTGACACAAAGTCTATCCTCTATTAATTTACCGGATTTAATTAATTTCAGAAGGGAAGACATTAAAACATCATAATCTTCTGGAAGTAAGAAAGTTTTGTTCTTTAATTTAGGAAGATCAAGACAATAATAGCTTAAACTCCGAATTCGAACAGATTTACCCTCTAGTTCGAAAGCAAATGAGTTAAATTCTTCATCAAACCAAACATTTATTGGTCTTGGCTCTTCACTTTCTATTACTTGTTTACTAAATACCGATAACGCATTATAGATTTCAATTATGTCTGTTTGTAATGATGCCATCTTTTATTTCAAAAATAATTTCTTTTTCACAAATTTTTGCAGAATAAGTACCGTCAGCCCAAGTACTACAATCTATCATACAAGCGCTGTCTGAATGATAAACCACATAACTATCATCCTTTACTACAGAAAGTTCAGCACCACAATCATCTAAAATAAGAATAGATGTATTAGGTTCGCTAGCTACGACTAATATCTTGCTAAAAAGAAAGGCTGTCAATAAAAACAACAGCCTTTTAATCGAAAATATGGTTCTCATTAATCCTCACTTACAGCACAGAATATTTCAATCCCGCATTCATCTAACAAAGCATAAATCTTAGTTACGATATTTGCGTTAATCTGGCCAGACTCTTTCTTAATCATTTCTAGATTGTTAAGGAGTTCTGTAAATGGATTTTTCAAGCCACTAAATTTATCTTTATCAAATAAACCAGACTGCTCTACGACTTGTTTGAGAATTTGTGCATGGTCTTTATTTCCAGGGATAATTTTAGTAGCGGTAGGGTAATCGTTCTGTATAAAATTTTTGTCGATTACATTCCATTCACTAACTTCTCCACTAGGTACACCAACAGGATTCTCTTCGTCATCTGCTACATTAATAATCTGAAACATATATCCAGACTGAATCAAATAGTGATTAATGCAAGCCAAATCACGACGAGACAAGACTTTATTAGAATTGATAGCATCTATTAACTGATCATTTACAGCATTAAGACCGCCTTCAATCTTATCAAAATTATTTCTCAAGAATCCTTTCAAAAATTCTTCTGGAGTAGTTCCCATTGCATCTCTATCAAATCTGTTACGTGCAATACATTTACCAACTCTAGCTGTAACTTCACCAGCTGGAATTGAATACAAATTAACTTCGATCATTATTAATAATGTTTATTTTATAATTATAAGTTTTCTACTTTTAAATCTTCTCTGGGTCTAGTTACAGCAAGCAAAATTCCCCAAAGTCTTTCTTCGATTGCTCCATCTGTGAACATTGTTTTCTCACCTCTAGAAAAGTCGCCTATTTCTAGCAAAGTTTTAGCAAATTCACCAAAATCAACGTCCAATCCTGCTTGCCAATCTCTCTGTACTTTGATAAGATAATTTTGAAGTTTTACGACATCAATAAATCTTGTGTCTAAAATATCAAAATCATCAATCGAAAATGCATCTCTCAGTAGATCCCAAATATCTGATAATCTAGCTGAAAATCCATACTTTTTAGTTAGATTATTATATACTAATAGAGTTGTCTCTGTAAAGTCTTTAGATTTTTTTGTTTTGATCATATACTTCTTTTAATACTAGGAAGGCAGGTCTCCAAACTAATTCCATATTTTTCTTTTGAAGATCCGTTGTCATGTACTTCATTAAATATTTAGAAAATTCCTCTTTATTATTATTTTCCACGAATTCTAATAAAGTATCTACATCTATATTTTCCCAATTCTTAAATCTATCAATTACTAATAATTCTGATAAATTTAGTTCTTTGTGAATGTCTTTATACTTTGAAATAACTCCTCTCATTCGTGAAATTCTTTCAGAACACATAGGATTTCCACATTTCAAATTAGAGCCATAGACATCTTTATCAGTCATGGAATACCCACAACTACAAGTAGGCCACATAAAATCTCCATTGCCTGAAGTAAATGATTCTCCAACCATAGGAATTGTACTATTGGCTAGAATAATACTAACTTCCGCTCCTGGAGTAATTTTATTCTTTACCATTTTACTTACTGAACCAGCACTGGGTTTTTTAATAACTGAGCCTTTAATTTCAACTGGATCAATTATTACATTTGCAGACCAGCTATCTTTGCCCTTAGTTACTTGATTATTCCACTGTATGCTTCTTACTGTGGTTTTAATTACTTCACCGCTTCCAGCTCCAGAATATTTCAAAGCTCCTTGACAAATGCCGTTTTCATCATACAAAACCCAACCATCATTCAAGAAAGTTCCGGTATTTGTAGATGTTCTATCAATCTCACAAAATCCAGGCATCTTTTTCAATTCTTCAACTGTCCACGTTTGTGCCGGAGCAAATAAGATATGTCCGTCAATTGGAGATTGAACTACAGGAAATGTTTTTAATACTTCTCTATAGTCCGAATTTCTCAAAGCTAGTCCTTCTACTGTCTCGGCTGTATAATATCTATAAGCTCTGATTGTGAGTAGATTACTAACTTCACGCTCGCAATATTTCGAATTTATTAGGCCATTAGCTTTCTGTCTAGCTCTTTCAGGATTTCCATCACTAAATCTGTTGATATCTACTAATCCCTCAGCTTGAATTGCTACAATACCTTTTGGAAATCTAGCTGGTAAGAAATTGATTAGTTTCCATGTTTGATCTACACCAAAATCTTTTAAGTTCAAATTTCCAACAGTTACAATTCGTCTAGGAACTCCGGTATCTGGGTCAACATATATTGCTAAACTGGTGCCATCATATTTAAGGTCACAGTATAATTTTTTGCCTAAATTAGCTTCAACCTTACTTATAGCATCGATCATTGTACCACTAGAGACCTTTGTTTTAGATATCTCTTCTATATAATGGTTTTTAGTTTTTGTACCCATTAAGAAAGTTCTGAAAACATAATCCCTAACGTAAAATTTATCTTCAATAGCAGCCCGTCTTTCTAATTCATCATATTGGGAATCTAACATCCCAGTAGGAATAGAATCTACATAATAATTTTTACAAGCCGTAATTAAAGTTTCCCACTTTTTTAATAAAAGTTCCTCTGTCATATAAATTGTTTTTATTCTCATATAAAAGAGAATTAGGTCAGACTAAAGATAATTTTGAAAAAAAGAAAGACATAAAACTCTTTTTAAATAAAGTTATTACGCCTTTCTAATTTCAATTAACGGTCGTCTAACTCCAATTCGGGTTCTTGCCATTCTCCACCATTTTTACGAATATAATAACCAGCACGAACTTCTTTATCTTCTGAGCCTTTATTATAATCGAACTGTGAACGAACAACGCCTCGATAATATTTGCCGTCAAAATAGTACTCTCTGTGTTCTTCCAGATGATCCCTTAACCACCAAGAAAGTTCCTGGTTAGTCATGCGTCTAGTCTTTATTTCTTCCTTAATAAAAAGATCAAGCTCACCATTACAAGTTGGCCAATTACAATACCCACACTCTGTATACTTCATGACTTTTTCAAAACCATCTGATTTCTTAACAAGAGCGATAATTGGATAAGACTTGTCCTCTCTGTCATACGCAACAATTCTCACGTCAAATCCATTTTTAGTAACTACTTTTGCTCCAGCTTTGGCTTTATTAACATCAAATGGAATCAATTTTGTCTTTTTCTTAATTTTTCTACATCCTAAAATAGAACAAAGTAAATAATATACTATAGCAGGTATAATACAAATACCAAGAAGTTTAAGAAATTCAATCATACTAGCTCTTTAATAAAAAGGTCAAGTTTACAATCTTTACCAAAACCCATAGAAGCTTTTCCATCTTTCGAGAAAGAATAGAGAAGTTTCATGTCATTAACTGTCACCCAACCAAGAATTGGATAGTAATTATCCATGCCATCATAAGTCTCTATACTTACAGGTCTCCCTTCACGAGTAACTACATTCGCTCCAGCTTTTGCCTTTTTAATGTCGAATGGGATTAATTCTGTCTTTTTTATAATTACTTTTATTGGCGGATTCTCTCCCCATTTTATAATTATATAAAAAAGGTATATAACTAAGATGAGGATTGCTACTAATAGACTGGTAAAAAATATTACAAGTCCCATCATACTAGTCCTCCATTTCTTCAATTAGAGGCTCTATCCATTCTCCTCCATTTCTGCGAATGATAATGTCTTTGTTAACTGTTTCATTCGTTTCATTGTCATAGTAATAAAGGCTGTCAATAATTGGGTCATCGACTGACATCTTAAGTTCTCGATGTTCCTCGGGTTTGTCACGCAACCACCAAGCAAGTTCTCGGTGAGTCATTCTACGAGTTTTGACTTTTTCAATCTTCTTTAGCTCCTTCTTATCGAAGTTCCATTCATATCCAGTCTCTTTCATTTTTAGAAATAGAAGGTCACACTGAATTTTAGTAGCAGGCTTAACATTAACATCACTGACTTCTATGCTATCTGGACCTTGTACGCAGAACTCCATTTTATCTGCAGTTATATCCAGACAACAATATCCTGTTGCAAATACTATATCTCTGTCTGACACATCATTGTTGAGTTTATTGAAGATAAAAATACAATCATTATGCTGTCCGACTGCATGTAGTACATCTCCATGTTTTGCATCCTGGATAGTCCAAAGATAGCACATAGACTCTTGGTCGAAACCGATTGAATAATGTAATTCATGAGAATCTATTACCTCATACCAAGATTTACATATTTCTGTGACCTTGTAAACTCCAGCATTTTCTTGTACTATCCAATCTCCTACCTTGAACTTTGGTTTATTATCATCAGGCTCCTCATCTAGATTTATCATACAAACTTTCCCGTAATCAAAAGCATCTTGGCATTTGACTCTGACGTTGTTATAGAAGTCTTTCAATTCTTCGATGGATTGCAATTCAGAGTATCTTTCAACCATATCAGCAATAGATTCCACTGTTGCTTTATATGGGTTGTAATCCGAATCATCCTCCTCGACTTCTTTTTCGATAAAGAGATCATAACAGCTTTCTGTATTATTATACTGATTTCCAGTCTTTGTGAAAATCAAGGGAAATTCTTCCCCTTCAATTAGTACAAGACCTAAAATTGGGCAATCCTCGTTTTTTATAGGATAATCCACTATTTTCACAGGCAGTCCGTTTCGGGTAACAACCTTTGCACCATTTTTAGCCTTCTCAATATCAAAAGGCACTAATCTTGTTTTTGTCATGTTGTTTATCTATTTAAATTTAGGATTAATCTTGTTAATATCCCCGTTCACTTAGTTTTTCAATTAATTCATCAATATCACTAAGTGAAAACATCTTTGTACATTCATCAGAACAATTAGGTTTATGCATATTACCACTTGCCTGAGCATAAACCTCAAAACGCATCTCCCTCCACCATGCTTGAATAATTGAAGGGGAAGAGGGATTCTCTTCTTCGATAAAGAGGTCATAATTATTACTTAAACCACTTTCATTATAACAACCGTTTTCCGCATACTCTATGAGTAACTCAACCCCGTCTGTTCTTTCAACGAGAGCAATAATTGGATAAGACTTATTCTTTTTGTCATACGCAACAATTTTCACATTAAGTCCATTCCTGGTAATAATCTTAGCTCCTTGTTTGGCTCTTTCTATGTCAAAAGGGATTGCTATTGTTTTTGCCATACTGTTTTTAATTAAATTTCTACTAACGGTTCTAGCCATTCTCCATACTCTTCACGAATCATTACACCTGGTTTAACTTCATCGTTCTCTTCTTTAGCAATAAATGGCCAATCACTATAAACACATCCATTGTCTAGTACTTGCCTATAAACTCCATGAATTGGCGAAATCCAATTTGCTAATTCTTTATTGGTCATTCTTTGCGTTTTGATTTCTTCTTCAATATAGAGGTTATAAGTTTCAACGTCTCTTGTACCGTCTTTTCTGAAGAATAAATCCATTTCATATTCCCCAACATCTATTAGAGCACATATAGGGAAATCTCCTGATAGTGATTTTCTGTCGTAAGATACTATTCTAACGGGGTTTCCATCTTTAGTAACAACCTTTGCTCCTTGTTTTGCCTTTTCAATGTCAAAAGGCACATGTTTTGTTTTATTTGCCATGTTGTTTATTTTTAATTAAATTTCTACTAACGGTTCTTGCCATTCTCCTCCATTTCGACGGATTAATTTTCCCCAAACTTGAGTATTTGCTTGGTTGATTGTATAGTCGTAAGAACTATAAACATAGTCACCTCCTCCCTCATACTTAAATTCCCTACACTCTTCAGGATGATCACGAAGCCACCAAGAAAGTTCCTGGTTAGTCATTCTTCGAAATCCAAATTCATTAAAAGAAGATTTCTGCTTTACTTCCTTTTCAGCCATATCATCTTTATACTTAATCTTCTTCAACTCCTTTCTTTCGGAATCCCACTGATAACCTTCTTCTTTAATTTTTTGGAAGAGAAGGTCACGCTGTTCTTTGGTAGCAGGGTAAAAAGCAGTCTTATTCTGTAACGTATCTACAAAAAACATTGGAGTATCCATGAAATGATATGTACAATGACATTTAATATTAAGACCATCAATTTCTTTAAATAACACAATACATGTGTCACAAGCAAGCACAATACCATTCCTTGCATCTTGAATAGTCCAAAATCTTATACCTTCCACATTCTCATTAAAATAGCCGCCACCAACAACATCATAGCCATAAGTATGGTTGGTGACATTTTCGATAACATTGGCAATTTGATGTACTGTGCCTTGTTTATCTATCACCCAATTACCTTTCTGGAACTTTGGCTTAACCTTCTTCAACTCTTTCTTCTCTTCACTCTCAATCTTCCTCAACTCTTTCTTGACAGGATCCCATTCATATCCTGCCTCTTTCATTTTTTGGAATAAGAAGTCACGTTGTTCTTTGGTTGCAGGATATACTTCATTGTTGATTAAACCGCAATTGTTAAGATTAATAGAACTACCATCTTTATACGATATACTACTATGACAATATATCCATTCTCCAAGCATTTTGTTGAAAATAAATATAACTTCACCTTTCATAAGAACATCACCATCCTTTGCATCAGTGATGTTCCAAAGTCTTACACCTGATTCGCTATCATGTATATAGAAACCATCATCAGTATCATAACCGTAGGTGTGGCTACCAAGATTCTCTACAACACGAATAATTTGATGAACAATACCTAGTCCGTCTATTACCCAATCACCTTCCTGGAACCTGGGCTTATTATCAGCAGGCTTCTGTTCATGTTCAACAGCACACCTTCCTAATGCTGTTATGTCCTGGCAAGAATGAGAAGGTTGTGATTTCTTGCATTTAGCACAAAGAGTTTCTTGTTCGCCTTGCTTTTCGAGCCAAGCAATAGCATCCTTTGCATTTATGCCTGCATCTTCAAGACTATTATACGGGAATGACTGGAAATAACTTATAAGAGCTTTTCTAATAGTTTCATCTTGATTATTAGAGTCATTCTCAACTTCTTCCTCAATAAAAAGGTCCATATCACTATCTTCATTGGACTCAGTATACTTTCCATCCAGTGTATAAGCATAAGGACCCTCCATTTCTACTAAACAAATAATTGGAGGAAATACCTTCACATTATGAAATTTAACCTCCGCTGAATAGCCACATCTGGTAACAATCTTAGCACCAGCTTTTGCTTTCTCTATATCGAATGGAATTAACTTTGTTTTCATACTTAATTCTTTTAGTTTATATTTTTTTACTTTCTGTCAGTTCTGTAACTAAACCAATTAATATCTCGCTAAGACCAGGTTTTCAGCCTCATAATGGAGAGCTGTAGCCCCCATTCCATATTCTTTTTGACGATGATCTCCACTATTCCAATCAAGAATGTCATGAGTTCCCAGGTGTTCCCTTACAACTTCCGCTATTATTACTAAGTTTAATTTGTCATTGTCAATGTGCATATCTGTGTATCCGTCTTTTGTATACTGAACTGGAATTTCTCTCCCATTTTTATTAATTAGAGCGAGAATTGGGTAGTTTTTACATGTCGCATTGTAATCAACTATTTTTACAGGATAACCACACTCTGTTTCGACAACAGCTCCTTTCTTGGCATATTCTTCCTTGAAACAAATTTTATATGTTCTCATATTATTTATTTTATTGTTCTTTTGAAAGATCCACAACATCTACTACTTCTTTGCTTGGCTTTTTGGGTAGAGGTGTCCCACTTAGAGATATTCCCATTAAAAGAAGACCTCAGAAACAACTCACTCATGTCGGTTATCAGAGAGGTGTCGATAAAATTCAAATCGCAACTATCGCCTTTCTCTTCAATGGTTTTCTTAATAATGTCCTCCAGTTCTTTCTTTGTTTTAGGCTGAACTGTGATTTTAAGCTTGTCTTTGGTAACTACTTTTCCTTCTAAATCTTGTTTCATGTTATTTGTATTTTAATTATTAATTTTATCATATATAAAACATTTAGGCGAAACAAAAAAAGAAGAAAGGCATAATTTACCTTCTTCTTTTTTTTATTATAATTTGCGACAATAGGTTTGAAAATTCGTTATTATCGTAGAGATAAACAGAATCGCCCTTCTTTCAAATCTTTAAATCGTTTCATATCTTTTTGTTTTTAATTAATTGTTATTCTCTTTTAAAAATATACAAGCGTCATTTTTCTGAGGAATTGTTGTCTCTCAGCTATAAATAGGTCTACCGCTTCTTTATCAGAAAAAATACAATAATCTTTTGCGTATTTTGCGTATTCACTTGCGTATACAGTAACTGGATAAGGAATAATGGAATTCACAAGATACATGATTTCAGGATCCGTTGTATCTGCAAATATTTGTACAACTGTAGCAACTGTAGTTTTGAAAAATCTATCATTATTATTGTAGAAATAAACAAGATCACCCTCTTTTAAATCTCTAAATCGTTTCATATCTTTTTTGTTTTTAATTAATTGTTATTCTCTTTTAAAAATATACAAGCGTCATTTTTCATTTTGCTGAAGAATCTTTGTCTCTCAGCTATAAATAGGTCTATCGCTTCTTTGTCAGAAAAAATACAATTATTTACTGCGTAGTTATTTGCGTACACTATAATTGGATAAGGAGAATTAGTCTCTACAAGATACATGATTTCAGGATTACTCATATCTGCATGAATATTTATAATTGTAGCTTCGAAAAATCCATCCTTATTACTGTAGAAATAAACAGGATCGCCCTCTTTTAAATCTTTAAATCGTTTCATTTTTCTTGTATTTTAAACTCTTATTCGTTAGTTTTAATATTATCAATTCTTTTAGCTTCTAACTTTTTCTTTATTTTCTCTTCTTCAATCCACCATTTCGGTTTCTTTTTTAGGGTTGGAGTTGGAAATCTTATAAAGTCTACATAGTACCTGTAGCCCTTTCTATCTTTAACTTCACAGTCAGCCCAAAGAGTTGCCCCTTTCTTCAGCAACTTCTTTATAAACTTCTTAAAGAGTCTTGCTTTCATTGTACTTTTTGACAAATTCTCTTAATTTGATTCTTTTTTATTCTTTTTCCATGTCTTCACGAAAATCTTCTGCAATATATTTCGGCTGGTATAGAACTCTACGATAATATAGTGGGAATTGATAACCATTACACACAAAGTTATTTAAAATCCACTCACATCCTTCATCAATATCAAGCTTTCTCTGGTCTTTTGCTCCCTGAACATAAGCTTTCTTCACCATATTGATGATTTCTTCAGGATAATTGCCTATAGACTTTACGTAGGCTTCGCTTCTTTTTTCTATTGTCATATTGTTTACTTTTTTCTCTTTTCCCATACTTCTTTTTAATTTTTTGTCAATAATTATTGGCATCTAAAGCATCTAATAAAATCTCATCCACGTCTTCTTGCTTTTCTAGCATTCTTATCGTGTTTAAAAGATGAGAATCATTCATGTCTTTAATAGGAATAACCTCCCCATTCTTGGTTTTCCAGACAATTTCACCTTTCTCTCTTGCCCTCAACCAAGCTTCAATTTTTAAATCTTCAAGTGATGCTATTTTCTTTTTCATCTTCTGTATCTGATTCAATAAGTTTTGTCGGATCTATATATTCAGTATGTTTTTTGGTGACACTACTATACTTATTATACCTATTACGGATAAAAGAAGTGGCTTGTTCTCTGGTACCATAATAATCTAAAAAGAACCATACACCTATCTTAGACTGCTGATATATATTATATCGCTTACTAGGATATCTTCCGTCCTCTTCACTCTCAATTATCTTGTATTTATGTTTCCTAAAAAACCAGCCTTTTTTGATAATACTTTTTCTAATACCATCCTTCATGCTCCAATCACTGAGAGTTAATATTACCATTACTCCTAATGCTGTAATTAAGATAACAATGAATAATCTGCACGATGATAGCTGCGAATTTAGAATTTCAACTTCTGTCATAATTTTAATATTTTGTTTTTATTTTATCGGATTAATTATTTCAAATTCAGGTTTTTGATCAAAAGCCATCCATTCAATATTGGACAATCCGATTCCATGGTCTACAAGAAAATTTTCTATTTCCTCACTACCCCAAGACTCCCAAGAATCATCATCAATTTCCACTTTGACTGCATAGGCCTTTCCAGAGCAATAATCAAATATTCCAATCCATCGTGTATGTTTCATTTTTTTATGTTTATTTAATTATGTAAACTCGAATCACTACTGTTGTTTAACATCTGTATTGCCGGAAACCTTAGCCCATCCCCTAATCTCAGTATTACCATCAATCTTAGCATTTCCATAAACCTTGGCCCTCTTGGAGATCTTAGCACTTCCATAAACCGAGGCATTATCATAAACACTAGCATTATCGGAGACGTAAGCATTTTCATAAACCTTAGCCTCTCCATAAATCTTAGCCTCCCAATCAACCAAAGCCTGTCCAAAAACCTTCGCATTATCACAAACCTGAGCATTTCCACAAACTTTAGCTTCTCCATAAACCTTAGCATTTCCATAGATCTCAGCGCCTCCGTAAATTTCAGCATTTCCATAAACTTTAGCGTTGTCATAGATCTGAGCATTCATACAAATTTCAGCATTTCCGTAAATCCTAGCCTTTCCATAAACTTTAGCAGAATCATCAATCAAAGCCTTTCCAGAGATTCTAGCATTTCCGTAAACTTCGGCATCTCCTCCAATAGAAGCATTTCCTAAAACCCTGGCATCTTCATAAACTTTAGCATCCCCAAAAACCCAGCAATCTCCTTCTTGTGACAGATTTTCTTCTTTTTCTATTAAACCGCCTTCGTCACCTTTTTTAACATCGTCAAAATCTTTTAAAGCAATAATTCTTAACATATTGCCTTCTTTTTCTGTTTTATACTTCTTTTCCATTGTTGTTTTAGTTTTATGTTTATTTAATTGTGTAAATTCGAATCACTACAGGCTAACCCTCTGTATTTTTATATCCCTTAATCTCGGTTTTTCCACTAATACAGGCCTTTCCAGAAACCTTGACGTCTTCCTTAATCTCAGTATGCCCACAAACTTCTGCCTTCCCAAAAACCTTAGCATTGTCATATACTCTGGCATCTTCATAAACCTTAGAATCTCCATAAACCCTTGCCTTCCCATAAACCTGAGCATTTCCAAAAATATAAGCATCTCCAAAAACACGAGCATTCTCATAAACCATCGCATTATCACAAATCAAAGCCTCTCCATAAACCCGAGCATTACCAGAAATTTGAGCTTTTTCAGAAACACAAGCATTTCCATAAACCTTAGCATTTCCGGAAACACAGGCACTTTCTAAAACAAAAGCATCCTCATAAACCTGAGCATTTCCTGAAACCTGGGCATCTTCAAAAACCCAGCAATCACCCTCTTGAGAAAGGTTTTCTTCTTTTTCTATCAATCCACCTTTATCACCTTCTACAACCTGGTCAAACTCGCCAAGACGTTTCAAAGCAATAATTCTCAACATATTGCCTTCCTTTACAGTTTTATACTTCTTTTCCATTGTTATTTTATGTTTTTATATTTAATTAATTGTGTAAACCTGAATCATTACAGGTCAATTTCTTCGTTACCGGAAATGATAGCTTCGCAACCGTAAGCAAATTCAGCATACCCATAAACTTTAGCATTGTCACAGACGCTAACATTACCATAGACCGCAGCCTCCTCATAGACCTGGGCATTACCGTAAACGCTAACATTATCAGAGACAAGAGCATTCCCGTAAATCCTGGCATTTCCATAGATCTTAGCCTCCCCATTAATCAAAGCATCTCCATAAACTTTGGCATTTCCATAGACCTTAGCGTTTTCTTCAACACTAGCAGTATCATAAATTGTAGCGTTGTCATAAACTTCAGCATCTCCACAAATCTTAGCCTCTCCATAAACTTGAGCATTTCCAAAAACACGGGCATTATTATGAATCTGAACTTTCCCACAAACTCTGGCATCTCCATAAACTTGAGCATTTCCACTAATCTTAACACTCCCATAAACCTGGGCATTTTCGGAGACTCGAGCACCCTCATAAACCCAACACCTACCTTCTTGTGAGAGATTTTCTTCTTTTTCTATCAATCCTCCGACATCTCCTTTCATAACATCAGAAAAATCTTTTAAAGCAATAATTCTTAACATACTGCCTTCTTTTTCTGTTTTATACTTTTTCATTATTGTATAGATTAGTTAATATTTTATTCCAGGTTTTTCGCTCTTTCAAGCCATTTTTCATAAAAAGCTTTATTGTCTTCGTAATCAAGTTTTAAATCTCTTAGCTCTTTTGTTAAATGCTCTATTATAGCATCTTTCTCCGTAAAAATCCATTCATCCGGATTACGGGAGTCACAATAGAAATCAGAAGATAAGTGACTTTTAACCAAATAATATTTATCTTTACTTGTGTATACTAACATATCGTCAGAATAAGGATAGTCGTCGTCATCTATTAGTCTAACTCTAGTGACAGTTTTCTTTTCAAACCCGACATATATATCATCTCCAACTTGAAGGTCTTCAAATTTCTTCATATTTCTTTAACTACTATTTTCTTTGGATTAAACCTTTTGATTGCATTCATTGCCTCGTCAAGAGAATCATAATATGTAGGAATACAATATGATGATACATAATTTCCAATAGAATCAAGGCTAATCCACCAAAAGAACAAAAATCTCTTCTGAATGCAATAATGAATATAATTATCGTATTCTAGTTTTAAAATTCTGTATTTTTTCATTGTTTTTTATATTTAATCTTCTTTTTCTTCTTTTGTTATATAATTCTCGAATTTTTCGGCTATTTTTATTATTACACTCTCTTCTGTGTGATAAGCGTCTTGGTGTTGCTTCAGATGATTCATATAGTCAACAGCGAGCTCCAAACACTTGATTTTTACTTCTTCTCTATTCATTTTTATGATTTAATTTATTTCCATATTCATCTTCTTCATCCTTGATGAAATATGTATAAGTATAAGTCGTATCATCGTCACGTTCAAGAACTAAATTTTTTAGCTCTTCGTCCAATAAATTGATTTTTGAAATGTATTCACGAGACTTGTAGTATCCATGCTCAAAAACCCTCACCATTATTTGTTTACCTTGCTGCTCTGCTTGGTAAAGTTCCATCAGCCTTCCTAAAGTCATAATCATATTAATTCTTCTTTATTTCTTTTTTTTGACATCGAAGAAATCTTTAAGAGCGATAATTCTTAACATCTTGCCTTCTTTTTCTGTTTTATAATTCTTTTCCGTTGTTTTGTTTTTATTTTTTAAACCATCCTGAAATCTTCTCGTCAGAGATCTTTCTCTTTTTATTTTTAGTTTTGGACTTACAATATTCTATGGTAGAGTCTATAATAATGTCAACTACACCAATCCAAGATGAGACCATATAGACTATTATCGTAAAAGTTGATATTAAAGCGAATTTTGCTGTCTGACCAAAATCAACCTCACTATTATCGATCTTAGCTTTAAATTTGCACACTGAAAGTAGAGTACTAAATCCACAGCCAAATATATAAAACAAGCCTGACCAAATAATATCCATCATCTATTTTCTTTTTTAGATTTATAATATTCTATTAGAATTTCCACAATAGTATAAATTACACAAATCCAAGATGAAATTATAAGCCATAGACATATAATAACATATTTCGATGGGTCAAAATATTTAAAATCATTCATCTCATCCTTATGTAAAGACTTTATTTTAGGGATTGAAAATAGAATATTAATCAAACAACCAAGCGCATAAATTAAAGTAGGCCAAAACCAATCATTTCCGTATTTGTCTATCATGATCGTTTTTTATTTTTACGATAGAGTTTATAAAGTTTATACGCCAACCTAAATGATTTATCATCACTAAGTCGGTGAAGAGTATTTATTGTTCCAAAAAAATTATTATGTATTAATGTATGGATAAGCCTATAATACATTCTAACATCGTAACTTCTGCCAAAGGGTCCTTTTTGCTCAGCACTCGCTAGTTTAATCATCTGTCTCTTTTTCATTCTATCCTCCTTTCTCTATCAATAAGATCATACACCTTTTTCGTTTTTACTTAATTATCATACATAAGGGATCATGGCGAAACAAAAAATCTTAGAAATTAAAGTTATTTCTAAGATTTTAATAATTTTAAGAATGAATTTTAACCCATTCCTTTAAAACATTTTGGAAAACATCAAGTTCTTCTGGCGTAAATTCTGATAAACTTTCTTCAGAGTCACATAAGTCCAAGCCGTCTTCTCTTGAATAGATCATAAAAGAGGACTTAGAACTATCAGTAAGTACGTACCCTTCGTCCTCTAAATCAAATTGGAGAATAGCTCTTTCCCAATCTTTCGATACTATTCCCTCAACTGGAAACTCTGTAGAATTAATAACTACAGCAGGTATTACTACATACTCTAGACTTAATTCAATTCCTGCTTTTCTAGCATCTTCAACTCTTTTCTCGCCTTCATGCCATCTTGATTTTCCTACAAGTTTTGTCTGCATTTCATCAACTAAGAAGAAAGAGACATCATTAGTTTTGCATAATTCTGCAAATACGAACCGTTTTTTCATTTTATTTGTGTTTTTAATTGTTAGAATTCGGTTATCATATATAAGAAATTAAGGCAAAATCAGAAAAATAGCAAAAAAGAAAGGCAAAAACTTTCTAAAAGTTATATACCTTTCTAAATTGAGATATCTCCATTGAATTGATTGATTAATGCCTTATGGCAAAATCTTCTTTCCAAGATTGATCAGAATCGATAACCTCTTGGAATGGGTTTACTACCATTGCTGTTTGTTCAACTTTGGTGTCATCATTGTTGATCAACTCTATCGTAATTTTGAGTTCATCTTTGACAATTACTTCTCCTTTTAAATCTTGTTTCATGTTATTTGTGTTTTAATTATTAATTCTATCATATATAAAGCATTTAGACGAAGCAAAAAATAGAGAGGATTTAAATTCCCCTCTATTTTATTTATACTCTTTTAGGTTTAATTAAATTAACCCTTCAGAATTAAGCACCTCTTTATTGTACTTTTTCAGTTCCTCAATTCTAAAAAACCTATCGACATTCTTAAAATTCGTTAAAAAGAATTGTTTCCAGTCATCATCTTGAGGTATTGAAAATATCAAATCTTCAAAATCCACTTTACTATCTGCTAGAATTTGATGTAATTCTGGAGTTGCCAAATATTTATTAGCCTCGCCCTTACGCAATTCTGCAAGTGTGATGTGTGGAGTATACCCATCGAAATCAGAACTAACTCTATACTTTGTTCGTAAACCTTTATTTAAAAGATTTAATATCCCAAAGAACTCATTATTCTTTTTAAGTTTCAAAATTACATAATCACTGTCATTGCTAAATTTGTCCAATTCAAAAAGATCAAATACATTTCTAAATTGCTCATCTTTACAATAACTAATAAATTCTGAGAACTTTTCTTCGCCAAGAATAGTTGAGATATCTTCCATCATTGATTCTCTAGGCAGAAGTTTATCACCTGCGTACAATACAGTTATATGGGAGTCAAGTTGAACACCCTCTCCCTCCAAATCATTTATACTAAACACACTGCCTAAGTCTACTGGAGTATATAATCCAACACCCCATAGAAGGCAGCTGCTATTATTTTCCATCATATCTTAGGAGTTGTTTTAAGTCTAAATTTAGTTTTAAGTCCAGCGAGTTGAGCTTTGAAATCAGAACCACCTTGATTATATCCTTTATCATCTTTAATAGTTAAACCTAAGCCTAACAAATTATTAAGGAATTTTTGGTTATCTTCTTTAGCAGTTTCACCACGAGCAGCTTGAATATATTGTTTAGCATTTCGTGACAATAATGCCCAAAGCTCCATTTCGCCTATCTTCTGTCCAGTTTCACGATACAAACCTCTTCCTAAGGTTGGTTGATCTTTTCTAAAACTGATTCCATTACCATATAAACTAGTAGTAACTTTATTAGAGTAACTTGGAATATGATAAAGTTCTTCAAGGGTCATCCAACCACACTGAAGAGGCTTTTCTATTTTCCTAAACTTACCCTTCATGTTATCTACTGTCTTCTTATACTCCTCAGGACTTAAGGTTTCCTTCAGCTCTTCTAAGTCTGCTATTTCAATCTCTGGCATTAATATATCGGATTTAGAATCAACTCCTAATTCCTCCATCATCTTTTCAATTTTTTCTCCAGTATATTCTGAATAGCAACCTACACTAAAGTGATAATTCTCTTCAATAGGCTTAGTCTCATGTAGATGTATAAACTCTTCAACAGTTAAATCAGTAAACCTTCCTGGATAATATTTTTCCAACAAAGGCATGATTTTCTTCTGTCCAGTTTTAGTCTTTTTATATTCATCAACAAGATCGTAAAGTCTATGTGCGATATTACCTAAATCCTGTTCCCAAAGTACACCAGCGATTTTACGGCTAATAGTTGAGTAAGGATTCATGATAGCTTCTACACGATATTGTTTGCCAGTTGATTTTTCTACCATAATTGGCATAAGTTCATCAGGCTTAACCGCAGAAACCACACCTTTACCACCATAACGATTGGTAATTTTAGAACCAATCATTGCTATAGTTTTCTTAATAATCCTAACACGAACTGTATATACGGTCTTAAACTCGCTTGGGTTCATATTAATTGGGCGAAGTCTATCTGCTGCTACATACTCCGGAAATTGATCATATATTACCTTTCTCTTTTTATCGAAATCGCTCATATAATCATCAATCTCTTTTTGAGAGCTAAGTGCAAAAGTATAGTCTGGTTTTTTATCTTTTGTTGAAATAATTGGATTAGCATTATATTGTATCATTACATCAGATACATAACCCTCATCTATATTATTTCCTACAGTAAGATCTTCAACAGTACAAGCAGTATTTAAATCAGATTCTCCATAAAAACCACCAAGTTTATCATTAAGAGCTTTAATCACGTTATCTAGTCTGACAGCACGATATAAAGAAACAATAGCATCTTTAGACTTAACTTTAGTGCCTATAGGAGCAATCCATTTAAGACACTTTTGATCAGTTATATTTATTGAGTAATCGATTATACTGTAAGAAGTCATCCTATTTGCTAAGGATTCAGAAACTACTAGAGCATCCTCATTAACTAAACCAAAATAAGCATGGAATAAGACTAATGCATTAACCCCGGATTTATAAGCTTCGAAAGTATTACCAATCTCTCCAGTAATGATGTCACCTCTTTTAACTTTCTGACCTACTTTAACTTTAGGCTCGGTAAATACAGCCACATCATTCTGAGACTTAATTGCCGTCTTTCTTAGATATTCGCTAATTTTTCCTGACTTGCTCTTAATAGTAATTTTATCTTCAGTTATAGAAGTTACTGTACCAGATTCTTCGTCATATTTTTCATTCAAGACGTTATTAGCCAACTCCTCATTTCTACCAGTATCAACTAAAGGTCTTTGAGAATTAGCAAGAGGAATTGACTGCTTAAGCATACTAGTACCCATTGAAATACGAACAGAGTCGGTAGAATTGACGAATGGAATATTTCTAGTTACAGAAGATAATCTATAATCAGGATGTAAATCAATTAGATCTATTTCATTCGCATTTACCATTTTTCTCCTCATTCTGTACTTAACCTCTACCTGACCATCAGCATTTGGTTTTATCTTTTTATGATCGTAATCTACATAATCACTAGAACATACTTTTAAATTAAGATAATCTAAATATTTAATAGTGATCTTTTGGAAATTCTTATCATAAACATCAAATAAAACACCGCTATCAGTTATATGAGTAGATACAGTAAGTGAGTTCTGTAAATTTGTATTCTGATTTATCGGGGTATCTGCCAAATCAATCAAATCCGAATAAGTAGGATTATATGCAACAGTTTTTGGAATAGAGATTTTATCACCTAATGATCCTAAATTTATTGCATTGATGCCTGGAGGAACCTGCAAATTAGAATCACCTCCTTGCTTTCCTTTAGCCTCTTTATCGGAAGAACCTTTAAAGAATCTATTAGCCAAGTTAGTAATACAGGTTAATTCATTTGCTAGCTGTCCTTGTTTTATCATGGAATCGGATAACTGTCTTTTTGCCATAATAAACTTTCTAGGACCTGCAGCACCACCCTTAATCATGAATTTTACGAAACTAGTAGAAACCGTATCAATAGTTTTGTCGATAATCAAGTCTTTCATTCGGTCATCGCCAAATTCTATACACTTATCTATCAGTTCTGTCGTAATATATTCAGGCTGATAATCCAAATCCAGTTTTATCTGAAGTTTTTGGGATTGACTTTGAGTAAGCTTAAGTAATTCCTTTTTCTCTCCTTCTACTTTATCAATATTATCATACTTTATCTCTAATCTCTGTTCTACTAGAGTAAGCTCACTATCACCTCTTCTTTCAATACGCAAAATCTTCTTAGAGATATGGTATTTTCTATTGTAATCAAAGATGATTAAGTGGTCTCCAGCTCCAACAGTTCTAAAGCGGATATCAAAATCTGGCCCTAAAGTATTGGTAGGAATTCTAAATTTTCCTTCAATAATAAATACTCCATCGACCTCTCTAGGAACTTCAAATTCGGTTACCTTTTCTTCTTCACCATTCAAGATATAATTTATTACTACTTTAAACGTAGCAGTAAGTGCATTCTCGGTATAGTAAGAGAAAGGGTAATTTTCTTCCTCAATATTGAAGGTATATGAAGTAATTTTATTTTTACTATAAATATCAATATTGCTTAAGAATTTATCTACCAGTAATTTTGCTCCTCTTGATTTAAAGAATTCGTTGAAATTACTCATCTTTTAAATTTATAATAATGCTTTAATATTAACTTGCTTATACTCACAATCAGCAGAGCTAAAGAATTCCTCTAGCTCCGCCTTTATTTTGTCTCTTACTTCTCTTGCTTCAACTAAACTGGCCATAGGAAGTTCATCTGAAACTCGAATAAAAGCATCATAAGTAACCAAATAATTGTAAGTATCTTTAAGTTGATGTAAAACTAGCTTAGCAGAAAACTTTTCATACTTTTCAGGAATGATAGTTTTCAAGTTTTCATACAGAGTCTCTTTAGCTTGGACTGCAGCAGGTTCTTCACTATCCAATATGTTGTAAGGAACTTCATAGGATATTGAAATTTTATAATAATAATCTTCGTTTACACCTTTCATTTTTAAAAAAGTTTTCAAAACAGATCGGATTCCATCAAATTGCCGCTAGATTTCTTTTTAGCAGTAGTTGATGCTTTCTTAGACTCAGCAATTGGATTTGATTCTGAATTTCCCATTGTAACCGTTACATTGCCACTTGCTGGACCCGATATAGTTACATGTTCGTTACTATTACAATAAGGTTCAGTAATATTTGGGTCAACGTAAGGATAAGGATCAGTAGTAGGAATTGGCGTAGTAGTCCAAGAAGGACATACTTTCATAACCCCATCATTATCCTTTTTCAAAGAAATGTTTATATCAAGATTATTATCAAACTCTGGTAAGTCTAGTTCAATTTTAATAGTTCCCATAACTGTTTTAATTGTTTGTTTTAATATTTTATTTTTCATCCAACTTATTATTCAGGAGCAATCCAAGAACTGTTTCTGCCATGATATCACCCGTTAATTCAATTTCGCCTTTTATAGCTCTATTAACAACCTGGCTACCATAACCATAAGACAATACGGTAAAGAATGAGTTTCTACTAGTGATACTTCTCTGAGATCCTTTATATTCAATTGACTCAATCTCCAATTTCTTAGGGTCATACTCGATTAAAGTAAGGCCTCTAAATAACAATTCTATAAGTTCTTCCTGAGTTCCAGACAAAGAACTAACTCCAGTCTTTTGGAAATCTTTATCTGAAATAGTTAAAAACTGCTTTCTAAAAATTAGATAGATATCTGATAGATTATTACCCAAACCTGAAATCACGCGGCTCATATTAACCACTCCAGAACAGATTCTATCAAATTTCTTCACTTGAGAGCCTTCAGGATAGTAGTATATACATTTAGGATTGTATTGGTAAGACTTACTTCCAATCCTTACTTCTACTATTGAACCACCCTCCTCTACATAGTTGATAACACCATCTTCGTATGCATAGCAGTCTGAAATAATTACGGTGTCCTTTTCATAATAACGTGAACCAGCAGATCTACGTGCGCCTATAAAGTCAATTAATGTATTAACCTGTGAAATTGGAGAAACTGTTTGATAAGCTACACCAACACTTTCACCCTTTTCAAATTTATCTTTCCCTACATTAACGAAATTTATAGGTCTAGGATATTTAAGCTCACCTTTCTTTGATTTTAGGTAAAGCCAAGTACCCTCTTCTCTAAAGTCACATTTTTCAGGAGCTTTTAAATAGAAACTCTTGTCCAATATTCGTTCATGACCTCCATGTTTCAAACCTAATGCACTCTGGGTAGAACCCTCGGTAAGAGAAGTTGCAAAAGACAAGCCAATTGCAGTTCCATCAGTTAAGTCTTTAAATTTTGTTCCAATGAGGTCTGGAGTTACTGTACTCAAATCCCCAGTATTCTTTGAAATAATTGAACGAACAGGAACTAGATCATTCTCACTCTCTGCAGTAGCCTTTATATTCTTTTCTGGATATAACGTCCCGTCTGGTGCAGTTCTACCTCCAGCTTTATATCTTGGAAGTAAGATACCAGGATTATTTACATCAACACCCTCATGATAAACGAAACTATTCAAAATGAAGGTTATCTGACGAGTTAACCAACCTGACGTAGGAGTACCTGATTGTTTAATAGACTGAAGGCTTCTATTTTCTACAGAGTGGTAAATCATATCTTTTTCACTATAACCCTGAAGAAGTGAACCTCTAGTAATAATAGGAATCTCATCAACACCAGATAGAATCAACTGTGGCATATTCAAAGCTGAGATAGAAGACAGCTTAATCTTACCAGCTCGATCCAACTCAACTTTAAGATCTTCTGAGAATTTGCTTTCAATCTCCTTCTCATAAGCTGCATATTTTTCAGTAAGAATAGCAATCTTCTGTTGATCTGTGTAATCCTTAGAATCAGCAATTTTACAAATTTCTTTATAAAGATCTGTGTTAGTATCTACAAATAGGGTCTTGTAATCAAAGGTTACTACTCCAGCAAGTGTTACAGCTCGAAGTGCAAATTTCTGAAGTGCTAATCTCTTTTCAACACCCTTAGGATCACCATTCATCCATTCACTTAACTTACCGGCAGATTTAGCCCTAATAGCTTCTGTAGGACTGTCAAGAATCTTAGTCTTATCCAAATCTGTTTCTAGGATTTTGCTTATTCTCAATCTTCCGTAAGTAGTTTTCTTTTCCTTAAAATCAACTCCCCCTAATTTTCCAGTAAAGACAATTGGAGTACCTATCTTTATCTTCTTCTCAACTTCTACATCCTTCAAAAGGGTTGCATAGTCATTGTAGAAATATCTAGGCTCTTCAATATCTTTAGGATCATCTGGAGTAACTTCAGTAGCTACGTTTAAGCCATTTAAAGTTTCAAGATTAAAAGGATAAATTGGTTTATTGTTTTTCTTATAAACATTTACAAATCTTGGGCTCATCTTTTCATAAGTATCCTGAGCTGCCTCCTCTGGAACTAACTGTAGAGCACAAGTATCGCCGTCAAAATCCAATTTCTTCTATATAGGTCGTTACTCTATATACGTTCTCTTATGAACTGCTATACATTTCTGTATAGTTGAGACTATATCTTCACCTAATTTCTTACTTAGGGTTCCGCATTTCCACTAGACTTCTAGTGTACTCCCTCCGCCTCTTATAAGAGACTTCTACGGGATAGTCGTTGGGGTTAGTAAATTTCTATTAGTCAGATAGAAATTCTTCTATTAATATCCAGTTTTTATGATACCTTGACCAAGATGATTTTCTAAGCTCTATCTTTCGTCCATTATCATCTAAAACTCTTACCATTTTCTTTACTACTCCTAATATCCAACCATTAGATAAATAGGAGTCTACTTCACCTTTTAGAACCTGTTTTTCAATTAAATTTTTATGTATTTTAACTCTACCAATATTTATCTTTGATAAAACATTTAATTGCTCTACTGAAAAAGTTCTTTTGTTAATAATGTTCTTCTTAATCCCTCTATAATGAGACTTTTGTTCCTCAGTTAAACTTATTCCTTTATTCCAAGGAATCTTTTTTAAATGAGAAATAGACATTTTTAATTTTTGATCATCCGTTCTTGGAGACTGTAAATTTCCCCACCTAAAGACCACCCATCATTTAAAAATAATTGAATATCTTTTGGACTTACATAAGTCTGAATACCGTCTTTATTGATAGCTTTTAGCCCTTTATTTCCAGATTCAGTACATGCATGCCTTCCAGGATGACTTATTATTACATAATTATACTTATCTCTATAATAATCATGCCAATAATACTCTCTTTCCGTATTCTTACAATTATATTCTACTACTTTAAAATATGTATTTTCATAATCACTATTAAATTTTCTATTTATCGGAGCATTTGAACCAGTAACGTGTCTTTTATCCTCTTTCCAAAATGAAAATAGTCTAATATAAACGTCATCAGTCTCTCCTATATAAATCTTATTTAATAAATCATTATATATTATATAAACTGCATTTTTACGAGTTAATTCTTCTTCCTCAGAGCTATCCATTGCGGATCCTTCTGAGATTTCTAGTAATCTTTTAAAAGATATTGATTTCATAATTTTTACTAACCTGCTGATTGTCTCTATTCTATAAATTTTCAGGATAGGTGACTAAATCCTATATTAACCTCCTATTATAGACTTAACAAGATTTTCCAGCATTTAACGGAATTTTATAACACCAATTTTTGTTTAGCGTTAAGTGGTTGACATACGGCTATTGGGAAGTGAATAGCATAATCATCCACTAATTTCATTTTCATAGCAAACATACCATATTCGTGGAGTGTTGGCTGACGATTTACTCTGTTTTTCAAGGTGTTTCCATCTTGCATAGACTATATCTTCTTATAATTCTTATAAGTTTCGTACATAGTCGTTGAACTAAAACTAAAGTGAATTCTTTATTTCTAATTTTAAATTTGGATTCTGTTGTACACTCTTTAAAAGAAAATCATATACCTTTCTTTTTTCACGTTTATCTAAGAATTCAGTATACCTAGTATTAGTAGGATCTAGTTTAGTATATTTCTGAAATTCAATCATAGTATCAAATTCCAAATCTGCTAATTCACTAGTTGGTCCTGAAATAATCAAAATAACTTTTCCTCCTAAATAAGTATGGAATAATTCTCTTGATGTTCTTCTTTCCCAATCTTTAGAAAATCCTACTTTAATACTATCAGGGAAATCAAGTAGGTATAAAAAACCATCATTCCCCTGAAATTTGTTATGTAATAAAGTTTTATTAGCAAGTCTCATATGATACTCACTACCATATCCATGAGAAGATTTATCTAAGAGATTTCTTTCACGAATCTCTTTCATTCTTTCTCTTTTTTCATCAGACTGATTCCAAATTCCAATCTTTGACGTTCCTAGATATCTACCAGAAGCGTGAAGTTGTTTCATGTGTTCAGATCTGTTGAATGGAGAAGAAGTACCACTGAGATTGCAATTAAAGTATTGATTACTATTGCTTGTTATCATATTAGAAGTGGTTTTAATTAATCTTCACTTTTAGTCTTAGCTGCTGATTGAGTGTATTCGACTCTTTCCAGCAATTCCCGAAATTCATTATTAACCAGCATCAAGCCAGCTCTAACGTAGGATTTTCACCTAACGTACCATGAGGCCTCTATCGTCATAAAGCCCTAGCACGATTTGTTTCTCTGCATACTCCTTAAACAATTTTTGGAGTTCTTCATTATCACTTTCTTCCTTAACTGAAGTTTCAGCCTGTTTTGGAGTGAAATTCAATTCATCAACTAAGTATTTCATGAATCCCTCTCGACACATCTCATAAGCAATATGTCTAGGTACTCCAAGTTCATCTATCGGCAGTGTTGTAGATGGAACAATTGGACATCTTGCAGAGTTCTTTGTTCGTACCGCATAAACCTCTCTGGCGAAATTCTCCTTAGAAGAATTAAGAAGGTTAGTTGCAATTTTCTTTCCTGAATTCAAGAAAGCTCGTAAAATTGCAATATATCTAGCCTTAACGCCAACATCATCTATAGAATCTAGTACTGTATTAAAATTCTTTTTACCAACTTCACAATCTCCACAGCAAAGACGAACAACCAAACTATACCATTGGCTTAGTCCAGGAACATTCATCTTAGCCTTTCCGTTAACTCTTGATACCCGTGGAGGTCTCATGATAGATGGTAAAACTAGATAATATTTATTTATTAACTGTCTATATTCTGGTAATCTAGAAGGAAAATGCTCGTTTATAATACTATACAATCCTTCATAAGAACACTTATCTAGATCAGTAATAAATTCTGTGATAGTAAGGATTTTCTTCTTTCCGTCATATTCAAACTGACAAGAATCAAATACCTTAATACCCAACTTTCTACCAGCCCTATCACTCGAATATCCGCCTGCCTTTAAATTTCCAGAGAACTTTAGATCTATTACGCTGTCTTTAAAAATATCATCAAATAAATTTTTAAAAACGTCAAATCTAAGCTCATTTAAATAATAAAAGGGCAATTCTATTCTTCCAAACCTTCTGAGAGCTTCCTCCTTTGAAAAAACTCGGGTTCCGCAGTTTGGACATGGATAAGGGGTAGGAGTTCGAATTTTACCACAAACGCATCTATCGGCAATAGGAGATCCAAATGTTACAGGATCATAAATACCTCCTTGCGTACAATGGATGCTGCTAGTTTTCATCAACTCGACATCATGCCAGTCATAAATAATATGATCTTCACCATTTGATCTGGTGTAGTCAAGAATAGCATCATCTGTTAGTAATTCTAGAGAAACTGCCATAATAATTTTTATTGTTTATTAAATTTTCTTCCAGATAATATTTCGTGCCATTTCAGAATCAATCGGATTACTTTTAGACCATTCTGTAAATAATCTCTTAACTTCATCCACAGCCTCTTGCCTTGTTTTATCTTTCAATGTTTCGAAAGTGCCGTCCTCTTGATAGACTGCAATCAGCTTAGACATAACCTCTTGAGTAATGTTTCTTGAAATATTTGAAAACTTATTCTTATATTCCTTGTAAATCATGACATCCTCTGAAGTCAAGTCCAAATCACGATAAGAAGCTAAGGTTCTAATTTCAGAAGGTTCTCTTTCAAACCAAGAAATTCCCATCTTTCGAACTCTTTCAGCTACCGCAGGTCGACCTTTCTCTTCATATCTTCTAGCTAAAAGTTCAACCATATCAAGTTTCGATTTAGTTAGAGATTTAAAGGCATTGTCAACTTCCTTCTTATATAGTTCAGGCAAAGTTGGACAATTTATTATTAGATCATACATACCAGCACTGAATAAGAAAATAATAAAAGCAGGAATATGTCTTCTTTTTCGTTTCTTATTGCTTAAATTATCTCTGCTCAAATCACGTTTAGCTAAATAATCAATAAATCTAGCCACTTGATTTCTAGCATCTTCACTTAAATCTGATGCCGTTGCTCCTTCACCAGTTTTTGTATAATCCTCATCGACATCCTCACTAGTCATTAATCCCGATGGGTCATAATTAGTAGATAAGATTCGGCTTTTACCTTGTCTATTAAGAAGAGTTCGAACTTCTTTCTGTATATAGGCTTTTTCAGTATTTGATGGGTCTGCAGTAAGTACCTGAGTAACTATATCGAAAATAGTCTGATCCCAATCCACTGATTTAGATGCGAGTGATCTAATATTATCATAAATAATCATCAAACCCACACTATACGGAGAGATTTTACCATCTTCTGAATATGCATTTTTATCTGTTTTACCTACTACTCCACCTAGATCATCTACCTGGGTCTCGCCTTCTCCACTTCCACCTTCACCTTCGTCTTCTGTGGGGACAATGAGCAAACTTCCTTCACCACCATCGTCGTCATCCATGTAGAAATCATCGTCATCAATCATCATAATAAATAATACTTTTATTAGATTTTATAATTAAATTTATTCGGTAATAGATAATGTATATATCTATCTTGAATAAGGATTTTGAAGAATTAAATCAGAGTTTTAGGAGAAAAGAAAACGCAAACCCCTTCTTAGGAATTTGCGCCTTTAAAATTCAACTATCTTCTCCTTCTCCAGTCACTCTTACTACTGCTATTATTGGTAGACTTAGTAGTAATAGTGGGAGAGTAATAATTATTATCAACAGCATTATAAATGGTAATGCTACTGCTAATAACACTTTTAGTAATTTCAATAAATATTCTTCAATCATAATAAACACTTTATATTATTTATCATTTTTGCTAATTACCTCTCTAACCAAAAGATGTTTTTCTCTGGCTATATTTATCATCATTTCTATTCCTTTAGCTTTACTTTCTTCATTCTTACATAGAAAAGCTATACAGGCATTACTTATTTCAGCCATTTTTGAATTTCTGAGATAACCAGCACGTTTTCCATACTTGTCCCATTGAATTGGAATAACTTTAAAACTATATCCTTTCTCTTTTGCATATTTTTCTCCTAAAGATTCTGCTCCTTTAGCTCCGCCTGATATAATTTCTATTTTATTCCCTTTCTCTAGTCTAGATGAAATATAATAATCACATTTCTTTTTCAATAAATCATAATTGCAAAAATCTTTACTTCCACAAACTATAATTCTAAATATTTCTTCATCCTTATTCTCTTTCATTTTTCTTCAATCCAAGTTTTAATATCAGCAATGGATCCTACTTGTCTAATTCTAATCCCAGAATACTGACTAGACATCTCTTTTATCCTTTTGCAAAAATTTTCTAAAGCTTGTATTTTTTCTTGGTCTTTAACAGCATCATCTACGGCAATATAAACCAGTCCAGTAGAAGATGCTAGGTTTTCCATAACGTCTAGATAAATTTCACCAAAGGTATTGTAGGTTATCTCATCGCTTTTAATATAATAAATTTTAGTATCAGCCTGAGATTTTGAAGGAACTGTATATTTAGTATTCTTCAATTTCCTCTTTCCTAACTCATTTAAACCTAATGACTCTTTAACTCTACTATCATTGGTCCAAATTAAAGTTGGAGTTGGAATATAGTTAAATTTAAGTTCATCAGGATTACTAAACTCTCGTAATGATATACAGATTTTTTCTTCTTCAATTCCTGGCATATAAGACTTCTTCGCAAATATCTGAACTACCCTCGAATCATTAACCTCAAGTGCTCTAAAAATACCATCCTGCACTAATTTGAGAGTATTATCCAAATCTCTAGACAAATATCCGCTTTTAAAGATAACATTAATACTATAAGAATATAACGCATCTTTTTTAATCCAAGGAAAATTATCTTGAATATTTAGGGATTTTATTTGTTCTCCTATCCAAGCTTCTACAGATTTCGCCTCCTTAGATTTATAGATTGTTGGAAAAACTCTGCCATTCTTATTCACTATCATTGCACTATACAACGAGTTCACTGATAGAATCTTCTTTGCACTAAGCACTATATTTAATTCATTCATAAATCTTAATGAGAAAACGGATTATTTTTTACGTTTGGTTGTTGTCTAGTAATATTATTAGCACTACCTAAGGGTGAAGGAGATGTAATTGCATTATTAATAGCGTTATATATGCTCTGTGATCTAGATAGGAACTGTTCATTAAGCATTGTAATCTCCTGTTCTGTATAATTTATTTTTTCTTGTTTTGTTTTAAGCTCGTCATACAAAGCTTTACAAATAGGAAAAAATCTACCATTACCGAGACGAATACTATAAGACTTAACATCAAGCTCTCCTCGTCGGTTCTTAGATATATTAAAACAATGAACATGATTAGGACAGCTTATAACTTTTCCAATACCAATAATCATATCTGCTGAATGCTGCTTACGACTTGATTCACCTACATCTCGCATATTAATAACCTCTTTGTCCCAAGAATCCGTTTTAGTCTGAGATCCTATAAACACTAGCTTATTTAATTGAGTAAGTTCAGTTAATTCTTCATAAACTGAACCAAAAGAGGAATACATATTATCGCCATCAACTCCCTTCATATTTGAATCATAGTCAACAATTACTACTTCAAGATCCGGATTAGCTTTTACATGTTCTACAATTTTATCAGCAGAAACTTTTCCAGCTGGATTGATAGAAAGCTTTAGATTCCCTCTAAGTACAGCTTTTAGTGAATTATAAACATCCCCAATATGTCTCATAGTATCTCCAAAGGTCTGGCCTGTATACATTGCTCCAAGACGTATAACAAAATCTTTAAGTTTATTATCGCCCATTCCTACATACAAAACCTTTTTACCAGCAGCAGCCATATGAAGAGCCTCTGACATCATGAAAAGAGATTTACCTGTTCCTGGAGCAGCACATACTATAACGATCTGCCCTTTTTCATAACCAGGATAAGGAGCAAAAGTATCATTAATCCAAGAATAGTGAGAAGGAATAAAGCCGTTATTAGCCTCAGCCACTAAAGAATTAATATCAATCTTATCAAAATCCGTAGTACTAAAAATGTCTGGAGTTGATAATTGAAGATCTAATTTCTTTATTTGCTTTATATATTCTATTGGAGAACCTTCACAAGCTTTTCCTATTCTATCTAATATTACTTTAGCACAGACTTTTTCTAAGAAATCTTTTGCGGGAAGCATTTGTTCCTTAGAATACCCCTTCCATTTCATAATCTCGGCCATAATATTAGAACTCTCAGCTTCAGATTTACCACACTTCATCATAATAGACTGAAATAATGGAAATGCTATAGCTTCAAACTCATAATCTCTGATAGCTGCTAACATATTCTCGACTAATGGATTACCAGCAGTAGAAGGATTTGTATCAAAATAATATTTAATGTTTAAAATATTATTCTTTGCTTCCGTAAACAAATACTGATTAAAAAGTGAATAAAGTAACTCAAAATTATTCATTGTCGTGTTTTGTTAATTTATTTATCATTCTCTCTTTTCTTTCATATATAATGTTTTTTGTGCTTTAATACGGCATTTTACACATGTAGTCAGGTCTAGTTTACTTATATATGTAGTTAAATTAACTTTAAAATATAATAACAAAATGGCTTCAAAAGAACTAATTGATTTAATATCGAAACTAATTTACTCACCAATAGAGCAGGAATTTGAATCGACTAAATCATTTCTCGGAGATAGTATAGATATAACGACACAAAACGCAACATTTCTAGATAATTGCTTTTTTACGATAACTATTACAGAAAAATCATTAAAGCATTTAGGCTTCGAGGTAAAAATCATGCCTACGTCAGTTGGAGGCCATGTAACAATCTCAATGAAGAGTAATATTCCTGAAATTATGGAAGATTTTTCTATATTAGAAGTTGATGCTGACAAATTAGCTAAAAATAGCGAGAAACTAAAGCTTAAAGTAAGAAATAAGATTAACGAATTCCTTATATCCGCTATTAATTATTATAATAAAGGAAAAGAAGAAAGAGTTAAAGCGTTAAGTATTGTAGAAGAGTGTTTAGCAGCTGATAATAAAGTTAATAATTATCATGTTACTAATTTTCAAAAAGCCTATTGGAATATTGAAATAAATGGTCCATCTAAAATAAAATCCATAGAACTTGCTCCAATGGGCCCTACTGTACCGGACTGCATATTCGTACGTCAAGCTCAGTCTATGAAAAACAAATTTATAGAACCCCGAATGATAGGGACAGATTTGGAAGAAATTAAAGAATGGGTAACGGAAGTCTTGAATAGTTGGAGTTGATTAAAAAATAAATAAAGAGAATATACAAAACTCTCTTTATTTATTTTTGTTTTTTTTAATCTTCTTTATTTAGCTGTTCTTCATATATAACACTGTCTACTACTTCACAATACTTATAATATCCATGAATCATCTCATTTCTTTCAGCACATCCTTTAGTAAACACTGGAATATTTTTATCAGACTTACTTTCTAATGTAATTATATTCATGTGTTTTCCTCTAGCGACACGGCCTACAGATTGAAGAACAACACCAGCAACTTTTCCTTGTATCAAAAGAATATTTTCAAGATTAGGGAAATCTAATGCACGATAACCTGAAGAAGTAGATGGAATTATATCAACTTCATTATTCTTTATCTTTTCACAACTTTCTGAAAGATTTAATTTAGTTTTATTTCCTTCCAAGTCATAATAGATAAATCCTTCTGCACAAACCAAAAGGATCCTAAACTTTCCAATAAAATAATTATCAATCCATTCTGTCAATATAGAAGTTAGATTATTAATTGGAATAAATAATTTTGGATATTTTTTAGCAATTTGGACTATTAATCTACAAACGTAAGGGTCAGTCCAAATTCTATTCATAATGTTTAAATATATATTGCTATCTGTCTTAAAATCATCTGGTTCGAATTTAACAAGATCTAAACAAGAGGTTCGTACTGCTATATAATCCACCTTAATTGAAGAAAGTGGCATTCTATGAATTAAGCTTGGACCGAACCATTTTACTAGATCTTTATTGTTCATTACTACTTCACTTAACCCATTTACAAAAGAGATCATTTCACCACCTACTTTATCTGCGGTTCCACTAAATGCATAAAATCTCTCTGCAGAACATAACGTAGAAAATAGGTACTCACCACTAGGATTTATAGTGTATTCAACCTCGTCCACTAAAACTGCATCATAAGTTTTCATCAAAGCTTCAAATTTAGCTCTCTCATTCAGATCCTTGATATCATTTCTATTCAATAATCCAGAAGTGATAATACAATTAATGCTAAGATCTTGTGAAGGAATATCTAGATTGTAAAGTGACTTGCATCTTTTTACCAATTCCTCCATAGCTTTTTTCCCAGGGGCTACTATTAAAACTCTTTTACCAATAGAATGCAAATAATTAGCTAACACTGAGATACTTTGCGTTTTTCCATAAGAGGTATACACACTTACTAATCCCCTTTTAAATTTCAAAAGGTGCAAGATGTCTGAGTTCTGATAGTCCCTCAATTCAGGAAAAGGAATGTCTCTAGGATTTTCAGAATATATATTACACAGAATATTATCATACTCTTCTCTAGTAATATAAGTTCCTAAAACAGTAAGTATATATCCTGCCCATCCTAATCCTAAGCGAAAAGTGATTATTCCTTTTTCTTTCTTCTTACTATCATAAATTTTTTCTACTTTATTCGTAATTCCGTAGCTTTTTTTCCATGGAAGATATTTTTTCTCTTCCAATTTCTTCTTTAGGAAACATTCAACACTTAAGTCATCCGTAACTATAACAATCTTTCCTAAAGTCTCATCAACACTTATATTTATCATAATAATTAAATTTTTTTTATTTTAAAGAAAAATTGAAGTACCCGCCTTTCACAAGGAAGATACTTCGTTTATTAAATAAAAACACAAACAACGGCCTTACTAATTCAAAATTGATATTAGTAAGTTATTTCTTATTATCAATATGACTTTTGACAATTTCAATAATCTGATCATATCCTTCAGAATCTCCATCAACTTTCGTAAACTCTATATTGTTATCGTTTAGCAATTTGAGAATATCTTTATCAATATCAATGGATTCTTGTTCGGTCTGATTTCTTCCATTTGAATTAAACTTCTTCTTACGATTGATAAAGAAATTCAAATTATTATACTTTTTAAATTCCTCCAAAATAACAAGATTGAGTTTATCTTGTCCCGAATAAAAGACTCCTAAAGCAATTGGACTGTCTGTTACTATAACATCTACTTCTCCATATACTTTATAAATTCTGAAGACTTGATTACCGGTAATATAAAATTGACAATTAAATGCCTTTGAATTATTTTCCCAGACCATATCTTTTGCAAATTCTGACACATATTCTGCATCAAATCCTTCCATTTTAAGCTTCGAAAATACATAGGATGCTCCAGTACTTTTTCCTGCTCCAGGTCCTGCAAATAAATTAACAATTATCGTCTTTTTCATAAATCTTAATTTTATGTATATCTTCAAATATAAGAAGCGAAAACTAAGAAAACGGCATTTTTAAAAAATCTCTAACGAATTTTATTTACTAAATTTTTCAATCAAGTCATCTATATGAAGTTGTCCAGATTTTTCAGAAGTATAATATATAATCATATCTTCATCTTCTGATCCTACGGGTTTTTGTACTCTTAAAAAGGTTTCATTTTCAAGAGTAATCTCGAATACAATAGAATCATCTACCCTACTAACTACTACATTAACTTCTTTTATAGGTAATTGAACAAGTTTATCTGCTAATAAAGAAAACACTTTATAAAAATGATTTCTTTCTTCTGCAGTCATTTCATTATTTAAGAAAGAGTCTATAATTGTATCTTTCAACGTACTTATAACATTAAACATTTCTCAAATTTTATTATTACATATATTAGAAAACTCTAAATAAAACGATAAAATTCGTGTGTAAAAATAAAAAAACAAGTAACAGAATAATTCCATTACTTGTTAACAGATTGGGCAACACATCCTATATAAATAAATCCTTGAGAAACTACGCCCCTTTCTGTTTTTGTAGGGAAGCTGGGTAACGCTCCCAGTTCTTAACCTTGAAAGGGTTACGATCTGACTTTTGATCTACATCCCCATTTATAAGTATTTTGCAGAATTTTAGCGGCAATTTTGTAAAATTTTAAAGGAATACAGAGTCCGCTTCGAAAAAAAAATAAAGCGGAAACTTAATTCCGCTTTAAACTAACCTCCTACTTTCTGTTGCCAGCCTTTATTCTAGCGAGGTGAATTTTTTTACTAGAAAGGCCCGATCTTAGTCAATTTTTCTTTCCCGATGCAATTAACCGTTCATAACTTTTTCATACGCAAATAGTGCTGCATATGAATCGTACAATGGGTTATGCGTCTTGCCAGTTAGATCAGGAACGACTATTCCGTTCTTTTCATTGAACGAATCAACTGATACTCCAATTTCCGGTAATGCACAGATATCAATCAACGGATATGGAGCATCCCAGTCTCCAATAATGCCCTTATCGTGGGCATCAATGAATAACTTGGATTCTACAGGTATGCCCATATGGACAATAATATCAGCCCCTTCTTTATTTTCCATGTAAAACTTCATGAAATCCCTAAGAAGGTTTTCATATGATTCGTGTGACACCTTAATGCCCTCCATTTCTGGAAGGACATTGTTCTTTACCCATGAATTGGTTTCGCCCTCAATCGGACAACGACCAATCCATTCTTTAATAGAACCATCTTCTTCTCTAACTACTGCGGCAATTGAAAATGCCTGACCCCAGAGACCGTTAGTCTCTGCATCTAAAGAAAATACCTTTTTCATTTGTGTTTTTGTTTTTAATTAATAATTTAATATCATATATAAGGCGAGGGGGGATTATGGACGAAAATTTTTTAATCCTCTATTAAGAAAAAAAGAAGCCAGACAATCTTTATAGACGGCCTGACCTTTTTTTTGTTATAAAAATCCTATAATTTCTCAGTATCTTGTAAAATCTTATTGAAAATAGCCTCTATTTCATTTCTATAGTCTGCTCTAGATGCTGTTAATCTACATAATCTTTTAAGATGATAAGAATTTCGATCATTCAACTGTTTTATAGCTTTTTCTATACTTTTTCCATCAGTTACATTATCCCCATAAGCATCAGACATTAAGAATGATACTCCAGTTCTATTCTCATCGTCTCTCATATCTGGATCACTGTATGAAATAAAAGCATGCTCACACAATTCCAATATAACTCCTAATCCATGACTATCCTGAAATAAACTGTACAAATATTTAAAGTAATCGTCTTCTCTTTTCTTAGGGAATCTCTTTTCTGGAATATTCTTGAAAATGTTATAAAATATCTCATTAATCATAAACTCCCCTAAATAGATATTGTATTTAGGAAGTTTTTTCTTATTCTTACAAGCAACGTTACATAATTCTGAAAAAGATCGAACAAAATACTCTCCATACTTATTATATGCCCCAATAAATATTTCAGCATAATGAGGGAGCTTACTTACAATAACTTCTTCTGAACTATTCCAAGCAGCTCCAACATTCTTATCCATCACTGCCTCAATCGTTCTTAGAAATTTAACTTGATCTAATTCTTTGCTATTAACCTCACAATCAAGAACTTTACCTCTAATACCAGCAATTTGTTTAGCATTACACAAGGATAATAAGTTTCTAATTTCACTGAGATATGGAGATTTAGACGCAAAATCTCTGGCTTTCATAGCATTAGTTGAATTTCTAGCCTTAATTATTGTGCTAATGCTACTTTCAGTCTTTTCTGTAACATCACTTACTGAAAAATTAATATGAATATCGTTAATGTTGTGTATATTCTTTTCAAAAAACTCCTCTATAGATTTTATCCCAAGCAATGACATGTTTTCTAGTATAAAGTGAAATATACACATTGCAGTTTGACCACCATTTGCTATTGATGGTCCAGTAAATTCTATAAACCCAGGAACATTTGATTGTTGTAAATTTTTGGCAAGAATATTACAACCATTATTTCTTTCTACAAACTCTGAAGGCGCTGTAGCTAAAGTTTCTTTTATCATTTTATTAACAGGCGTTTTCCACTCTAACCAACTTCTGATATTCTCGGAAAGTATGACCGCTAGAGAACCTGTAGACTCTTTAGCTTCGCTTAATAAGTTAATTAAGTCCTTACAAGTAATCCAACCTGAATAATAATTTTTATTCGGGACTTTAACCAATCCACTAGAAGGAATCCTAAACTTTATTGAATCTAGTCTTCGTTTTGCTGCTTGAAGGTTAAATTGATCCTCTTTTGAAATTGGAACAATAGAAATACTCTCTCCAAACCTAGTACTAAGTTTAGGGTCATTTCTAAATTCTCGTTCTACAGCCAAAAGTTCGTTTTTAGCTGCGATTGATAATGGATGAGTTGTAAAATAGATAAATATAAAATTCGTACAATCTTTGTTTTCTCGTAATGCTTTTATTCCAATGCCAGTTCCTTCATAATTAGCTTCTTTATAATGAAGAAGGACATTAGTAAGATCTGACCTTATATCCTTTTCAGTAATATCTTCACCAGATTTAGCCTGAATAGCATAGAAAGTTTTATTTACAGATTCATTAAGGACTATATAAGCATCAATCCCATCATCACCCTTTTTGTCTGTAATTACTAAATATTTATTACAGTTTTCTTCTCCGAACTCACTGTAACAAAGATCTTCTAAAAACCATCTGCCTCGTTTTACACTTGAACTAAAAGATCTCAAAGTGTCTGTAAACTCTTCGATTGTTTTAAATTTCATCATATAAAATTTATTATCATTTACACTTATAAGATGCTATTATCTGGAAATCAGTGAATTCAAAAAAAAAATAAACTCCGACCTATAAATTATATATAGATCAGAGTTTATTAAAATTATTTAGTTGTTATGACAGTGACATCCACAACAGCCCTCGCCGTCTGTTTCCTCTTCTTCATCTATAATACTACAATCAATTAATAGAATCATAGACGCAGTAGATACAGCATTCTCTAGGGCAACTCGAATAACTTTAGCACTATCAAGAACTCCATCCTTGATCAAATCGCTATAAATATGGGTCTTAGCATTGTACCCATTTCCCCAGCCAGTTGATTTACCGACAGTTTCAAGTACGCTAACTCCAAAACCTTCACGAGAATTATCTGCAACAGTCTTCATGATACTTGGAAGAGATGATATCAGAATCTCAACTCCATACTTTTCATCACCTGTTAGAGATTTCCAGAACTTCTTATCCTTTACGATTTCTTTAGAAGCTTTGAAGTATACATAACCTGAACCTGGAACAACGCCTTCTTCGATAGCACTCTTAGAAGCCAAAATTGCATCTTCAATTGTAGCTCTAAGATTTACTTTCTCAGCTTCAGTAGCACCGCCAGCTCTGATTACACTAATACCACCAACCAAAGAAGCCAGTCTATTAGTGAATTTATTTTTATCATAACTAGAAATGGTAGGATCTTCCAAACGGGCTTTAATAATACTAGCCTGTTTCTTAATCTCGTCTTCGTTACCATGACCCTTGTAAATAATAGTAGAGTCCTTTGTAACAACTACCTTTTCAGCCGTTCCAAATACAGTAGTATCACCAACTTCTGATACATTTGCGAGAGTAAGATTATTTTCAGGACAGATAAATTTAGCTCCTACAACAATAGCTACGTCGTTCATAATGTTTTTTCTATTGTCTCCGTAATCAATGCCCTTTACTACACAAGCACGAACAGCTCCCATTTGTGTATTATAGGCAAGAGCTGCATTAACTACCTCATCAATCTCATCACAAATAATAAGAATGCTTTTTCCTTGTTCAGCGACTGGAGTAATTAACTTGAAAAGCTGCTTAATAGAAGAAAGTCTTTCATTAATTACTAGGATGGCTGGCTGTGAAAGTTCGCATTTAGCATCAGCCTGAGAAGTAACATAACTAGGACTCAACCAACCTCGATTAATCTTCATACCAGCAGTCACTTCAATTGTAGTATCAAGAGAAGCTCCTAAATCCGCTGTAATAGTTCCCTCAATACCAACTTGTTCCATACTACTAACAATCAAATCACCAATTACTGGATCATTGTTAGCAGAAATTGTAGCTACTCTTCGAATCTTTTCCAAATCATTTTCAATTGGAATAGCCTTCTCTGCGATATAAGACTTAACCCAAGAAGAGGCTTTCAACATTCCAGACTTGATTTCATTAACGTTAACTCCATTTTTTACTAAAGATCTTCCTCTTTCGCAAAGCTCTTTAATAAGAACTGAGGTAGTGCTAGTTCCATCTCCTGCTTGTGATTCAGTCAGTGATGCAGCCTTACGTAAAAGTGCAGCACCCATATTTAACCCCTGATTATTGAATGAGATTGACTTAGCAACAGTAGCTCCGTCCCTAGTAATCTCTGGATCCTGTGCTATAGTTGAATTACTAATAGCTACACATCTTCCAGAAGGTCCAAGAGTAGTTTTAATAGCATCTGCAGCCTTAATTACTCCATTAATGATCTCTTCTTGTGATACAGAACCTTTCTTAATAATCTTTCCTGACATAACTTTGTTAATTTAATTAATAAATAAATATATTTTAAAGAACAACAATAATCTCTGATGCAGTAATAACACGATAATTCTCGCCTTCATGCTCAAACTCTTTACCAGCATCTGGATAAATAAACACTGTATCGTTCTCTTTAACTCCCTTAACCTCTTCACCAACACTAATTACTGTAGCTTCCCAGTAGGCTAATTTAGGGTCAACAGGAACAGAAAATAGTGTTCCAACCTTTTGCATACAGGTATTATCAAACTTTTTTGTAACTTTTAACAAAATTTTTGATGCAATTGCTTTCATAATAATTTTAAATTTATTAATATATTAATATAACACATATATAAGATAAAGGTCTCTTAGTAAAAGAGAAAAAATAAAAAAAAAATAAACTGAACGATCTTCACAGACAAGTCCAGAAATGATAACCAAAAGTATATAAATTTATAATCAAAAAATGCCCATACATAAGGGGAGTAGGAAATATGGATGGAATTTTTAATGTAAAATTTTCCATTACAAGCAAAAAAAATAAACCGGACGATCTTCACAGACAGTCCGGAAAACATATAAAAAATGCAAAAACATCAATTTATTTTATTCATATATAAGGCAAGTAGAGAGAATACAGACGGAAATTTTTTAATGTAAAATTTCCCATTACAAGCGAAAAAAAAATAAAACCGGACGATCTTCACAGACAGTCCGGGAAATTTAATTTAAATAAAAATCATGAAAACCAAAATAGTGGTGGTGACGGTTTTCCATCATCCATCATATATAAGGCAAGTAGGGAGAATACAGACGGAAATTTTTTAATGCAGAATCCACTTTAATTTGAAAAAAACAGTACTATTATATAATTTTATAGTACTGTTTTAGAATTTTCATCAATTGAATCCCAGCTATTAAACCTGTGATATATCTGCAATTTTCACGTTTATTACGTCGTAGAAGTATTTAATTCATCCTTTAAAACTTCTAAGAATTTATCTTTTTCCTCTTTAGTTTTAAAACCAGACAAAATACTCCTCAACTCATCTTTATTCTGTCTATACAATTTATTCTGTTTATTGGATTGAATCTTATAAAGAGCAGCTGAACCACTTAATGCTCCAATTCCGCCTCCAATAATGCCACTCTTTTTCAAAGCCTTACTAACTCCAAAGCCTACAGGAGCTCCAATAACAGCTCCAATACCAGCAGAAGAAAGTTTTTTATTTAATGACCTTTTAAAATCCTTCTTTTTAAAATCCTCATACAATTGGTCCAACTTCTCTTCCTCGCTAGCTTCTTTTTCATTATAGAACTTTCTCTTTAATCTAAATAGAATCATTTTTCTCGTCTATAACAATCACAGTACCTATTTGCCCGAGTTCCCCAGGCTGAATTTGATCTATCTCCCTCAAAATTACTTCTATCATAGAGTTCATCATGAAGAAATACTTTAGAACTCCAAGATTCATAGTCACTTACAGTCTGACCTTTAGCACCACACTTACAACATTCTCCATCATAAGCCTCAACAAATAAGTTAGCATATTGAAACTTGATTCTCATATAAAGACAAGTTAGAAAATTAGTCCATGCAAAAACAAATCTATCTTTATTAAAAACTATATTGTTTGCATCTTCTTCAATTGTGTCAGTTTCAATACCTACTGCTCTTACTAAATCTAACGTGGCATCAGCAGCTATTTTTTCAGCTCCATAAGAAAAGATCTTATGTATTTCATCTATCTTTAGCTTAATATCAGTTTCCCCCAAAAGAACAAGCTTTTCATTTATATACTCCATTACATAAGTATAGTAAGGGATAAACTTTTCTTCTGTATCAACATAATAATCAAGTGTGGAAAGATTAAGAAATTTTTTAAGTGTAGTTTCAGCAGTTACTCTAGCGACGTAACCGGTTGATTTATTCCACTTCATATTATAGTTATTAAGTTTTACATTTATAAGAAAAAAGGAGAAAAAAGAAGAAAAGGATTAACCCTTTCCCCCTTTTTTGTTACGTTTTCCATCTTGAGGTAGAATTGTAGCGTCTTCTATTTTTAAGACCTTTACTACTCTTGGATAACTAGCCCTCTTTAAAATAAATAACAATAACTCTTTTTTCATAATAAATTACTATTTTATTCATATGTAAGGGATTTAAGCAAAATAAAAATACCTACTTTTTTACAAGTAGATATTTTTTCCTTACCCTAAAACCCATCAGGAAACTAGTAAGGACCTAGTTTTTGTTTTTTGACGAGAGAAATTCTGCTCTCGCCTGAGCTTCTTCTCTCGTATTAAATCCCGACTCTACACACCAGTCGGTATAAGATACACCGTCTTCGTAGGTATTATCGGTTGTTCTGCTGCCTTTATACCCGTCTTCCGAATATCTGGAGACAAAGTACATTTCTTCGTCCCATACGCAGTCGTAACTTTTATTTATTTGAAACATAAAGTTACCTGCTGGCTCAGGATTTTATCTAGTGCCAGTAAAATTACAATTCACTTATTGCCAACTGTCAAGAGTCAACCAAACCTATTCGGCTATAGGTACAGATATCTCCCTATCTGTTTAACGGTATCTAGCAAATGTAATTCATCCGCTTTCATATATAAGTCCGTTAATATGACTTCAAACGGAGAAAAAAAATACCTACTTTTACAAGTAGGATATTTTTCCTTGCTTTAAACCCATCAGGGGAAACTAGCAAGGACTAGTTTTTACAAATAATCCTCCCTATTAAGATAAGGCTTTCGCCCATCAACTGGAAGATTAAAATAATACAGGGTATAATTTGGCAAGGTTGCCACTGGGAATTTAAACTCAGTTTCACCTTTCTCTTTATTTAGCCAACCTGGCCCACATAGAAGGTTACTCCAAGACCCTGGGCATAACTTCACCCCATTTTTTCTTTCCACCTCTCTAATAAGAGCGGCGAATTTTCTTCGATTCTTGTGACCTTCGGGACATACCCATATAAAATTTTTATCGTCTTCAGCACAATGCATTGTGAAGCCAACACCATTATTTTTATACATATATTTTACCCACTCTACCTATGGGATTTATGATTATCAGTAGTAGATAAATTGCAGTTCACATGTTGCCAGCTGCCAAGACTCATACAAACCTACTTTAATAGGTACAGCTACCTCCCTAGCTGTTTATGGTACCTAGCAGATGTTACAATTCATCTGCTAACGCACTAGGCTTAAACCCTTTTTTTAAGTGACCTAGTCCACTGCATAACTTTTTAATCCGTCATGCTAGGATCTCAATAGAGCAATTTTGTTTATAACTTGAGTATTGCTTAAACTCAAGTCCTGCGTTTTTTATTTTACAGAGATAAATTTTTTCAAGGTTTTATCCCATACAACTGGAACTCCTCCTTCTATATCTCCTGCATTTACACAGTTGGTGTGCTCGTAACCGTAGGTGTAGCATTCCCCACAATAACTTTCACCGTTGCCGTGACAACAGCATAAGAAATCGTAAAATCTTTCTACTTCACCGTTTTGGTTAAACCAAGCATAACCATAACCATCAAACTTTTTATTCATATCATATATAAGTCCGCTAATATGACTTCAAGCGGAGAAAAAAAAACGGTTTAACCACCAACCGTAAAGGACTATTAAACGAGAAACTTACTTTTAGATGGGCTTTGCTGTCAAATCGTCTTCTTTAAAGACGTAGTGCGGTTCCCCGGCATATTGTGTAAGTTTCTCGTACTTAAAGAGTTGTATGTAAACGGGCCAATGCGGCAACCTTACAACTCTTTTTAATATACACTAAACATCTCTGCTAGTGTATTCTTATAGAGAAGGCACTAAATGCCTATTGCGATAGTGTTTTTCCTTCTCATATATAAGGCTTTAAGTAGGGAATAAAATGGAAAAAATAAACAAAAAAAGAGCAGAATTTTACCGCTCTTTTCTTAAATTTAGCCGCCCCAACTATCTCTTCTTACAAATTACATAACCGTGCGATTTCTTTCCATCTACAACCATTCTGCAATTTTCAATCTTAAAATATCGTTGGAGATCTGTAGCTTTTGGAGTTAATTTACAACCAGTCTTATCATATATATTTGCCAGCTTTTGTTTAATATCGCTTAGTAAATATCTTTCTCCTTCCTTAAACTCACTATAAATTCTTGATTCTAAGGTTACTACATTTGAATTTGACGACTTTAATCTATAATATTCAGCTTCTAGTTTCGATTTTTGATAACTTAAAGCTTTTATTTTATCCTTTCCCAATATTTCTATATAATTCTTAAACTCTATTGGAGCTCTTACAAGAAACCTGCCTAAATCAGATTGAGATATTGACAAATTACAGATAAATTTCATCCTATCCACAAATGTAGTATACTTATAAAATTCATTGATTAACTTATCTACATCATCTCCTACAGTATTATAATTCAGATAAGAGACACTATTCCAAACTGAGCACCTATCTTTATAATCTACTTGCTGAATTTCAAAACATCTAATCTCTGAAACCATAACTAAATTATTCAAAGTAGGTTTTAGATCTTTTCCAGCATGCTTATTTACTGCAACATAATCATCTTTATAATTGAAAGTTTGAGCAAGTTTTTGATAAGTTTCTGCGACAGTATGCTTATTTTCATCTGGACAAGACTCATAGGAAATTAATAAATCATTTGTTCTTTTCAATTTGCCCTTTATATAACTATCAAACTCTTCTTGAGTCTTGAATTGTTTTCCGATAGTTTTATAATATAGAGTAGCAGCATTTTTCCACGGATTTTCTATTAATCTCTGTCTTCCTAAAATTTGTGGAAGGTCTAAAGTAATATCAACACTAAGACAATCTACATTTGCATCACTAAATATAAAAGTTCTAGCATTAGTTGAATAAAAATCAGCTCCTAAATAAACTGTTCTAGTACATAAAGTAAACATCTTATGCGGTTCACCTTCCATTGGCGGATCTCCTATACCACTTTGATCCTTAGACAGTTTAAATAAAGATCTAATTTTTCTTTCATTATCTACTGTTCTAGCACAAATGACGTTAGTATTCTCTAATGTTAATCCAGTCTTTTTAATTATGTCACAAATATTTTTTACTGAATTAACATAAATAACGCATTCCTTACTTTCTACTTCAATAAAATTTCCAGAAGAATCATACCCACTACACTTCTTAAACCTTCCATTTTTATATTCTTCAACTATACTTATTGCCTCCGCTATTACATTTCTACAAGGTATGATTTTTAATTTTGGGGTCGTTATTCTATTTGGATCCTCCTCTTTCCAATCTAATTCGTAGTATGGGAGATCCTTAAACTCATCCAACATATCCAAGTACTTATCCATCATTGGAGTAGCTGAAACGAAACAGACTTTTTGAAGATCTGTTAGAAAACTTAAAAACTCCAATTCAGTGCTACTTTTAAATTTACTATCAATAAAAATACTCTGAAACTCATCAATTATTACGAAATAGTTTTTAATTGAATCGCCCAATGTTTCCTTAACTAATCTAAATGAATCATAAGTTACTAGAATTTTTATTGGAAGTCTTTTTATAGTTCGCTGAAGAATATACTGTTGAATTTGATTTTTTATGCTAAATATTTTTTCTGTAGCATTTTCCACTGATAATACCTTTTCTTCCTCTCCTTTGAATTCCACTAAAAGATCTCTATCAATTGGGACTTGTTTTTCTAAATCATTTTTAACATAAAGAACGTCAGGGTGCTGTCTTTCTTTATTTTTAAGCAAAACTTTTCTGGGTGAACATAAAATCACATTATCAGGAGAAGTTATACAAAATCTAGTAAAACCACAACCTGTTAATTGTTTGTTTATAATGCTAGGAGATTCAGGAAGTTTAAACCCATTCCACTCACTAATAAACCTAATTCCAGAAGGGACATTAATTTTTATCTTTTTCATAACAACAATAGGGAGTTTCCATCTATAAGAAATATTTGACATCAAAGGGACATTTTTTTCACTATTTTTGTGCATTTACTATAATAAGTATTAAAAAGTGTCCCTTTTTGTCCCTTAATAATATTTTCAAGTTCCACATTTTCCGAACCCAAGTGTGGTGAGGAAAATTATAAATTAAACCAACAGGGCTCTGGAAATTGTTTGAGATATAATCGAAAACAATTGACAGTGGCACGGAGTGGGAGGGCGTTGGTTTAATTTAATGGAGAAGAGGATGATAAAAAAAAATAGAGAGGAGAACTCCCAAATGTGAATGAAAAAAAAAGACTTCGGCATTATATACACCAAAGTCTTTTTAAGGTTATTCTTTGTTTTTATGTACTCTATCCCAATGCTCTTCTAAAAAATCTTTTGAGAAAATTTTATCTGGAGTTTTCGGAATAATACTAAACAAATAAAGTTCATTGAAGACATTAGTAATTAATTCAGCAGTCTTCTCGTGAATCTTTGCCGTTTGTTTTTTATTTTCCCACCAATTTAATTCTTTTTCCCAACTAAAATTTTTTCCCAAATAAGATTTAGCGGCACCAATATAGTCACAGATCATTTCGAAAGCATATTTTTTCGGCATTTCTATAGCAACACCTCCATGATCGAAATTATCTATCCACATCTCATAGTGGTGATAATTTCTTCCTCTATGATGAAACCAGGCCATGCTATATCCATTATGTTTTTTGCATTCATTTATAGGACTTGATGTTCCTGTATAATAATGAATACTTTCCCAGAACTCTGCAGGACTAAATTTACTCAAGTCATGTACAAGTCCCTGCCAATACAATCCTGCTTTAAAACAATACTTTGCGACCCAATATTTATGAATACAGATCTTTTTAAAATGTCTCCAAGCATTTAATAGTAGTTTTCTCATAAAATACCCTTATTAAATTATTTATATTCATTAATAAGGAATTGTGGGTGTTGGGCGGTAAGAACCAGGAAGAGGAGGAGGAAGGGGATGTCTATAATAAGGGTGAGGAGTATGATAAATGTGGTAATGTCTGTGAATATGGGCATGACGATAACAATAGTGAGGATGATAACAATAAGGACATGCTGATACTCCAGTTGCAAGTCCTACAATTAACGTTATCAATAAAATAAATCTTTTCATGGTATTATTAATTTAAAAGTTTATAACAATATAACACATCCAAATATTGTACCATAAATAAAAAAAAGACCTAGAATTTATTTCTAAGCCTTTTATTTGTTTATCCTAAAAGAGATTTAACTACGTCAGCAATAAGTTTTCCATTAGTAGCAGGGAATGTGGATTTTAGGATTTTTATGTAATTTCCCATTTCCTTCTTATTTCCCTTAACTACTATTTTCTGAGCTTCTGCGGTAACTTCCTCTACTGAAGCTTCTGCAGGTAAATACTTATCCAGGAACGATATTGCAACTCTCTCATCATCAGCTTCTTTACTATCTGATTTTAAGAAAGATAATGTTTCCTCGTGTTCTTTCTTGAGATTCTTTAAAATTCTTATCTCAATTTCATCATTGATAGGATTTTTTATGCCCTCCTCTGATTTGTTGTAATTTAGAATTTTGGACTTAATCTCTAATATAATTCCAAGTTCTGGCGATTTTGTTTTGTACGCTTCTTTAAAAATGTTTGAAATGTCTATCATATTAATTTAAATTTGTTGATTATTATTCATCTATAAGAAAATTACCTTTAATCAATACTATCGTCCCAATGTTTTTTAATATATTCTATGTACGTCTGCTCACTTTTATCTTGTTGGAATTTTTCTAAAAGACTCTTAATTTTCTTGCATACGTATTCTGAAGGAACTACTTTTCTATAGTTAGTATCAGCCCAAAGAGCCCCGCAATAAAATCTGATTGTTTTTGTATATCAATTCCAACTCCAGCGGGCGTAATTGTTCTAGAGTGAGCAGTCGCTGCAGATTCAATTTCTTCCCTTCTTCCCATGATCTATTATATATTTATTCGTCAACATATTCGAATTCATTAAGACAAATATATTCATCTGTATTAATTCCTTTCTCTTCTCGCTCCTTATAAAAAGACTCTATTAATTCCTGAGCAGCCTTAAAATAGTCTTCAGGAGTTTTATCTTCCTCTATGTCTAGTAAGGAACAGACTTTTTGGTACACAGTTTTCTCTTTTCCAAAATCATAGTATTCAAAGTCTTCACCTTCCTCTTGAATACACCAACTTAGCTTACATCTACACGTATTTTCAGGGTCATTAGTACAGAATAATCCACAGCCTTCTTCTTCTGCTGTAAAGAACAATAATACATCTAATTTATTCCGCAAATATGCCCTAAAGTCTCTTAATGGATCCCAGCATGTCTCACAATCCATCATGACAGATAAGCATTTATTATTATTATCTCTAGTGCATTCAAAATAAGATACCTCTCCTCTACAATCAAAGTCCGGCATTTTATTATTTTTCTCTAACTCTTGTACAATTCTATACAGCCGAATAACACTGCACTCATTATTTAACTTTTCAAGTATATGAAGAAGAATTATAGAATCTTCTCCAATAATTTTATAAGTAGTTGAACAAATATTGGCCATTTTATTTAATTCTATCTATATCCTTCACATTACTTACATCCCAATTTGAGATATCTCCATTAAATTTAGAGCACCAAAACATCCAATCCATCTTCTTCACTCCACTAACATCCCAATTAGAAATGTCTCCATTAAATTGAGAATTAGAGAACATACCACACATATCCCTCACATTACTAACATCCCATTTTGAGATATCTCCATTGAATTTAGAAGCATGGAACATATAATACATATTCACAACCTCCTTAACATTCCACTTTGAAATATCTCTGTTGAATTGAGAACCGTCAAACATCTGATTCATCCACTCAACCCTACTAACATCCCAATTTGAAATATCACCATTAAATTGAGAATCCAAAAACATCCCGCACATACTCTCAACATTACTAACATTCCATCTAGAAATATCCTCATTGAATTGAGAGCCACAAAACATTCCATCCATCTCTCTCACTCTACTAACATTCCATTTAGAGATATCTCCATTGAATTTAGAATTGCGAAACATTCCACTCATACTCTTAACCCCACTAACATCCCAATTAGAAATATCCCTATTAAATTCAGAATAGTTGAACATCCAACCCATATTCTTCACCCTACTAACATCCCAACTAGAAATATCACCATTAAATTGGGTGTGAGAAAACATATCCCGCATATTCTCCACCTTACTAACATCCCAACTAGAAATATCACCATTAAATTGGGTGTGAGAAAACATATCCCGCATATTCTCCACCTTACTAACATTCCAATTAGAAATATTTCCATTAAACTTAGAATGGGCAAACATTCCTTCCATACTCTTCACTCTACTAACATTCCAATTTGAAATATTTCCATTAAACTGAGAACTAGAAAACATCCAATCCATATCCGTAATTCGAGAAACGTCTATATCATTCAAATCTGCTTCATCTCCTCTTTTTTCAATTAGCTTTTTGATTAGGTCTTTTAATTCATCTTTTGTTTTTGGATGATGATTATATTTAGGCCTACTCAAATCTACTCCTATTCTTACCATTTTACATAAATCCTCTGCTTCTTTTTCCGTCATAGTAATAAACTATTGAAGGTTTCATAAATAAGAGTTTGAGGAGAAAATAAAAACCTAGACTAAAATTAATCTAGGTTTTATATTATGGATGGTTTCTTGACCCATTTTGAGATATCCCCATTAAATTTAGAACCCGTAAACAACCAGTTCATATCCCTCACCTTACTAACATTCCAATTAGAAATATTCCCATTAAATTGAGAAAAGGCAAACATGCCTCTCATATTCTCAACTTTACTAACATTCCAATTCGAAATATTCCCATTAAATTGAGATTCACAAAACATATCACTTATATCTTCCACCTTACTAACATCCCATTTTGAGATATCACTGTTAAATTGAGATCTACAAAACATCCCACACATATCCTCAACTTTACTAACGTTCCACTTAGATATATCTCCATTAAATTGAGAATTAAAAAACATATAACCCATATTCTCAACTCCACTAACATTCCATTTTGAGATATCGCCGTTGAATTTAGAATTTTGAAACATACCTGTCATATTCTCCACTTTACTAACATCCCAATTTGAAATATCTCCATTAAATTGAGACCAAGCAAACATAAAATTCATATCTTTCACCCTCTTAACGTTCCAATTTGAAATATTTCCATTAAATTTAGAACTATTAAACAATCTATTCATATCTTCAATCCGGGAAACATCAACATCATTCAAATCCGCCTCATTTCCCCTTTCTTCAATTAGTTCCTCAATGAGATTTTTTAATTCTTCTCCTGTTTCTGGATGATAATTATACTTAGGACTTAAATCTACTCCCACTCTTATCATTTTACATAAATCCTCTGCTTCTTTTTCCGTCATGATAAAATTATTAAATGTTTCAATAATAAGATTTCGAGGAGAAAATAAAAACCTAGACTAAAATTAATCCGGGTTTTCTTTTTTTTTATTTCGGTTTCTTGGCCCATTTTGAGATATCGCCATTGAATTTAGAATCATCAAACATCCACCTCATACTTTCCACCTTACTAACATTCCAATTAGAGATATCTCCATTGAATTTAGAATCAATGAACATTCCAATCATATTCTTCACATTACTAACGTTCCAATTTGAAATGTCTTCATTGAATTGAGAATGAGCAAATATCCACTTCATATCCTCAACTCCACTAACATTCCAATTAGAGATATTTTTATTAAATTGAGAATTGGAAAACATTCCACTCATATTCTTCACTCCACTAACATCCCAATTTGAGATATCACCATTAAATTCAGAATCAGCAAACATATAACTCATATTCTCCACATTACTAACATTCCATTTTGAGATATCACCATTAAATTCAGAATCAGCAAACAAATGACCCATATTCGTAATTCGGGAAACATCAACATCATTCAAATCTGCCTCATTTCCCCTTTCTTCAATTAGTTCTTTAATGAGATTTCTTAATTCCTTTTTTGTTTTTGGATGATATTTTCTACTTAAGTCTACTCCTATTCTTATCATTTTACATAGATCTTCAGCCTCTTTTTCTGTCATAGTAAAATTATTAAAGATTCATAAATAAGATCTTGAGGAGAAAATAAAAACCTAGAAATTATTATATCCTTTTGGTTTCTTAGCCCACTTTGAAATATCTCCATTAAATTGAGAATTCCAAAATATCTCACTCATATTCTTCACCCCACTAACATCCCAATTCGAAATATCTCCATTAAATTCAGACCAAGCAAACATATTCTCCATATTCCACACCTTACTAACATTCCATTTTGAAATATCCCTATTAAATTTAGAATCAATGAACATTCCAATCATATTCTTCACATTACTAACGTTCCAATTTGAAATGTCTTCATTGAATTGAGATCCGGCAAACATCAACTCCATATCCTCAACACTACTAACATCCCATCTAGAAATATTTCCATTAAATTGAGAAGCACAAAACATATTTCTCATATTCCTAACCCTACTAACGTCCCAACTAGAGATATCTCCATTGAATTTAGAATCAGCAAACAAATGACCCATATCCGTAATTCTGGAAACATCAACATCATTCAAATCTGCCTCATTTCCTCTTTCTTTAATTAGTTCTTCAATCAGATCTTTTAATTCCTCCTTTGTTTTTGGATAATGTTTCTTACTTAAATCTACCCCTACTCTTATCATTCTACACAAATCTTCGGCTTCTTTTTCTGTCATAATAAAATCGTTAAAGGTTTTATAATAATATTATAGTTTCTTATCCCATTTTGAAATATCACCTTTAAATTGAGAACATCGAAAGATATCTTTCATGTACTCAACACTACTAACATTCCAACTAGAAATATCTCCATTAAATTGGGACATAGCAAACATCCAACCCATATCCTTCACCCCACATCCCACTTTGATATATCTCCATTGAATTGAGAGTTTAGAAACATACTACACATATTCTCAACATTACTAATATCCCAATTTGAAATATCTCCATTAAATTTAGAACCAGCAAACATATAACTCATATCTTTCGCTCCTTTAACATTCCAGTTTGAGACATCGCCATTAAAATCCGAGTCACAGAACATTGAATACATCCCCTCAACATTACTAACATTCCAACTTGAGATATTTCCATTAAAAATTCCTCCAGCAAACATTTCACCCATGTTTTTAACATTTCCTACGTCCCATTTAGAAATATTCCCATTAAACAAAGAATCAGCAAACATTCCATACATACTCTTCACCTTACTAACATTCCAACTTGAGATATTTCCATTAAATTGAGAACGGTAAAACATCCAATTCATATACTCAACATTACCAGCATCCCAGCTAGAAATATCACCATTAAATTTAGATTCATAGAATAAGCAACTCATATCTGTAATTTGGGAAACATCAACATCATTCAGGTCTGCTTCATTTCCTCTTTTTTCAATCAATTCTTTAATAAGATCTTTTAATTCCTCTTTTGTTTTCGGAAGATAGTTGTATATAGGAGGTCTACGTCTACTTAAGTCTACTCCTACCCTTATCATTCTACACAAATCTTCAGCTTCTTTTTCTGTCATAATAAAATTATTAAAGGTTTCATAGATAAGATTTTGAGGAGAAAATAAAACCCAGATTAAAATTAATCTAGGTTTATTCTTTTATACTATTTTGTTGGTTTTCTTAGTTCATTGAAATATCTTCAAACATATAATCCACATTCTGAACCTCACTAACATTCCATCTTGAAATTTTTCCATTGAATTGAGATTTATAAAACATCCAACTCATATCCCCAACATTACTAACATTCCAATTAGAGATATCTCCATTAAATTCAGAATAAGCAAACATATGGTCCATTTTTCTCACTCCTCTAACATCCCATTTAGAAATATCTCCATTAAATTTAGATTCAAAAAACATCTCTGCCATATCCCACACACTACTAACATCCCAATTAGAGATATTTCCATTAAATTGAGAAAAAGCAAACATACCCTTCATCCTCTCAACATTACCAACATCCCAGTTTGAAATATCTCCATTAAATTGAGATCCATAAAACATTCCCCACATATCCTCAACATTACTAACATTCCAATTTGAAATATCTCCATTAAATCTAGACCTAAAGAACATACTTTCCATATACTTCACTTCACTGACATTCCAATTTGAGATGTCTCCGTTAAATTTAGAATCTTTAAACATATAACTCATCTCCTCCACACTACCAACATTCCAATTTGAAATATCCCCATTGAATTTAGAACAATAAAACATCCCACACATATCTACAACCTTACTAACATCCCATTTTGAGATATCCCCATTGAATTGAGAATGTTCAAACATTCCATACATATCCTTCACACTACTAACATCCCAATTAGAAATATCTCCGTTGAATTGAGAGTAATTAAACATATAACCCATATACCACACATTACTAACATTCCAATCAGAAATATCACCATTAAATTGAGAAAAACTAAACATTCCTTCCATCTTCCCAACCTTCCTAACATTCCAATTTGAAATATCCCCATTAAAGTTAGATTCATAGAATAGATAACTCATGTCTGTAATTTGGGAAACGTCTATATCATTCAAATCTGCCTCATTTCCTCTTTCTTTAATTAGTTCCTTAACGAGATCTTTTAATTCCTCTCTTGTTTTTGGATGATAATTATATTTAGGCTTACTTAGATCTACTCCTACTCTTATCATTCTACACAAATCTTCTGCTTCTTTTTCTGTCATAATAAAATTATTAAAGGTTTCATGAATAAGATTTTGAGAAGAAAATAAAAACCTAGACTAAAATTAATCTAGGTCTTTCTTTTTTTTATCTTTTTGATGGTTTTTTGGCCCATTTAGAGATATCGCCGTTAAATTTAGATTCCCAAAACATACCCTTCATTCTCCACACTTTCCTAACATCCCAGTTCGAAATATCTCCATTAAATTTAGATCTGCAAAACATATACTCCATATACCCTACCTTGCTAATATTCCAATTAGAAATATCTCCATTAAATTCGGAATCAGCAAACATATAACTCATATTCTCCACATTACTAACATTCCATTTTGAGATATCCCCATTGAATTGAGAATATTCAAACATTCCATACATATCCACAACCCCACTAACATCCCAATTAGAAATATCGCCATTAAATTGGGAATTATCGAACATTTCACACATATCCTTAACACTACCGACACTCCATTTTGAGATATCACCATTAAATTGAGATTTCTGAAACATATTACTCATTTTTCTCACTTTACTAACGTTCCAGTTTGAGATATCTCCATTAAATTTAGAACGATAAAACATACAACTCATATTCCACACTTTACTAACATCCCATTTTGAGATATCTCCATTAAATTGAGAATCTTCAAACATACTAAACATGTTCTCAACTTTACTAACATTCCAGTTAGAGATATCGCCATTAAATTGAGATTCATAGAACATCTCACTCATATCCTCAACCCCACTAACATTCCATTTCGAAATATCTCCGTTGAATTGAGAACTTCCAAACATCTTATGCATATTCTCTACCTTACTAACATTCCAACTAGAAATATCTCCATTAAATTGAGGGTATTTTAAAAACAGATAACTCATATTCGTAATTTGGGAAACGTCTATATCATTCAAATCTGCTTCATCTCCTCTTTTTTCAATTAATTTTTCGATTAAATCTATTAATTCTTCTCTTGTCTTTGGATGATAATTATATTTGGGTTTACCTAAATCTACTCCTACTCTTATCATTTTACACAAATCTTCAGCTTCTTTTTCCGTCATAATAAAATTATTAAAGGTTTCAATAATAAGATCTTGAGGAGAAAATAAAACCCAGATTAAAATTAATCCAGGTTTATTAGTTGAATTGAAATTTGTATATCCTATTATGTAATAACTTCGGAATTATAACATGACTTTTGACGATTTTGCAATGAATCCTTTTCTTCACTTTTGCCATTATTATTTAATTCCTCTTTTTCCTGCTCTTCAATACGTTTTAGTGCACTTTGCAATCTGTCCTTAAGCATACTTCTAACATTTTCAGTATTGAAGTTCAAACCCTTGTACATAGTCAACAATTCTGCATTATAATCTTTCTTGATTTTGTTAGATTTATCAAAAAAGCTAATAGACTTTTCACATTCAATTAAGAGAACTGGCTCAACGATACTGCATACACCTTGCATAAACGTCTCTAAGCTTTGAAATTTCTTTATAATGCACGAACTATTATTAATGCCGTAAGATATATATCCTGAGAAACCGTTATCTCCTTTATAATCCCAAGGTTGATCTAGTGTAATATCTATTTCAAATCTTTTTGCTCCATATATGTCTGGTCTATAAAATTTTTTAGTTAAACCACGACAATCCTCATTTGCTTTGAATCCAAGAATATTTTCCATATACCAATTAATCATTAACCCAACCTTATGCATTGTTCGTAATGATTTGCGGTAACATTCTGGCGGAAACATTAAAGTCTTATTATACTCTATTATAGTATTTACAGCGTCCTTTAATGAATCAAACTCATTCCCTTGAAATAAAAATTTGAGTACGGTTTTTCTCTTTTCTTTTACTTCAATTGGTGTTACAGCCCCAAGATACTCTACTCCATAATTGTGGTGATCAGGATTTTTATATTTACTTATTTCTAGGATATTTTCGTCTGTTAAGTAAAACGGCACCAATCCTATACTTTTAGCAGTGTCACATGCTAATTTTTCTATTTTTGAAACTTTACTCATTCTAAATTAACTTTTTTAAAAATTAATTCACAATCTGGATCTGAAGTAAGCATTTCACATAATGTATTCCCAAAATCGTCCTCTAATTGATCACACTTATTTCTACATTCTAGAGGACAGTTTTTGCACGTTGATACATTATCATCAACAGGTACTTGTTCTGCTGTATAGATATTATTGCCTATGACTATTCCGTATTTATTCTTCTTCATCTTTTAAACATTTCAAAAATAATCCATGAAAATTACTAAGAGAGTTAAGTATTTTAATTTGTTCTTTTCTTGTTAAATTTTCGAACGAAATAACCTTTTTCCCTTCTTTAATTTGAAAACCGACTAGATTATCCTTAGGGTTTCCAAAGTCTAATATTACTTTCATATTAATTTAGGTATTGTTGTTTATAATATTCTTTTACTGCTTCTTGAAATAGGTCGACTTCGATTCTTTCCACCTCTTCAATTATTTCTTCTTTACTCTTGAAAGACTCTAAAATATATTCTTCATCCTCAGAACTTAACTCTTCTTTATCCAAGTACTTATATAGAATATTAAGGGTACACACATCACTATCTGTATAATAATCAGGAAGATACTCTTCCAGAAACTCTAACAATTTATTGTGTGAATCGTCATCTTGATTGTTAAAGTTCTTAATTAATTCATTACTACTATCTTCTTCTTCCGATTCTTCACGTTTCGCTAATTGATGTTCCAACTTAATTAATGCTATTAAAAAAGCTGCGGATACAAAAAACAGTATACAATTCATATTATTTGTTTATTATAAGTTATTACTTTTCTATATATTAGGAAATGTCGCTTTTAGAAAAAAAAAGAAATGTGATCCCAATAATTGAATTTACTAGGATCACATTATTTTATTTCTCGTTTTCGGTTTCGGCTTCTTTTGTTTCGTCGGCCATGGACTGTTTCAATTTAGTCAACACCTCTAGATTCTTTCCTGATATCTTGTTGAGGGTTGGATTTTCTGGCCTAAATTGATTTTCCCGCTTTTTCCGAGCTCTGTATTCCTCTCGGGTCTCCTTGTGAATACGATAAGGGTTCATGGTTTTCTTAATTCTGTCCATCTGCTCCCTTATTTTAGACAGACACTCTTCATTCGTCCATCCAGTCAGTTCCTTAACTTTTTCGAAATCTGAACCGAGATTTGACACTAGAGTTAGTTGATGAAAAGCGTCGACGGCAGGATTATTACTTAAAGAAACCAAGAACGCATTCATAGCTGCATCATTAATTGCATCACGAATTTTCTCAGTTTCCTCTTGTACATCCGGCTTCATTGTTGCCATAAACTTGTCCTTACTGTCAACTGTGAAGATACCATTAAATTCTTCCCATGACAGTTTTTTGGTCTTTGAATTCGCCTTAATTGTTACAGAATCCTTGCTCTTGTTAACAATTCGAACTTTGATAACTTTTTCTTCTTCTTTCATTTTCTTTTAATTTGTTTGTATTGATATTTTATTCATTTATAAGACTTTTAGGGGATTAGATAATTTAGTAGCTTCAGTCTTAAATTTGTAAAAATAGGATTGGTCACTACTTCTTCACAAATGTAGAATCAATAGGAGGTATTTTATCCTTATATTCTATAAAATCAACAATAGAATCAATAGGATTAGTAAACATTTCGTCCTTATATTTCACTCCACTAATATCCCATTTCGAAATATCACCTATAAATAGAGAATTATAAAACATAAAACTCATATTTTTCACCTTCTTAATGTCCCAATTTGAAATATCTCCATTAAATTTAGAATAAGCAAACATATAATACATATTCTCAACATTACTAACGTTCCATTTAGAGATATCTCCATTAAATTGAGAACCATAAAACATCCAACTCATATTATCAACCCTACTAACATTCCATTTTGAAATGTCTCCATTGAATTGAGAGTTAAAAAACATACTACTCATCTTCTTTACCTTACTCACATCCCAATCAGAAATGTCTCCATTAAATTTAGAATTAGCAAACATCTCTCTCATATACTTCACTCCACTAACATTCCATTTAGAAATGTCTCCATTAAAACTAGAGTGATTAAACATATCACCCATATCTACAACCTTACTAACATCCCATTTAGAAATGTCTCCATTAAATAGAGAATTATAAAACATCCCCCACATATTCTCAACCTTCCTAACATCCCAATTAGAGATGTCTCCATTAAATTCAGATCCACAAAACAATTTACTCATATCTGTAATTTGGGAAATATCAATATCATTCAAATCCGCTTCATTTCCCCTTTCTTTAATTAGCTTGTCGATTAAATCTTCTAATTCATCTTTTGTTTTTGGATGATAATAATGTTTATATTTACTCAAATCTACTCCTACCCTTATCATTTTACATAAATTCTCTGCTTCTTTTTCTGTCATAATAAAATTATTAAATGTTTCAATAATAAGAGTTTGAGGAGAAAATAAAAACCCAGACTAAAATTAATCCAGGTTTTATTATGGTTTCTTAGCCTATTCGAAAAATATCGCTTGAATCTGAAGTAGACCACCGAGCAAATATATTACTCATACTACTCATACACTTCACTCCACTAATATCCCATTTAGAAATATCTCCACTAAATTTAGAACCATCAAACATCCAACTCATGTTACTCACCTTCCTAACATCCCAATTTGAAATGTCTCCATCAAACTGAGACTTGTAGAACATCCAACTCATATTCTCAACATTACTAACATCCCAATTTGAAATATTCCCATTGAACTGAGATTTATGAAACATCGCACTCATCTTCCTCACACTACTAACATCCCAATTAGAGATATTTCCATTAAACTCAGAACTATAAAACATTCTACTCATATCCTTCACCCCACTAACATCCCAATTAGAAATATTACCGTTAAATTGAGAATTTTCAAACATTGCTCTCATATTATTTACCTTACTAACATTCCATTTTGAGATATCACTATTAAATTCAGAATCAATAAACATCCAACTCATATTCTCCACCCCACTAACATTCCAATTAGAAATGTCTTTGTTGAATCTAGAATGGGCAAACATTTGCTTCATATCCTTCACTCCACTAACATCCCATTCTGAAATATCACCATTGAATTCAGAACTATCAAACATTTCCCACATATTCTCAACTTTACTAACGTCCCATTTTGATATATCTCCATTAAATCGAGATCCACAAAACATTCCACTCATACTCTTCACATTACTAACATTCCATTCTGAAATATTGCCATTGAATTGAGAATTATGAAATATATCTCTCATATCCGTAATTTTGGAAACGTCTATATCATTCAAATCCGCCTTATTTCCTCTTTCTTTAATCAGTTCTTCGATCAGATCCCTTAATTCTTCTCTTGTTTCTGGATGATAAGTATTAACCATCCTACACAAATCTTCAGCTTCCTTAATTGTCATAATAAAATTATTAAAGGTTTCATAAATAAGATCTTGAGGAGAAAATAAAAACCTAGACTAAAATTAATTAATCTAGGTCTTTTTATTACGGTTTCTTAGCCCATTTAGAGATATCTCCGTTAAATTTAGAGCCGTAAAACATATGATCCATATCCTCAACTCCACTAACATCCCATTTTGAGATATCTCCGTTAAATTTAGAACATTTAAACATATTCCTCATATCCTCAACCTTACTAACATTCCAATTAGAAATATCGCTATTAAATTGAGAATGAGCAAACATATAACTCATACTCTTTACTTCACTAACGTCCCATTTTGAAATATCTCCGTTAAATTGAGAGTTAAAAAACATAAAATCCATACACTTCACTCTACTAACATTCCAATTTGAGATATCACCATTAAATTGAGAGTCGAAAAACATAAAATTCATCTCTTTCACCCCACTAACATCCCAATTTGAAATATCTCTATTGAATTGAGAGTTATTAAACATACCCCGCATACTCTCAACATTACTAACATTCCACTTAGAGATATTACCATTAAATTGAGAACAACTAAACATCCCAATCATATTCTTCACTCCACTAACATCCCAATTAGAAATATCGCCATAAAATTTAGAACTCTCAAATATTCCATCCATATCCTCAACCTTACTAACATTCCAATTTGAGATGTTTCCGTTGAATTTAGAATAACCAAACATTCCTTCCATATTCTCCACCTTACTAACATCCCAATTAGAAATATCACCATCGAATTGAGAGTAATTAAACATATAACTCATATCCTTCACTCCACTAACATCCCATTTTGAAATATCTCCATTAAATTGAGAATTCCAAAACAATCCTCTCATATCCGTAATTTGGGAAACGTCTATATCATTCAAATCTGCCTCATTTCCCCTTTCCTTAATTAGTTTTTTAATCAGATTTATTAACTCCTCTTTTGTTTTTGGATGATAATTATTAACCATCTTACACAAATCTTCAGCTTCCTTAATTGTCATAATAAAATTATTAAAGGTTTCAATAATAAGATTTTGAGGAGAAAATAAAACCTAGAAATTAATCTAGGTCTTTTTTCTTATCTTTTCGGTTTTTTAGCCCATTTAGAGATATCACCGTTAAATTTAGAACCTTCAAACATCCTCCACATATTCTCCACCTTCCTAACATCCCAATTTGAAATATCCCCATTGAATTGAGAGTCAAGAAACATCCCAAACATATCCTCAACTCCACTAACATCCCAATTCGAAATATCCCCATTAAATTGAGAATCATAAAACATAAAACCCATATCCTCTACCTTACTAACATCCCATTTTGAAATATCCCCATTAAATTGAGAATCTTCAAACATATATCTCATATCTACAACATTACTAACATCCCAATTTGAAATATCACCATTGAATTGAGAACGAGTAAACATATAATTCATACACTTAACATTACCAACATTCCAGTTTGAGATATTACCATTAAATGAAGAATTCATAAACAACTCTCTCATATCCGTAATCAGAGAGACATTAACATCATTCAAATCTGCTTCATTTCCCCTTTCCTTGATTAGCTTTTTAATTAGATCTTCTAATTCTTCTCTTGTTTTCGGACAGTAATTATAGTTTACCATCTTACACAAATCTTCAGCTTCCTTAATTGTCATAATAAAATTATTAAAGGTTTCATAAATAAGAGTTTGAGGAGAAAATAAAACCTAGATAAAATTATCCAGGTCTTTCTTTTTTATTCTGGTTTCTTGGCCCATTTTGAGATATCTCCATTAAATTCAGAGTACCAAAACATCTCCAACATACTCCGCACATTACTAACATCCCAGTTTGAGATATCACCATTAAATTTAGAACTTTGAAACATAAAACTCATCTCCCTAACATTACTAACATTCCATTTAGAGATATCTCCATTAAATTCAGAGTACCAAAACATCCAACACATCCACTCAACCTTACCCACATTCCAATTAGAAATATCTCCATTAAATTTAGAATCAGAAAACATACTATTCATATTCTCCACCTTACTCACATCCCATTCTGAAATATTTCCATTAAATTGAGAACTTTGAAACATTCTTTCCATACTCACAACCCTACTCACATTCCATTCTGAAATATTACCATTAAATTGAGAACAAGCAAACATTCCTTCCATACTCTCAACTCCACTAACATCCCAGTTTGAGATATCACCATTAAACGGAGAATGAGCAAACAATTCACTCATATCTTTAATTCGAGAAACGTCTATATCATTAAGGTCTGCTCTATTTCCTCTTTCTTTAATTAGATCCTTAATAAGATTTATTAATTCCTTTTTTGTTTTTGGATGATAATTATATTTATGTGCACTTAAATCTACGCCTACTCTTATCATTCTGCACAGATCTTCCGCTTCTTTTTCTGTCATAATAAAACTAATCTGGGTTTTTATAATAATCTGCTGGTTTCTTGGCCCATTTAGATATATTGCCATTAAATTGAGAATCTTTAAACATATTTTTCATACTCACAACTCCACTAACATCCCAATTAGAGATGTCCCCGTTAAATTCAGAACTATAAAACATTCCTTGCATATTCATTACCCCACTAACGTTCCATTTTGAGATATCGCCGTTAAATTTAGAATTACAAAACATACATCTCACGCTCTTCACTCCGCTAACATCCCATTTAGAAATATCTCTATTGAATTGAGAATGATTAAACATCCAATTCATCTCCTTAACCCCACTAACATCCCAATTAGAGATATCTCCATTAAAGTTAGAAAAAGAAAACATAAGATTCATATTTTTCACATTACTAACATTCCAACTAGAAATATTTCCACTAAATTGAGATTCCCGAAACATACTGTCCATCTTCTCCACCTTACTAACATCCCATTTTGAGATATCTCCGTTGAATTTAGAATTATAAAACATCCAACTCATACTTTTCACTCCCTTAACGTCCCATTTTGAGATATCTCCATTGAATTGAGAATGAGCAAATATCCACTTCATATCCTCAACTCCGCTAACATTCCAATTAGAGATATTGCCGTTAAATTGAGAATAAGCAAACATATAACTCATATCTTTAATTTGAGAGACGTCAATATCATTCAAATCTGCTTCATCTCCTCTTTTTTCAGTTAGCTTTTCGATTAGGTTTTTTAATTCATCTTTTGTTTTTGGATGATAATTATATTTAGGCCTACTTAAATCTACTCCTACTCTTATCATTTTACATAAATCTTCAGCTTCTTTTTCTGTCATAATAAAACTATTAAAGGGTTTCATGAATAAGATTTTGAGGAGAAAATAAAAACCTAGACTAAAATTAATCCAGGTTTTATTATGGACCATTTTGAAATATCACCTTTAAATTCAGAATCCCTGAATATCCCACTCATATTCTCCACCTTACTAACATTCCAATTAGAAATATCTCCATTAAATTTAGAATAAGCAAACATCTCACTCATGCCCCACACTCCTCTAACATCCCAATTAGAAATATCTCCATTAAATTGAGAACCATAAAACATCCAACTCATATTTCCCACCTTACTAACATTCCAATCTGAAATATCTCCATTAAATTTAGAATTAGCAAACATCCAAGCCATCCCCTCAACATTTCTAACATCCCAATTAGAAATATCTCCATTAAATTGAGAATGATTAAACATCCCCGACATATACTTCACCCTACTAACATTCCATCTTGAAATATCTCCATTGAATTTAGAATTTTCAAACAAATGGTTCATATCCGTAATTTGGGAAACGTCTATATCATTCAAATCTGCTTCATTCCCCCTTTCTTTAATTAGTTCTTCAATCAGATCTTTTAATTCCCTTCTTGTTTTTGGATGATAAGTGTATTCAGGCTTACTTAAATCTACTCCTATTCTTATCATTCTGCACAATTCTTCAGCTTCTTTTTCTGTCATAATAAAACTATTAAAGGGTTTCATAAATAAGATTTTAAGGAGAAAATAAAAACCCGGAAATTAATCCGGGTCCTCCTTTTCATATTCTTCCTGGTTTCTTGGTCCATTTAGAAATATCTCCATTGAATTTGGAATTTTCAAACATATAACTCATATTTTCCACCTTACTAACGTCCCATTTTGAGATGTCTCCATTGAACTGAGAGTCTTTAAACATCTTTTCCATATCCTTAACCTTACTAACGTTCCAATTAGAAATATCTCCATTGAATTTAGAATTTTCAAACATCCAGCCCATACCCTCAACATTACTAACATTCCAATTTGAGATATCCCCATTAAATTGAGAATCCCAAAACATTCCTCCCATATTCACAACCCTACTAACGTCCCAATTAGATATATCTCCATTAAATTGGGAAGAAGCAAACATCATATCCATATCCTCAACACTACTAACATTCCAATTTGAAATATCGCCATTAAACCTAGACCACCAAAACATACAATTCATATTCTTCACTTCACTAACATTCCATCTAGAGATATCGCTATTAAATTGAGATTTATAAAACATATCTTCCATGTCCCTCACATTACTAACATCCCAATTTGAAATATCTCCGTTGAATTTAGAATTACAAAACATCCCATACATACTCTTCACCCTACTAACATTCCATTTAGAAATATCTCCGTTAAATTCAGATTCTTCAAACATTCCTCTCATATTCTTCACTCCACTAACAACCCAATTAGAAATATCGCCATTAAATTGAGAATCAAGAAATAAATAACTCATATCTGTAATTTGGGAAACGTCTATATCATTCAAATCTGCCTCATTTCCCCTTTTCTTAATTAGTTCTTTGATTAAAATTTTTAATTCCTCTCTTGTTCTTGGATGATAATTGTATTTTTTACTTAAATCTACCCCTACCCTTATCATTCTACACAAATCTTCGGCTTCTTTTTCTGTCATAATCATAATAAACTGTTAATTAAAGGTTTCATAAATAAGATTTTGAGGGAAAATAAAAACCTAGACTAAAATTAATCTAGGTCTTTTTTCTTATCTTTTCGGTTTCTTAGCCCATTTTGAAATATCTCCGTTGAATTTAGAATTATGAAACATCTCATACATATTATCCTTCATCACTCCACTAACATTCCAATTTGAAATATCCCCATTGAATTGAGAATCTTCAAACATCCAATTCATCTTCAAAACGCCACTAACATCCCAATTAGAAATATCTCCATTGAATTGAGAATAGGAAAACATCCAACTCATATCCTCAACTCCACTAACATTCCATTTTGAAATATCACCTTTAAATTGGGAAGAGGCAAACATACCATCCATAACTATAACCCTACTAACGTTCCAATTTGAAATATCCCCATTGAATTTAGAAGCGAAGAAAATAGAACTCATCATCTTCACATTACTAACATCCCATTCTGAAATATCTCCATTAAATTCGGAATTAGCAAACATACACGCCATATCCTCAACCTTACTGACGTTCCACTTAGAAATATCACCATTGAATTGAGAGCTTTTAAACATACTTCTCATACTTTCAACTCTACTAACATCCCATTCTGAAATATCCCCATTAAATTTAGATCCCTGAAATAAATATCTCATACTTGTAATTTGGGAAACGTCTATGTCATTCAAATCTGCCTTAATTCCTCTTTTTTTAATTAGCTCCTCAATAAGATCCTTTAATTCTTCCGATGTTTTTGGGCGATAATTATATTTAGGTCTACTTAAATCTACTCCCACTCTTATCATTTTACACAACTCTTCTGCTTCTTTTTCTGTCATAATAAAATTATTAAAGGTTTCATAAATAAGATTTTGAGGAGAAAATAAAAACCTAGACTAAAATTAATCTAGGTCTTTTTTCTTATCTTTTCGGTTTCTTAGCCCATTTTGAGATATCACCTTTAAATTGAGAACCTTCAAACATCCAATCCATATCTTCAACATTACTAACATCCCAATTAGAAATATCTCCATTAAATTGAGATCTAGCAAATATTCCGCTCATACTCTTCACCTTACTAACATTCCATTCTGAAATATTCCCATTAAATTGAGAACTTTGAAACATTCCTTCCATACTCACAACCCTACTCACATTCCATTCTGAAATATTACCATTAAATTGAGAAAAAGCAAACATTCCTCTCATATCCACAACTCCACTAACATCCCACTTTGATATATCCCTAGTAAATTGAGAATTATTAAACATTCCACCCATCTCCTCAACTCCACTAACATTCCAATTCGAAATATCTCCATTAAATTTAGAATTAAGAAACATGCACCACATATTCTTCACTCCCCCAACATCCCAACTAGAAATATCCCCGTTAAATTGAGAATCAGCAAACATTCTACCCATATCCACAACCCCACTAACATCCCATTTTGAGATGTCCCCGTTAAATTCAGAACTATAAAACATTCCCCACATGTCTTTAATCTGAGAGACATCAACATCATTCAAATCCGCCTCAATTCCCCTTTCTTTAATTAGCTTTTTAACTAGATCTACTAATTCTTCTTTTGTTTTTGGATGATAATTGTGCTTGGGTCTACTTAAATCTACTCCCAATCTTACCATTCTACATAGATCTTCTGCTTCTTTCTCTGTCATAATAAAATTATTAGAGGTTTCAATAATAAGATTTTGAGGAGAAAATAAAAACCTAGATTAGAATTAATCCAGGTCTTTTTATTATGGTTTCTTAGCCCATTTTGAAATATCTCCATTAAATTGAGAGTTAAAAAACATAAAATCCATACACTTCACTCTACTAACATTCCAATTTGAGATATCACCATTAAATTGAGAATTATAAAACATAAAACTCATCTCCCTAACATTACTAACATTCCATTTAGAAATGTCTCCATTGAATTGAGAATGAGCAAACATATCACTCATCTTCTTCACATTCTTAACATTCCATTTTGAGATATCTCCGTTAAATATAGAATAGTCAAACATCCCACTCATACTTTCAACCCCACTAACATTCCAATTTGAGATATCACCTCTAAATTTAGATTCAAAAAACATCTCACTCATATTTTCCACCTCACTAACATCCCAATTAGAAATATTGCCATTAAATTGAGAATTTCGAAACATTCCCCACATCTTCTTAACCCCACTAACATTCCAATTTGAGATATCCTTATTGAATTTAGAAAGGGCGAAAATAAAACTCATATTCTTCACCCCACTAACGTCCCATTTTGAGATATTTCCATTAAATTGAGAATCTTCAAACATACTAAACATATCCACAACCTTACTGACGTTCCACTTAGAAATATTCCCATTAAATTGAGAATGAGCAAATAAATCATCCATATTCGTAATTTGGGAAACGTCTATATCATTCAAATCCGCCTCATTTCCCCTTTCTTTAATTAGTTCTTCAATAAGATCTTTTAATTCCTTTCTTGTTTTTGGCTGATAATTATACTTTGGTTTACTCAAATCTACTCCTATTCTCACCATTCTACATAGATCTTCTGCCTCTTTTTCTGTCATAATAAAACTATTAAAGATTTCATAAATAAGATTTTGAGGAGAAAATAAAAAGACCTAGATAAATTTATCCAGGTCTTTTTATTATGATGGTTTCTTAACCCATTTTGAAATGTCTCCATTGAATTGGGATTTACGAAACATACATCTCATACTCTCAACTCCACTAACATCCCAATTAGAAATATCTCCATTAAATTCAGAATCACAAAACATATAATTCATCTCCTTCACCTTACTCACGTCCCATTTTGAGATATCCCCATTGAATTTAGAACCGCAGAACATCCAGCTCATATCTTTAACATTACTAACATTCCATTTTGAAATATCGCCATTAAATTTAGAATGGGCAAACATGCTATTCATATTCACAACTCCCCTAACATCCCAACTAGAAATATCCCTGTTGAATTTAGAAACAGCGAAAATATAATTCATCTCCTTCACCTTACTCACATCCCATTTTGAAATATCTCCATTAAATTCAGAATCACAAAACATTCCATACATATCCTCAACATTACTGACGCTCCACTTAGAAATATCCCCGTTGAATTTAGATCTATAAAACATATGTCTCATATTTTTCACCTCACTAACATTCCAATTAGAAATATTTCCATTAAATTTAGATTCCTGAAATAAATATCTCATATCTGTAACCCGAGAAACGTCTATATCATTCAAATCCGCCTTATTTCCTCTTTCTTCAATTAACTCCTCAATTAGATCCCTTAACTCCCCTTTTGTTTTTGGATGATAATTGTACTTGGGCTTACTTAAATCTACTCCTACTCTTATCATTCTACACAAATCTTCAGCTTCTTTTCCCGTCATAATAAAACTATTAAAGATTTCATAAATAAGATTTTGAGGAGAAAATAAAGGGAACACCGATTAAGGCATTCCCTCTATTATACTTAGACTTTCTGAAGCTCTATCAATTTGTTCAAGCTTTCACTAAAATTCTTCTTTGACTTGACCAAATCGTTTAGGTCGTTTAGACACAATTCTGGATTTTCATCTCTCCAAGTATCCACTACTTCAAGAAATAGTTTCACAGCTTTTCCAGGTTTTATCCCCAGAAGCTTACATACTTCATTACCATCTATAATCGGCTCGTCATAGTTAGCAATTTTTAAAGATTTTACTTTTGATAAAAATTGTTCTACTTGGCCTGGTAAGCAGTACCCAAGATTATGTGAAAGATTGTCTGCATCAATTAATAGCATTTCGTCTTCCATATTTTTTCCGAGAATTCTTACAATCCTCCTTGTTTCTGCATCTGAGGCTTCGTATGTATTGGTAGAAGAATTCCATAAGTGTCTAAGGATCATATGATTTCCTACCAATGATCCTACCTTCTTCGAAAAAGCCGCAGAAAATCTAAACCTTTTTAAGCAAATTCTCTCTGCCATTTCTTTAGATGAAACTGAGTGATCTTTATAGGACCAGCTTCCATCTAAATTAACTTGATGACCTTCAGGAGTGGGCTTACTAATATCATGTAGTAAAGCCGCCATCCTTAATTCAAGAGAGTCACTTTTCATAGACACCATTCTTAAAACTTCTAATGAATGATCAGTGAAGCTGAAGAAGTGGTGTATGCTCTTTAAACTCATTCCCCAATAGTTATCAAATTCTGGGAGAATAAATTTCAACAATCCAGTATCGTGAAGATCTTTTATACCTTCTACTGGAGTTTCAGAGAGAAGGATCTTGGAAAATTCCTCTGAAATCCTTTCTCTTGCAGAAGTAGATATGAATTCCGCCGAAGCTTTAATTCCTTCTGCTACTTCTTTCATCAGATGAAATCCTTTGCAGACTTTAAATCTGATCGCCCTCATCATCCTAAGAGAGTCTTCTTCAAACGTCTCTTTTGGATCTAATGGAGTTCTTAATAATTTATTTTTTAAGTCCTCCATGCCCTTATTTGTCGGATCTAGAACTTTATTTGTTCTTATATCGTAATACAATGCATTTAAGGTAAAATCCCTTCTTAATGCATCAAATCCGACCCCAGCATAACCCACGTCATTAGGTTTTCTGCATCCTTTTGAGTAAGTTTCTGTTCTAGTCATTGCACAGTCGATTTGTTCCTCCGTGCCATCTGACATAATTAAAGTGAATCTGTTCGTTCCAAACTTAATATTTTGAACCAGATTCTTTATTTTCTCTGGGAACTTTTCTGTTAAATGTTGTGCGAGCTCCTGTTCCCCATTTGGAGCATCCACTACGATATCTATATCATGTGGATCGAATCCCAATAAAAGATCCCTTACACATCCTCCTACCGCATATATTGGGTGAGGAAATTCCGTAGTCAAAGCTCTGAGCTCCGTAACTACACTTATGAACATTTCATTATTCATTTTTTTTTATATTATTTTATTCATATATAAGGCATTTAGATGGTGCCTATTATGCAGAAAATAAAAAAAATCCTCAATACAATACAGATACAGAGTCCACTTGAGAAAAAAAAAGAAAGTTCACTTAAGAACCTTCTTTAATTTTATAATGCCCTACAATTCTCGGGCTGATGCGCATTGTGTTGCACATCGCTAACATTTTTATATTTCCCTCAGACGCAAATGTTACAAACGCCTACTGACGGTCACCTCCGTATCCGTTTTTACGGTTAGCCATTTTGATAGGCCTTCCCAACCCTATTACTAGGGATTTCTTGGTGTAGGCATTATTGTGTTTCCTACCCAATTGGTGAACGTAGAGCGCTCACCCCTTTAGGGGCTTCTTTCTGTTTTTCACAAGACTCATCCCTACGTCGACTTGTCTCAACCTTTTTTATAGAGGTTCGGACCTCTTTTTCTTTATTCATATATAAGTCCGCTAGGGTAATTTGAGACGGAAAATTTTTATTAATTTAACCAATGTCGTTATATATGATGAAGATTAGATAATTAATAAAACAATTATAAATATATATGATAATCCTAAGAAAAAAGAAAGGTCCTAGAGAATTAAGTAGCTATGACGAAAAACACCCTTTTGCAGTATTCGCAATAGCAGAAGTAAAAGGAGGTTATGCGGCTACTACTAGAGCTAAAGATAGAGGCGAGGAAGGAAAGATAGGACTTCCTGGCGGTAAAGTAGATAAAGGCGAATCTGGAGAAGTTGCAGTTATTAGAGAATCTGGAGAAGAAGGATGGAAGATCAATAAGGTTAAAGGAATAGCTGCATCTAGAATTGTCGACGGAAGACCTGTAGTTTGGTATTTCGTTGATAAAGCTGAACCTCTTGTAGATTATCCTGAATGTTATGCAGATCATGGCGCAGGGCCTAAATTACCAGAACCAAGAGTAAAACCAGTAGTAGCAACAAAAGAACAAATTGCTAATTCTGGATATGGTAACGACTTTATTGCAGACCTTTAAAACTTTATTATAAAATGGCAAATATATTTACACCTTATTGCGATAAAATAGCCCATATAGGATTATGTGCATACTCTGTTGTTACATTATCCTTGTATTTTTCGTTATTTTGCTCAGTTTGGATTACAATAATTTTATGTATTCTTAAAGAGCTGATTGATAGATATATACTGAAAGGAAAGATTGATGCAGGCGATTTAGTTGCAGATATAATCGGAATAATTTTAGGAGTTATTCCAAGATTTTTCCTATAAAATATATCAATAGATTTTTGTAGATTAGGGTTTCTTTTACTATCTTTGCAGAGCATTTAAGGGATTGATGATGTGGTTAATGTTCCGGCCGGCATATCTCCACAATCACTATCCCATTTAAAAATAATAGTGTAGCTACAGTTATTTTTAACGAAAATTCTTCTTAACTCTAATCTATCTAATCTAATTATGTCAGAGGAAATGACTAAGGTTTATTGCTACGATAAACCATGTGACAACAGTGCAATGTGGGCAGCACTTATGAATAACAAAGAAAAAGGAATTAGCCCTGAAACATTTGCCTTAATGAATAACAACGGTGGATTTGGTAACTCTTTTAACAATCCATTCTTTTATTTGATCTGGTTAGCAATGTTTGGCGGAAATGGTTTTGGCGGATTTGGAAACAATAACGCCGGAGCTGCTGCCGTTCAGAATAGTGAGCTTTTAGATCAAATTAATTCATTAAGAGAGCAAATAGGTGATAATCAGTTAAATAACATTTCGCTTGATGCAATAAAAGGTAATGGTGCATCTATCACAGCTCTTGCAAATTCACTTAACTGTGACTATAATCAATTGAGTTCTGCTTTAAATAATGTACGTTCAGCAATTGATCAGGTAAGCGGTCAGGTTGGTTTTAGTTCAGAAAGAGTAATTAATGCTGTTGGTATGGGTGATGCAGCAATAACTAATAAGCTTCAGGAATGCTGTTGTAATATGAAAACTACTGTAATGGAGCAGGGTTTTCAGAATCAATTAGCTTTAGAAAGACAAACAAACACATTAGGCCGTGACATTGAAGTTTTCCAGGCTCAGGCACAACTTCAGGCATGTCAGAATACCGCTGCTGTAACTCAGTCTGTAACTAATCTCGGATATCAGCTTCAACAGCATAAATGCGAGATAGTAGAGTCTGGAACCGCAAATACTCAGAGAATTTTGGATGCTCTTAACAATCACTGGCAATCTGAAACTGCATTGGCTTTACAGGATGCTAAATTTGCTAACTCACAGCTCCAGCAGAATCAGTATATTGCAAGTCTTATAAATAATTCGGCAGCAGCGAGAACCACTACTCCTACAACCTAAACATTAATCTATGTTATTTAAAGACTTAAAAGTCGGAGATACTCTTTATCTTTTCAATAAGAGTAACATTAGTCTTCTTATGGAGAAAGTAGTGAGTGTCTCTGCTCCTAGAGTTGATAGTAACATCGCAATGGGAATGGTAGTTGATATTTCAATAAGTAACAAGACATATACAATGAAAGAGTCTTCTGATATTTGCTATACGGGCAATTTCATTATTTCATCCGACCGAAATTCTATACTTAGAGAGGTTGAATCACAAAAAGCAAATAATGAAGCCTTAATCGCAAGAGAAGAAATCTTAAAAGCAGAACAGCCAAAACTTGATTCAATTATTGATCAATTAGCCCCAGAACGAAAAGAACGAAAGGAGCAAGAAGAAAGGATGCATCGAATGGAAAAACAATTAGGTGCATTAACGAATATGGTAGAACAGTTAATCAAGAATAGAAAAAGTAATAACAATAATGGCTAGCGAGGTTTATGATCATTTTGTTCAATTATGCGAGGAAGTAGAAGAACAGGATATTGATATAGTACTTTCGATGTTTAAGAAGACTATGAAATCCTTGATTGAAACTAGTCCTAAAACGGCTCTCACATTAGTAGAAATGTGCGAGGGCATGTTGAACTACGATAATTACTTAACTGAAGAAGAAGCAGAACAAATAGTATCTTCTTTAACAGCTCAAGACGGAACTAGATCAGGAAAATGGAAAGATGCGGACACAGTATTTAGAAAGTTAGAGGCGCTTGATATTCCAATTAGTACTGACCACGGATTTAATAAGTGGGCAATGTTCTGTACGATAAATAGAATTTCCTCAGATTACGGGATAATTCTTAATGAGCTTTCAGGAGGTGATTCGGAAAAGTATTTTGAACTATGTGGTAAAATGGCGTTAGCTACATTGGAAGATATAGATTCTCCAGGAAATATTAGGAGATATCACAGACTTCAGAATTAACTTTTTCATAATTTAATAATAGTTGAAAGGATGGTCTAATTAAATAGGCCGTCCTTTCTGTGTTAAATTGCATTCTTGGTTAGCAAAAAAAAAAGAAAGAAAAAGAAAAATGTCAGTTACTTATGTACTAACAATTAGTTTTATTGCCATCGTTGTTATATTCCTGGTATTCTTTATCATATGGAATAGAATGAGGGATAAAAGGGAAAACAACTTACAGAAGGATAATGAAAAACTAAGTAAAACGAGCTTTGATCTATTAGAAAAAGTTCAGAGGACACAGCAGTCTCAGGCAGATCAACTTGATTCAATGTCTAAGACCGTACTTGAAGTTTCTGAAAAAATGACTAATTTACAGATAAACTTGTTAAATATCATTGATTCAAAACTTAAAGCTCAATCTGATGAATTTAAGAAAGATCTTGACAAAGTAAATAACAAGGTTGATACTATTCTTGGGTTGGTAATGGAATGTGATAATGAGAATTGCCCTACTAAACGTAAGGTGAGCAACTATCTTAAAAATCACAATCAACAGAAGTAAAATTAATAATCCTGCTCTTAAATACACAATAAGGGCAGGATTTAATAAAAAAGAGACATTATGATGGAGTACGTTATTCCTATATTATCTGCATTAGGCGGACTAGGTATTGGAGAGATCTTACGGTGGCTCTTCGGTGGTAAACAATCAAATAAGAATACAGTAGATAATGATAGTCACCAAAGAGAAAAAGATTACTTTGAGATGGTTGACGCTAGAACAGAAAGAGAAACCAATAAAAATGTAAGAAGAATTATCAGATGTGCTAAACATTGTGTGCATTCTGCTAATTGTCCTGTATTAATTCAATGGAGCGAAGAAGATTATGGAGATAGTAATTAAAAATAATACTCTATTTATTAATAATAAAGAGTTTTCAGTAATTAATTGTGAAATTCCAGAGGGTATCTATGATGACGTTACGTGGGAATACAGAATTAAAGAACCTTCATTTGTTGGGGTAAATAATTGTAGGTATTCTATTACATCTGATTGTTTCGAAGACAAGTTTAAATATGCTGAATTTGGAAATCTTGTAAGGATCTGCGAAAATACTAAAGAGCGTATAATGATAATAAAGAAGAAATAAAAAAATAATAAATGGGGTTTAAATTTCCCCATTTATTTTTTCTTTATCTTAGACTAAACATCTCTATATTATTGTTTTCTGAGATGTTATCGAACCTAACAACCAATAATCTAAGATTACTAGTTGTGTCATACTTTATTAAATACATAAATACCTTTTCCAATGTTTCGGTATCTATGCATTCATATCTAACTACACCATATCTTGGCCAGTTGGTCCACTTGTCAGGAACCTCCATAAACTCATATTTCTTAGAGTCGATTTCAATAGTCTTGTCGACATTGTTTATATTAATCGAGGCTGTTATATTTCTTGGCAGACAGTCATAATCTCCTGACCAATCTGCCCTATCTCTGGACAATAATACTCCAGAATCTTTTCTAAATACCTCGAACTCGACTGCATTGATGTTCACAAGGGTTCCTAACAATAAACCTAATACTACTAATACTAATTTTTTCATTTTTGTGTGTTTTTTATAATTTTTTACTCATATATAAGGAATTTTTGGGATTCGAGCCAAAAAGAAGAAAGGATTTTTACCTCCTTTCCTCTTTTTTATAGCAGTTAATATTTCTTCAGATAACCTTTAGAAATATTTGATAGTCCAGTTTTCTGGTACACTCTCTACTGGTAAATTGAAATTTTGTACCACCTTTGGGAAGTAAATAGTTCCTTCGACAGTGGTATTTGTGAATAGTAATTGATTGAAGGTTAGCGCATTTGAAGGAGTTGTAATATCAACTACTACTGTTGTTAATGCAGGATTAACCATCAATGCCTGTTCAATTCCCATACTTTTAGCTGAGTTTGCCGACAAATAAGCATACTCCAACCTATCACATCTTGAAAAAGCATTACTCAGCGCTCTTCTCATAATTTTACTCGGGAGCTTTGGTAACTTCTTCAAATAAGTGCAATTAGACATAAAATATCCAAAAGCAAGAGTTCCATCACTGTCTCCAGGATAAGAGGTGCATCTATCCATATCCAATCCACTAGCATCAACTATTGCTGAGTTTCCGTCAAACAAATGAAGGAAGCAGTTTTCACACGGCGTTACAGTTGTATTAGTTCCATTATTTAATAAAGAAGATACACAACCTATAACATCAACCTTACCTGTTAAAGTAAATGCCCAGTTTCCAGTATTGAATCCTGTTGTCAAACCACTGCTATTATCTCCTTTAAAGAATACAGCTCTTCCAACAGCCAAATTTATAACAGTATCAGGTGTATAGGAAGACCAAGTGATATTATCAAGAGAATAAGAAAACGTTCTATTTAAATCAGAGCCTTCATAGCTTTCTGAATAACCTTTGGCATGCAACTTTACTGTTGATGCTTCTCTTGCAACAAATCCAATAGGAAGAGGGTTTGATGCTGTGTCTGTTATATTTACAGCAAGCCAGTTGGAAGGAAGAGTAAATTTACCTACAATGCTTCCCCCTACATAAAAAGTACCAGTAGTAGACAAACTTGTCATAACATTGGTACTTGCTCCAGCAGTAGTACTTCCATCTACATAAAGAGAAGCCTTCACCAAAGAAGTACATCCTTTAAACAGATTGGAATGCCCAGTAAGATCACCGGTTACATGTACTTTTGCGGTTGTAAGAGAAGTGCAATTTTCAAACCATCCTGCCAGATTTACATCTCCAGGGAAAGAAATGTCAACAGTAGATAGTGCAGCAAGGTTTGATAAACAAGGAATACTGCTTGCTGTCGTTGGAAAAATTAAGTTATCTATATTTGTAATAACATTCCCAGAGTCAACTATTGTTAAGCCTGGTATCGTTGATAGGTTTCCCAAGATCTTTGCACTACCAGAGACGAAAGTTAACGTAACATTTCCAGAGGTGTTCCATAAATAAATCTTCTTATTTGCGGAAATTATTAAATCTAATCCATTAGCTACATTAGATGCACTATTAACATCTCTTGTAGTACCTTGTTTTAAATTGCTTCCTGATACCGTTACAACTGTTCTCGTAGTAGCTTCAATACAAAAAGGACAATCTGTTTTTTGAATAGTAAAACCTTTTATTCTTGCTACATCAAAAACGCTACTACTTAAGCTATCCACTACACTACTTTCTAAAGTAATTGTTTTATTAGAAGTAGTTCCAGCATTGTCAACTAAAGAACTAATTGATTCAGAAGATAGTGGTGAATCTGGTGCTGAGAAATCTCTAATCAAGCCGTTAAAGGAAACTGACGTAACAGAACTCCCAGGATCATTTATAGTAATACTTGAGTTTTTAGGTATATTATATGTACTCATAATTATATTAGCTATTTTTATGATTGATTAACAATTTCAGTAATACCTGAAACTTTATAGAAGTGCCAGACGTCCGACAAACAAACAGCTATTACTATGCTTCCATTACAGTCAGTTAATGCAGTAGTTGTTGCTCCATCTTTTATTGAAAAGATAGCACTTGCTGTGTTCATTATTTCTATCGTTTTGCCCTCTACTTTTGTTATGTTCGAGAAGTCGAGAATAGAATTTGCACCAAATGCGGCAGTAACGACAATTTTATCTACATCGTTCGCAACAACTGTTTCTCCAGCAGAATCGGTAAATGTTACGGCCTGCGGTTTTAGATAGTCTGAATTTAAATAAGTATACCATCTGTTTGCATAATAGACATTTATTGAGCAATCATCTTTGTTGAACAATAGCCTGTAGTTATAATTACCTGTAGAGGGTAATCCGTTTGAATTAGAATACATCTGTGTAGCAGCAGCACCGACACTGCGCCAACTGTTCGCATAATAGATTTGCAACACCTGATTATAACCCGTTGTAGCTGACGTTTTAAGCATCCCATCTACAGGGAAATCTACTGGGCTACTATGAACGGCACCATAGGTAGACATAATATCCTTCCACCCTCCATTCTGCCAGATTTTCAAATTGCCTTCCGTAGTATCGTAGTAGACTGTTCCATCTGTTGCTGTTACTGGTGCATCGGTGGTAGCCAACGTACTAACAGAAGCCTTAGCATCAACCCAATTTGTTCCATTCCACCACAAAGGGGATCCAGATGTGCCCGCTTGATAAGCATCAAAGATCATATCACCAACTTTTGGATCTTCTGGCTTATCATTAGCACTTCTCGTTACATAAGGGTAAGTCAATACGTAGTCCGGCAAATCCTCACTCCTAAGTTCAAAGCTCTCAAGTACAGCATCTGGACCTATATAAAGATATAGCCAATCAGCATCATGTTCTGCAACAAAGCTCCAAGTACCAGCACCTGAGTCTCCTGAATTATTAACTTGTTTCAATATATTATTTGGATTCTGTACGCTTTTAGAGCCTTTACCATAACCAATATAGAAAGACCTCGCTGTTTTAGTATAGTAATATCGCTTTCCTTTTTCTATTGGGAATGTGATAAACCTATTGGTTTCTGTCATATTAATTACTTTAACAGGTTCAATAGCACTTCCAAGGTCTGTAAGGGTGATATCTACAAGATTGGAAGAAGAACCGGTGGTAAAACAGAAATACTTAGCATCGTCTACCATACAGATAAACTCATAAGTACCGGCACCACTCGAGAAAGAGGTTCTTACATCCTGTGCAATATCAGTTCTAGAATTATTAGTTCTAGTCATAAAGCCAGTGAAAGGACTTTGGGTTTTTGTCAATGAATATTTCTCATACTTTTTGAAATTGTACGGAATCCAGAACTCACCGCCAACATTCGTCCTAACAACAGGCTCTTCTACGGGATAATCAGTTCTAGGGTGAAATATTTCAATAAGGTCTGGCTTGTTTATATTATTCAGACCGCCAATATTCTTCCAACCAGCACCAGTATTCATCCACAATTTACCTGTATCCAATGAGGTCCAAATAGCTCCTTTGGCTACTGGGCCTTCTTTAGTAAACAGCTTACCAGCTTTAATGAGTGGTTTATCCGCCTCATTACCAAACAGATATCGCTGATTGAACTCCCATTGGACACTATTCAAAGCATCCAATGAGGTTCTTCTTAAAATAGCTTTAATATCAGCGACAATCTTTTCTAAAGTTTCTCTATCTATTAATTCTGTATTTGCACTCATATATTTTAATCTTTATTATGAGAGTAGAATGTGCAGCTAAAGTCTTTTAGTTTCCAATAAGGGTCTGCACAAGCCGTAACAGCATCAAAAATATATCTGTCCATATACATTGATACCGCTTTAGGCATGTCAATCTGACTCTTAGGAGATGTACTAGCTAATTCCATATTAGTAGGACAGTAATCAAGGGTATTTTCTTTATAATACTGAACACCACCTTTTTCATCAGTAAGTTTCAGCTCAAGGTAACCGACACCCTTAGGACCAACTTTTACTGCAATTTCTACATCAACCCACTGATCTAGAGGGAAGTAGATGTGTGGATTAGATGGAATAACATATCCTTGTTCATTATAGTGTTCGTCTGTGCTATAATCAAGGTCACGTACTCCGAAATAAATCTCACCATTTCTTCTCCATGATATATAAGTAGTGAAAGATTTCTCACCATCATCAAGGCAGAGAGCTGAAGGGAACTTAATCTCTGTTAACTGCCACCAAGAAGACAAGTGTTCATCCCATCTATCTTCAAGGGTTGCAATCGCCGTATCATGAAAAGATTTTGGTAGATACATCTTAAAACTCTCATGAAACTCGTCAGCCTTCAAATTGTAAATACTCTTTGGCAATGTAGTATCGTCAAAACTTGCATACTCCAAAGAAATCTCTGCTCTACTAAGACTTTGATCCAGTTCTTTTACACACTCAAATTTACCACAAGTTCCATCCCAGCTCAAATATAAACTATCTCCGAGTTGGTCATAAGCTCTATACCACAAACCGTACATATTAGAATGGAATGGTATAGTACATACTTGTTCCAGTTTGGTTACTAATAAATATTCAGCTTCGATACTTTCTGGATAAGGTGCAGTGAATGAAGATCCAAGGTGAACTAATCCATGAGGAGTTGTAGTAAAGTCTTGAATCTCTTCTCCATTGACATAAACCTTTACAGTATCTCCAGTAAGGAATGGATAAGAAAATTGATACCATCCATCGGCATGAGCTACATTACAAACAACATTATGTTCACGTATAGTTCTACTACCAATTTCGGGAGTATAAATCTCTCTTACAGCTTTATCAGAAAAATCTCTATCGACATAATCTAAAGAAGGTTCTGCAGTAATCTCAATCTCGACAGGAGTTGTTGCTGCATCAATGGCTGATTTTACACCCTTAGACTTAACAGGATTATTACTATCAGCCGTAGGAGTATTATCAAAAGTCAATGCAGTTTGATAATTTGACAGATCAATATTGACAACTCCACTTGTAGGAGTTAAAGCTGCATTATTGACTTTTACACCCGTAATACCAACATTCAGGTCAGTGATTTCACTTGCTGTATGAGTATGAGAAGTGTTTGCCTTACCAGATAAAGCAGAAGCAAGAGCATAATCGTTTAGCGATGATTGTAATGCATACCCACTTAAATCAATATTTGCAGTACCATTAGCATTTAAAACTGTTGTACCATTTACCTGGACATCCTTAACGGTTCCCAAATCTGCGGCATTAAAATCTGTAATCTCACTAAGAGTATGTGTATGACTAGCATTTGCTTTTCCAGCTAATGCACTATAAACACCACCTGAAGAAACGGCATCTGTAGAACCTTCCGTAGGATTCTGATCTACACTAACGTTACTTCCTCCACTAGTAGTAATATTAATAGTAGTCGGAGTTGTGGCAGTACTTACTTCAGTTTTAGTTGCATAATCTGTTAAATCAGAAGAGGTTAAAAATCCTTCAGCTTGCAACTCGGAAGCAGTAACATACTCGCTAGGTACGGAAGTGAGATAGTTTCCAATAGGTTGATAAATGTTAGACATATCAACCGTTTTCGCATATTCACTAAGATCAATATTGGCTACACCGTCCTGATCCAAGATAGAAGTATTACCAATTTTAACATCAGTAACCGCTCCAAATGAACTAGGATCTAAATCTAAGATATCACTAGCAACGTGAGTATGACCTACATCGGATTTATTAGCTAATGCACTATAAACACCACCTGAAGAAACGGCATCTGTAGAACCTTCCGTAGGATTCTGATCTACATTAACATTGCCACCACCTCCACTAGTAGTTACAGTAAGAGTAACTGAAGTAGTAGCATTAGCCAAATCTGAACTGGTCGCAAATTGAGACAGGTTCAAATCAGTAATATCATTGGTAGTATGAGTATGGTTAACGTCTGCCTTTCCACTAATATCCTGATGCTGAGTGAGATAATTTCCTATAGGTTGATATTTCGCATCAGCAGCCGATTCAGTAAGAACGCCAGAAGGAATACTACCGCCTGCAGATACACTATTCCAAGCTGAACCGTCCCACCAAGATGGGCTATCAGTTGTAGTATTATACCAAGTAGCTCCTTCAAGAATATCCCAAGTTAAGCCTATGTTCATTGAGCTTAATCCAGCAAGTTCATTAGAAGAACCAGAGCCAGATAACATACTCAATTTGCCATTCTTTCCTAAACAAACGAACGTAGCAGTACCATCTACTAAGAAATCATTAAAACTAGTAGGATAATTTGCAGGCTCAGAACTTCCAGTAGTACCAGCACTTACACAATAATATACATACTCAGAACCATTAATTGTTTTGGTAAAGTAATTGTAAGTACCAAAACTGATAAAATGGTTCATCCAGGTCATATCATTGCAAGAATAAGACTTACTAGCTACTCTTGGGTCAGATGCAAATAACAATCCGGCACTTCCCAACTGAGATACTACAAATTCTATAGGCTTATTTCTTTTATCTTCTCCCTGTAATTGAGAATCTAAATTTTTCTTAAAGTCGAGATAGTACCTTTTGCCTAAGTAATTATTGAACAGAATCTTCTCATTACCAGTAAGCTGATTCGTTGAGCCTTTAAGGAACTTATACATAAATCCCTTCTCAAGATCAACTCCAGCAGTAGATTTAGGCAACAAGGTATATATTCTATCTACAAGACCATCCGTATTCCATTGGCTCTTAATTCTTATAGCGAATCTGGTATCATTTTTTATTGATACATTACGTCTTACATCAAAAGTAGAATTACCAAAACCTCCTACCTGCATACCAAGCCAACCACTAGATAATATTCTCTTAGTGTTAGATAAGTCGGCTGTGTAATCAGTAACGCTAAATTTAGTATCACCACAAATATTAAACAATCCACTATTATTTTTAGGGAAGGAGATACCAAAATAGCTATAAAAGTTCTGATTATTTTGAGTAAAGGCTTCATTCAATACAGGCTCTAGGGTATTCAGATTGATATCAAAATAATCCCTAGCAGAAGTATTTGAGATAATTCTAAGTGGGTTACGTTCGCCTTCGAAAGATACGTAATTAGTTTTATTATCATGATCAAAGGTTCTCTTATAATCCAAGTAAGAATTAGGTCCAATTACAGCACACTCAGATTCAGATGAAGTATCGTAAGTATTCTTTATAGTAGCAGGGGTTAAATTGAAGAAATTCCTAGACTGTACATTAACATAGTGAGTATATCCTGGGTCTGTATTGTTTAGATCACCAGTCAAAATCAAATGAGAAGTTACAATCAAAGGATGTTCATAACTATCGTAAACTCCATGGAATCTATTACCAATTAATCGAAGAACAAGCCTGCAGTTATTCTCTGTTGTCTTTCCAGGAACATCTTCGGTATAAAAGAAGTAAGCCTGCTCTCTACCATTATTTTCTACATGACAATAAGATACTTCAAGTTCAGAAAAGGCCAAGCTCTGACTCTCACACCAAATAAAATACTTACATCTTCTACCATAGTTCCAAGCTACATTAGATACTTTACCAATAACACCACATTGATCTCTGTAAGTATTATTCATATTTCCAGGAACCGTACTAAAACCCATTAAAGCTTTATAAGGTCTGGAAGGAGTATCATCTGAACTAGGACTACCATCTTGATTCTGTGCATGGTCTGAGAACTGATACAAATCTTTATATGATTTATAGTAGTCTGAAATATTATTGAATACTGCGGTCGTAGACATTACATTATTGAACGCTATACCACCAGCACCAGGAACTACCATAATATCCTCAAAAGTAGATTTATTGATAACTACGTTTGAGATTATTTTCGTATCATCTTGATTTAGTTCATCCAAGTAAGCAGGAGAATCTACGCAGTTAGCTCTCAAGGATATAAGCATTAATTCTTTAAAGCTCATACAACCTGGAGAATGCTGCCCGTTAGATTCAAACGAGATACATGCACGAATAGAGGTAATACAAAGGGCTGAAATATCAAATAAGAATGAATTTTCGATAATGAAACCCTTGTCTAGGAATGATAAGCAGGTTTTAGATTTACCAACGCCTTCAATTTTACAGTTTTGAGTCCAATAAAACTCTTTAATACGCTCTTTGAATGGATAATTTCTACGGCCAAACTTAATAACCATTTGATCACCATTTCTCTGAGTATTTCCATATCTATTACTTATCGTTCCATAGTATCTATCCCCAATAACACCCTCTACGATACAACGAATGATAGTATTATTAGTTTCAGTTACTCTATCTAAAGATCTATAATAAGTACATGCATCTTGTTCACCCTGGAATGGATTAATAGAAGTCTCCTCTCTTAATGCAGCATACAAAGACTTATCATAATCAGATTTATGCTCACTATAATAAGTTTTCCAATTATCATATGCAGTAGAAGTAGGAACATACTCTTCATCTTTAAGCTGGAAGACAGTTCTACAGAAAGTTGTATAATCACTATCCGTCCACTCTTCGAACTGCCACCAATCAAATTCTACTGTTCCACCTTTTTCAGCAAATAAAGTTAATGTAGTAGTAAAACTTCTAAAAGCATTTATAAAAACTTTACTAGGATCTTGAAGAATTTGAAGACGACCGTTAGTAATTGTATGCCCACCTAAGTCAATCTTTACTCCGGATCTAATAAGAATTCTTTTTCCACCCAAGTCTATATTTTCAGTAAGAATATACTCTCCGTCATTTAATGGATATAACTTAAAGCTTGAATCACCTTGACCTGGAATAAATCCTATATAACTTTCTGATTGAATACTATCAATATAATTTTGCGTAATTCTAATACGGCCTCTATCAGCATAAGTTTTAGTAGCGTAGTTAGAGAGATCTGCACCACTACCACTACCACCTAATTGTGCTTGAGCTATTTGTTCAGTTACGTAAGTTTCAGTGGCTAATCCAGTAATAGATGGTACAGATATTATTGCATCTCCATTGTTATCTACAACAGATGAACCATTTACTTTAACGTCCTTTACTCCCCCACCATTTCCTTCAGAAGCCACAAGATCATCTAAGGTCTCCTGAACACTCTGTTGTCTCTCTTCATCGTATACGGACAACGCAGAAGTAAGCATTCCATCTTTCGTTTGTGGCAAAAGATGAGATCCTATCTTAATGGGGTTTGTTAAACTCGATTCAGTTGACATATATCGTATTTATATTAATTAATTTTAAGATTAAACAAGAATTCGCCAGCACTTAAACTTCCTCCCCATCTATAAATACTGTAAGTACCAAGACTAGTAGAAGGAGTGTATTTTGCAGTAGATGATTCCAAAGCACTAAGTCCAGCAATATTATTTGCATCCACCATTGTTCTAGTATTTGGAATAGCAAACCATAAGTAATCCTTAGTCATAGTTACAGGGATATTAGAGACGTCAATAGCTGATCTACCTGTCTTTAAATTAGTTCTAGTCCCTGATAAAAGATCTGCTACTACTTGAGCTGGATCAGAAAGAGCGCCAGAATTATCCTCAAAAACATACCAAGGCTTCGAGAATGATACACTCTTAAAACTTCCTGTAGCTGTTCCGCTCTTATTATCTGAATTAGTAACAGTAGCAGTAATAGATCCAGACGAACAAGAAGTAGTCGTAGGATCTATTGTAGCAGTTTTTGTATAAGTATTACCACTTTTAGTCCATCCAGCAGTACTTGAAGTTACATCTGTTATACTAACTGGTTTATTTCCAGAATCATTAGACTTAGAAACTGAGAAGGTTGCTGTAAAGGTTACTTGCGTAGTGTTACTTGGCAAACTAATAGAACTAGGGCTAGCTGATATACTACACGAATAACCATAAGTATATGCTAGTTTAGACTCGAGATAATTAATCATATCTGCAGTTAGTCTAGAGTCTGATATTGAAGATAATGAAAGATCTATATTTCCAGTATTATCAATTGACTGTTTAGTTCCTGAATTTATGGAAATAGTTTTAACATAATTTCCCGCTGGTTGATATCCGCTTAAATCTTGATGTTCAGTAAGGTAATTTCCTATTGGTTGATAAGTACTAGCAGCCTCAGATTTCGTTAAATAAGTTGATAAATCTATTTCCTGATTACCGCCATTTAATTGAGCCTGAAGAATCCTTTCATCTACATAAGATTGAAGTCCACTAATATCTTGGGTTGAGTGAGTATGAGATTCTTCAGCATAACTTCCTTTCTGCTGATATAAGCTATTAGCATTTTCCTCAGTAAGATAATCCCCTGGCTGAGGTATATATGGGAAATTAGTTATATCATTAATTGAGTGGGTATGTGATACGTTAGCTTTTCCACTAATATCTTGGTGTTCAGTAAGATAATTTCCTTTTAATTGGTATTTCTCATCTGACTGAGCTTTTGTATAAGAATCACCAACGTTAGCTTTTCCACTAATATCCTGATGTTCAGTAAGATAATTTCCTGCTGGTTGATAAGTACTAGCAGCTTCAGACTTCATGAGATAGTCAGAAAGATCTATTTCATTTCCATCATCTTCACCTTTTAATTGATATCTAGCATCTGATTGGGCTTTTGTATAAGAATCACCAACGTTAGCTTTTCCACTAATATCCTGGTGTTCAGTAAGATAATTTCCTGCAGGCTGATAATTTCCCTTTAATTGGTACTTTTCATCCGATTGAGCCTTTGTATAAGAATCACCAACATTAGCCTTCCCACTGATATCCTGATGCTGAGTGAGATAATTCCCCTTTAACTGGTATTTCTCATCTGACTGAGCTTTTGTATAAGAATCACCAATATTAGCTTTTCCACTAACATCTGGAACAGCAGCTTGTATAGCACTTGTTACAAAATCAGATGTTACAAAACCACGAGAATTTACATATTCTTCTAGAGCTTCTTGAGATATACCAGCAGCTTCCAATGCCTCTCGTAAACCCTCAACATCATTAATAGTATGAGTATGGGTTCTGTCAGCTTTTCCACTCAGATCTATTACAATATTTCCTTCTGAATCGCCTAACTGAGCTTGAGCAATAGCATTAAGAACTTGCTCAGCAGTCATAAAGTACCCACTATCAGTATGAATTAACAGTTCTTTTTCATTAACTATATCCACACGAATTCCATCACCACCATAGATTTCTGAAACGGTTAGAGCATTCTCAAATAGATTTTCTAAACCACGCTCTATGTTGTTTAATTTTCCAGCATCGAGTTTGGTTCTCCCATCAACCCATACTGTTTTTTGATATCTATCTTTCATTACCAAACTCCTCCATCAATTATTGTATTATCTGGGTACCAATTTTCTAAGTTAGTCCAGAATGCATTACCTATTTCAGAATTTAAATATATATAAGTATGATAAATATTATCTTCCCCTAAAAATCTCACAGACATACCCGGAGATCTTCTACTTTGTGGGACTAATGTAACTGCCTCTGCTAAAGTAAATGCTCTACTATCATCTCCTACTTCTGAGTTTAAGTTACAATATTTCTTAATTAATACATTAACACAATCAACCAGAGCATTAACAGTATTATTTAAAGAGTTAACCTCTGCAGTACTTAATGTATCACCCTTCTGTTTTACGGGAAGAATAGTTTTAGTCAAAAGTTCCATCTCTATTATTAATTCATCAAGTTAAACTTGTAACCTCTAAAAGAATTGGATCTTCTTTCTCCAGCTCTTTTTCCTGAGGCTTTTTTCTTTTCTTCACTCCTAGGTATTGTGAAGTAACTTTATGGCGTTTTTTAACAGCGCTCATATCCATTGTTTTTCGAACGGTCTTACTCATATTGTAATGTCATCTCCTACAGTCAATTCCCCAGATTTCTTATCAGGAATATTAACAGTATCTAAAATTTCTACATCTTTAAAAGTAAAATAACTATCAGGTAAACCTTCTAACTCAATTAAAGTAATAGTCTTGCCATCTAGAGAAACTCTAAAGTAGATATCTTTTATTGTGTATTCTCCATCTACAGCAAACTGATTAAAATTACCTATAGTAGTAGACCTAATTGCTACTCTTGCTCCTACCATATTGTCATAATTCCAAATACCAGCAGGACAAGTATATCTTTGCTTTCTACAACTCATAACATCTGTCCTTTTGCTAACAAATCTACCATATTATTAAATCGAACGTCAATTGAATTACCACTTTGATGTCCTTTAACCCATTCAAAAGAAACGTTAATCCCTAATTTTTTAATTTCTTTCAAGATGTCTTCCTTTATGGCTTTAATATATGGCTCTTTTGTTTTCCATTTACCAGTACACCAATCTCTAACACCTACATAATCTGCTTTAATAATAACGCTATCTCCTCTTTTCAAGCTATTACCGAATTTTCTTAAAGCAACTAATACGCCTAACATTTCAGTAGTAGGATTAGAAACCTGAGAAGTACCATATTCTGTCTTTAAAAAATCAGGGCTAACTTCCAGGGAAAATTTATCAAGCAATATACCATCACGCACAAGAACTCCTCCACATCCTAGTCTATTGCTTCCATATCTTCCTTTGAAATGGGAACCGTCAGTATATATTGTTATATCTTTCATATATTAACCATTATATCATTTATGTTTTCAAATCGAATAGGATCAAGTCGTACTTTATAATTACAGTACATCCAGTCTCTAAAGTCCTCGGTTTTAACTACGGACAACTCTCCTAACAATCTTAAAAGAGTTTTTCCGTCGTTTTTATTTTCCAAGGACCCAACTATTTGAAGCATATAATAAATTACCTTATCTATATTACTTCCATTTCCTTCTTTTATATCCAAAGACATAGATCTGGAATGTTTACTGAATGCAGAGAATATTTTTATCCAATTACCTGGAATAGTAGCTCTACTTCCAGCCGTTAAATAATAAATTCTACAATCATAACCATCTATCCTAGCTAATATATAATCGTCTAAAGCTATATCAACTTTACTTAAAATTGAAGAATCCTCCCATCCCACCAATTCAATAAACTCTGAAAACAATTTTTCTTGCGTCATCATATAATTAAAGTTTTAAAATTGATTGTATAAGAGCTGTGCCGGTTAAAATAATGGTGTTTGATTTTCGAATAATTAAAACTCCGGATTTATCACATAGATATTTATATTCGATCTTATCTAAAATCTCATCGATTTCTTTATCAATACGCAACGATATAGCTAGTAATTTACCACACTCTTCGAATGCTGAAGTGCATATTACAAAAAATGGCCAAATATCCATCTCTCCTAATTTTTCTTTAACGCACTTCTCGATTTCGCTATTCGTTAACTTACTTGTCGCCTCTTTTCCCATACTCCTCTACCTCCTTCAAAAGAAAACCCGAATAATTTAAAATCATAGATAAAACTTTTCTATAAGAATGATCAAATGATTTTTCAGGAGTAATTATTACTACACCTTTGGCATTATTGTATTCTGACAGACGTTCTAATTTTTTCACTATGTCAAGAAAAGGAACTTTGCACATTTCTATAGCAAATCTTTTCTCAAACTCCTCTCCAGATATTTTACCATCGTTCAAGCCTTTCTGTAACATATCACTTGGGGCTAGGGATTTTAAATGAATAGGAGCATTAGAATATCTCTTAAGTGTTGGAAAATAGTCTAATCTTTTAATTGCGAAGATTGGAAGATACTCATTTTTGATCAATTCTTCTAATGAGATATCTTCCAAAGAGGCTGTATAAATTTTTAAATTTGATTTCATAATATTATAATTTAATTAAACTTTTTCAATTATTCAATTTCCGAACTTCTTTTTAGTATTTTTAAAAGAAGACTTGGAAAATACGCCAGAAGACCCTCTAAATGAATCAGTGGTACTCTTCCTACTATTATTATTGTTATTAAAGGTTTTCTGAGCAGCTGCTTGTGAGGGCAATAATCCGCCACAACTAGCTCCTCCACCTTTAAATTTTTGAGAAGCTGAAGCAAAAACAGAAGGAGCTTGTTGCATTAACCTTTTTAACAGATTAACATTACTTTCAACCATTGAGATAAGCGTTCCAGAGTCTAAATGATAAGTAATTTGATCTGTATTTAATAGATCTCCAGTTATCATTCCAGAAGATACTAAGAATTCAGACAGTTTAATAAAAGTCTCTGAAAGATTGGAAGTAATGATTATAGTATCTGTTGTAGGTTCATAGAGTTTATACTCCTTGGTTTGACTATCATAATTTATAACTACATTAATCATTCTTGAACTTGTATAACTCTAGATTCTTTTAGTTTGATATATGGATTTGCCTCCTCAATATCAGTTACACTTATCTTTCTCTTTTTCTGAAACCATCTAATAAAGAATATTTTACTAGGCTGATTAACAAACTCTTTTTCTATATGGGTGATAAGATATAACTCAGAATTTACTTCAGGCTCAACATACATAGATCTTGGATATTCTCCACGTAAAGAAACCTTATAATAATTATCTCCAATAACTGTATCAAATTTAATCCCTGGAGCAAATATAGTATCATGGAAAAATACAGAATCCAGTTTAGAAACAGTGGAAGTAATCCTTTCCACTTTAACTACGGTTTTTGCATATCCCTTTTCCTTAATTTTCTCTGCTATTAATTTGTTTATTGAGTCTTTACTGCTTAACAACTGGGCTCTTGTCATATTTAATTCAGTCGTTTTTCCATTCAAATTATCTTCTAGGGCTGAAATGTAATTCTCTCTCTGCTCTAACTGGCCTTTAAGAGAACTATAGCTCTTGAACCAGCCAATTACAAAAATAATAAGTACCGCTAGCAGTATTAGCGATTTGTGTTTAATAATAAAATTCATAATATTTACAGATTTTTATAAAAACAAAAGGTAAGTTAAAAACTTTTTCAATTCTTAACTTACCTTAATTAATTTAGTCTTTATTTACAACATATATTCCAATTCTATACTCAGCGTCACCGCTTTTCATATAGTTTACATTTTTATGGAATATATTATACTCATTATCATCTGTCACCTGGATTATATGGTTATCCCATCCATTAGTCAATGATAATTTTTCAATCAATGCTTTGAGCGAAGCTATCTTAGAAGCAGTTTTAGTTAATACCTCTAAATCCTGATCTACTGATAACGATTGTTCAAGTCTTTGTAATTCAGACTTTGCCTGCTCTTCATTTAGAGTAGTACTACTGTCAGTTGTATCAATTTTATACTGCTCAGGAGTCCTCTTCGTAAGAGTATTCAAATATTGTCCACCAAGCTTTTTGCTTGATATCTCAGCTAATCTAGCTACATAACCATTCTCTTCTAGAATATTTTTAATATTGTTCAAAGTAGCTATCGAAGTAGTCAAGCCGAGACTTACAAAAACCCCAACAGGTTTTATAAACTTTTCTTCATCAATTGAATTGACATGAAATATCTTAAATTCATGCTGATAGAATACCTCTACTAGTCTATAAATTTCTTCTTTTAAATTATTACCCTTAGGCATATGAGAGATTTCGTTGTTTTAGATTAGTCCAATAGGCGGCCTTATCTCTATTTCCGCTACCATAATTGCATCCATAAATAACGTATTTATTCATAGTGCTTTCAACTTCTTTCCATTCGGATAAAGTGTCCTCGAAATCGGAGATAATCACCAAAACTGCTGTGTCATCATACTGATCTTTGAAATACTTAATTCCTTTAGCGATACGTGTTCCACCGCCAACCTCAATTTTCGGAACTACATCTTTAGAAGTCAAATCTTTGAAGTGATTTTCTAGTTCTGTATCCCAGGTTATAATATCGTATTTTAAAGATCTATTAATCTTATTCAATTCTGATGGAATCGTAACTAAGATTCTCTGAATTAGATCTCTGTCCATTGAACCTGATACATCAATTAAGAATACAAGCTTTATTTCAGTATTCATGTTCACTTTCTGAGACATGGTAGGTCTAATAACTCGTCTGTCAATTCCACGGTTATACAGTCTCATCACATTTCTACTATATGTGTAACTTACGACTCGCTTCTTGACATTTTGAACGATTTCTCTAAGAATCATTTCGACCTTATCAACCTCTTTGTTGACATTCATTTCCATTTCGGCATGAACATCTCCAGGAGACATACTATTACTACCGCCATCAGTATTAAAAGATTCTCCAATGGTACCGTTAGCTCTAGCTTCATCAGCTTTTCTACGTTCATCAGAGCCATGATCTAAATCTCGTTCGCTGGTTGAGTTAGAATCGCCGCCAGCATTACCGCTAGAAGAGCCATTGCCATTAATCATAGAATCTAGACCTCTCATCATGATACCACTACCGCCATTCATACCGTTAGCAGCATCTCGTAAAGCGTCTTGATATCCACGTTCATAGTCAGACATCCCATTTTGAGATCCCTGACCATTTTGACCTTGACCATTCTGACTGCCAGCTTGAGAGCCTTGATCTTGACCATTTTGACCAGCTTGATCACCACCAGCTTGAGAGCCTTGACCTCCATTCTGACCTTGACCGCCTTGACCATTCTGGCCACCAAGCTGAGAGCCTTGACCATTTTGAGATCCCTGACCATTCTGACTATTTTGAGATCCTTGACTTTGACCAGCTTGAGAGCCTTGACCATTTTGAGATCCCTGACCATTCTGACCATTTTGAGATCCTTGACTTTGACCAGCTTGAGAGCCTTGACCATTCTGGCCGCTACCAGATTGAGATCCTGGTTGATTAGATTGTTTCTGTTTTGCGGTACCATTCTTCAAATCCTTTAGTCCCTGTTGATAACCACGACGATATTCTTCAGACTGGTTATTCCACCATTTATTGAGGGCGTCCTGAATTTGCTGTTTAGTAACTTTAGAGGTATCACCATTTCCACCACTGTTGATAGAGACCAGCATCTTAATGAACTGATCTGCATGCTTAATCATCAATAGTAGGTATTCAGTATAAGACTTTCCTTCAGGGAAAGGAATTACATTTCCAGTACCATCCGTAGTAGTGAATCTATTAGGATGCATAAACTTCAGCAAACTACTTTGAGTTGCCTGATTTAACTGGTCTTCTAATTCCTTTTTCTCACTTTCGCTTATCTGATCTGTCATCTTTAAGGCTTCTTCCACCTTTTTCTGAAAAATGTTGGTTATAGAAGCTTCCATTGCCTCTAATTCCGGTTCAGACAAAAGTTTTGAGTTAACCTCAAGGTCCATAGCTACATTGTGCAACGAATGATTGACTGAAGGATCATCTATGATTCTCTTCAAGAGCACTTCTCCAAAGTCAATCCCACACTCTTTATTGATTCTTTCACTTATTTCATAGAAATCAGAGTTAATTGAATCTATCAGCAAAGAGTCAAGCTCCTCATGAATTTCATCAAGATGACCGAAATATATATGTCCAATTTCGTGCATATATATTTTATAGTCAATATCGTCGTCCCCAATTGGATGAGCAACAATATTATAGATGTTTGCATTAGCAGTATCATTCTTGTTGCAATAAGCCAAAGCCTGATTGCCGAAATTCGTAAAGTCGAATGGCTCATTCCTATTTATAGATAGGTACTTGTCTCCATTGCTATATACTACTTTCGTTATCTGCTCTACTTGTTCAAGATCTAGTTTTCCCATTAGTCTTCACAATTGATTTTGTTCACTGAAGGTGTGATAGTATTAATCTGAGGAATGATTGAGCCTGGATTATCATTGCTAATAGCCTTTCTATACGACTTAAGAGCTACCTCAGTATCATTCAGATCGTTATTCAATAATCTGCTCAATATTTCCTTCATACCACTCTGGGTATAATCGAACTTAACGACAAACTGACAGATAGAGTCTGTAAGACCAAGAATACGATTCCAATAGCTGATTGAGCTGCTAAGTGACTCTGGAGAGAGCGTTTTAGCTTGTGACATACTAGAAACATTCTTCTGGATTTCGTTATTGGTGATCTTAATACACTCAACTGAATGCATCAAGTATGATGGCATAAGTGGAGTCTTAAGCTTGTTAACTGCTGAATCACCAATCATGTCATCCAACAACTGCTTTGCGTTGATCAAATCTGGCTCTTCAAGCTTCTTATCGTCGCTGAAGTTATTTTCGAAATAATCTACATACTTCTGAGCAGTTGGATTTACAATACTGTCGATGCTATTTGATGCTACTCCAATACGAGTGAAATAGTCGGTATAAACAGTATTCAATTCTACTGACTTATTTTTGTTACGAGTAGTGCCAATTCCGCAAAGGCCCTTGATAGAATTCAAGAAACTATCAGATCGTAGACCGGCAGTTCCAAAACATTTATAAGTGCTTATTGCCCAATCTACCAAGTATCCAAGAGTACGCAAAGATGTGAATCCGTACAACTCTGAATCTACCTGGTTCTCAATTTCTGTGCTATAGACAGAACCAAGATCCTTAATGCTAAAGTCAATCTTTGTTTGTGACTGAACATTAGTACTTTTCTTAGCCTTAGAGGTAGGATTTCCATAACTATCAAAGTCATTTGAATTCAAACCCATCAAAGATATTGTCTGTGCTCTTACACTTTCCTCGATCAACAACTTAGCTGCAGTAAGGCCCTTCTTGTCTCCTGCTATTCTCTTCTTGTTAGAGTCAACGGTAGCAAAGTACTTACTAAATACGTCAGAAACTGTTGGGTTATTACTCATTCCTTCGGGCTTGTATCTGCTCAAGAAACAACAAACGTCTTTAACATTTGGAGATACGTTGAAGATTGCGAAACGGTTCATCATTGGAGCAATCAAAGACATTGATGCTGACAAGTTCTGAGAATAGTTACCTGCTGCAACAATCAAAGTGTCTTCAGGGAGACTCTCAGTCTTACACTTCTTTTCAAAAATGATACTCAAAAGAGCACCCTGAACCATTTCATTTGCGGTGGTCAATTCATCAAGAAACAGCAAAGTCTTTCCACCTTCCTTCTTTACTTCAAGGATCTCTTCGAACCAGTCTGGTCTAATATGCAATGCTGAAAGCGAGACCTTACTCTTCTTAGAGCCCTTACCCTTCTTTTCTTTTTCATCTTCTTCTTTATCTACTACTGGAGCAGTCATAAATCCGGCTACTTCATCAGCAGTAGTTTGTGATCCACAGAGAGCGAGATAATGGTAACCACGTTTTTCAGCAAAGAGCTTGACCGTAGTAGTCTTACCTGCGCCTGGGTTTGCCATTAATAATACTGGAATTTTAGAGTCTTCTGCTACGGTTAATGCGTAAAGAATTTTCTCATTAATTCCTTCAATCTTTGTGTTTTCTTTCATTTTGTTAAATTTTTAAATTTGTTAATATTAAATAATTTATTAAATAATTAATTTTTTTTTCTTTTATAAGAAATTAAGGGGAAATGAAAATGAGCAAAAAAAAATAAATTAGAACAAACCTATACCGAGTCAAACGGTAAATTCCATAATAAAGGGTTGAGGTTTATTATGGCGTTTTGTCCCACTTAAACTAATTCATTTATTCTAATCTACTTTTATCTTTTTATTTTTTTTATTCTGTTTTATTTTTTTTAATTATCTTCTTTCTATAAAATTATATTTTGGATCATATATGTAAATCGTATTTAAGCATCTTGAGAAATAGGTTTTATTCCACGCCTCAAGAAACTTATTTACAATTTTAGGGTTTGTTGTTGTTAGTTAAATGTCTAGAAAATGATAAATAAATTTTATTGAAAGAGGATTTTATATAAGTCTATGAAACTCGTTCAGTGAATCACCTTTATCATCTGTTATATCCCGTCTCGGTTTCTATTTCATACCGACCTACTAAAATTTATCACTTTAATAGCTGGCCTCATCCGGTTACTCGATTCACGCTTTCTTTTAAGTATACTTTTTACATATACGCCGGATTCACACTGTATAACAGATTGTCCAAACACCAACAAAGATTGTAAACGTGTTTGATATAAACTTATACAAATTCCTTCACTTATAAGAATTTGTCGGGTTTTCAATCTCCATGATTTTTGAGTATTGTTCGTAAAAGAATTCAGTCAGTTTTTTCAAATTATCTTCTTCTGGTATCCAGTCTGGATAGTTATCTTTAATCCAATCTAAAGATACAGATATTTTACCATCGCATTCGTTGACTATAAATTCTTGATAAGCATTCTCAGAAATTTCACTAATTATTTTATAACCAACATCTATTAAATAATATCGATCATTTAAAAAATCATCAAAATTTAAATAGAATGGAGAATCTATATCATATCCAGCTCTTTTCTTTTGTTGACAGATATCTTTAACAGTTCGCTTAAATTTATTATTAAACTTATTATCAGAAATTGGATCCATTCTTACTCCATACCCGACGGCCCTAATCACTTTAATTCCGTAGGTACTTTCTATGTAAAGATCTCGAATTTTATCTTCTTTTTCTCTTCCATCATGCCAGTGAGAGTCTAATTCAACAGCAAGGCCTAAATTTGGAAAGAAGTAGTCTAACATAAAGAACTTATTATTCCAAATACTATTTAATAAATTACTGTCTTTAAACTTTCTAGCTAAGTCTCTATACAGCTCTTTACTAATTATAGGCAATGGGAATTCTCTTATATACCATAATTCTCGATTTTTATAATTAGAATTAATTTTTGATAAATAAGCTTCCCAAGAACTATTAGTAGGAGAATAATCTGAAGTAAGGTGGTGATTTCTAGACTTAATCATGTCTACACAAGATATAAATCTAGGACATTCATAGATTCCAAGATTGTCTAAATCATAAGTATCCCTATTCTTCTTAAATACTCTTTTAATCATAAATTTATTTATTCTATTCTCTTTCATAAATAAGAAAAATAAAAGTAATAAAAGTTACTATATTTCGCTTCTATTACTTTTATTTACTGTCGCTTGAATCCCTAGTATAACTAGCGCTTATCCAAGTTTCAGTAGAGTACGATAACACTTTTTCAAGAATTATTTTCCTCAACTATAAGAAATTGACGGGATTTGATTAGTAGTAGAGAAAAAAAGAAAGAGACTAGAATATTTCTTTCTAATCCCTTTCTTCTACCTTTAATTTAATTTTATTTATTTTTTAGACCAGTCAATCTTAATTATGTCATCAATACATCCATAATCAAGTGCCTCTTTTGCAGTAAGCCACTGATCTAATCTTGCATTATTTTCTATTTCTTCGTAAGTTTTTCCGGTTCGCAAAGCTATGAAATTAAACAACTCTTTCTTTGTCTTTTCAAGTTCGTTAGCTTCAATCATGATCTCATCCGAAGTTCCAGAAATACCTCCCAAAACTCTAGGTTGATGTAACAAAACTTTACTTCCTGGGAGAGATCTACGCATACCCTTAGTTCCTGCCATTAATATAAGTGAGCCCATTGAAGCTGCAACGCCTACATTTATGGTTTCAATCTTAGGAGTTATGTATCCCATAGTTTCAACCAACCCATAGCCACTTGAACAAGAACCACCAGGACTATCAATATAAATACTAATAGGCTCATCGCTATTAGAAGCCAAATATAACAATTGAGCGATAACAATACTGCAAGTCTCAGATGTTACTTCAGATGCGAAATAGATCTTTCTTTCCATCATCAAACGAGAGAAAACATCCATCTGAGTTACATTCAATTGCCTCTCTTCAAGAATAGAAGGTGCTTGATATCCTACAAATTTACAGTACCCTCTCAATACTGATAAACTAGAATTCTTTGAATCTTTGTAAAATTTTTCGAAATCACTCATAATATTACGATTATCTTAATAATTTATACATGAATAAGGAATCAACCCGATTTAAAACTGGAACAAATTCTTATATATGATTAAATTTTTATTAACAAAAACTAACAAAATGAAAATTGAAGAACTTAAAAATCAGTGGAAAAAATTTCTAAAACAAGCCAAAGAAGTTTTATTTGGCAAAGAAACTGGGTCATTATCAGCAAAAGAGGCTTGGAATCTCGTTAGGTATGGAATGTTATCTGAAAGCATTGATAAGGTAATACTTAATGAGATTAGCCGAATAGAACGTTTGATAATTTATAAGGCTGAGACTTCTAATAAGGAAGACTCTCTTATTATTACTGTCCCAGATAATAAAATGGATCTTTATGAAAAAATTAAAGAACATTTTTCAAAGAGAAACTTTATATGTTTTTTCACTTCATTCAAAGAAGTAGAAGATGAGAAATTCTTGATTATTTCTTGGAAAGATGGAGGAGGGAATTCAAATAAGTAAATAAGTAAATCTAAGAGAAGGATAAAGATAAGTTCCCTTCTCTTTTATTTTCTTGTGAATTCCTTATATATGAATAACTTAAAGAAATTTATTTACATGAAAATTAAACTATTGTTATTAGTATTACTTACAACTATATTACCTATAGATGTAGAGAAAGCTGAAAGTGAGATAGTTTTGCACAGCGATAGAATTAAGTTAGAAACTATTTTACAAGAACAAGTAAAAGAATGGATTGTTACAGCTACGACTTACAATCCAGTAAAAGCACAAACAAACAGTGATCCAACCTTAACAGCGGATATGTCTAGAATAGATTTAAATAAACTTAAGAAAGGAAAAATTAAGTGGATTGCTATATCTAGAGATTTTCTAAAGAGGGGAGATTTTAAGTACGGAGATAAGGTTGAAATCGAATGTAGCCAAAGACCTGACTTAAATGGGATTTACGAGATACATGATACTATGAATAAACGATTAAAAAATAAAATCGATATTCTACAAGATGTATCCGAAAAAGGAGGACTGTTTAAAAAAGTAAAAATAAGAAAAGTTAAAGAAGAGAGGATTTAAACCTTTCTTCTTTTTTTTGCAGCAAAAAAAATAACCCCAGGAAATATTTCATTCCTGGGATTTATTTTTAAAGTTCGAACGGATAGAATGCTATTTTGGTAGCATCATCCGTGTCTGTATCAATTACCCTACAATAATCATCCATTAAAAAGAGGATGTTTTCGGTTTTTAATTCAACAGATTCATCCCTGCTGAGTACATTCAACTCATGAGATAAGATCTCGTAAAGTTCTTCGTTATTAATGTCACTAAACTCTACAGTTATAACGACATTAGCTAACTTCAGCTCAGAATCCTCTGGAATTTCTTCCTTGAGGTAATTGATCGCATCTTCATGAAGCTCGTTCTTACTCAGAACATACGCCTCATACATACGATTAGCCCCAGAAGGATCTCTTTCGTCTGCAAAGACTTTTGTTGTCTCCTCTGGAACATCATAAAAATAGCCGTCACCATTTTTGTCGGCATAAGCTATTCTTAGAGCAGTATTAAGTTTAAATTTGAAATTCGTGGATCTTGCCCATGATTTTACTGCTCTTACGAAGTCAGGTATCTTACATTTGAATTCCCGACCTGTATAATTTGGGAGCACGACATCAACATACGTCTTGTTCCCATCGACTCTTATACACAATTTTTGCGTGTCGTTCTGACAAAACCAGTCGTCAGTATCCATCAAAAACGGTATAATATACGTGTCGTTATTAACATTGTTTGCAAATGCTACAATGTTTACTGCGTTACACGCCTTAGGTGATACCACTCCTCCACCTCCGTTCAGAAGGTCTTCTACTGAAGTAGTATCGTTTTTGAATTCGGAATAGCTGCTCGATATAATCTTTCCGAGGACTATTCCTGTAATTAACGATGCTATCATAGCTCTACTTTTTTGAATTAAAATTGTTGAGAGCATTTCTGCATCTTTGTTTGTCTTTCTCCTCAAGAGACACTGGATTGCTCTTAAGATCAAGACAATTAATCATTGCAGGCTTTATTGTTGTCAAGCAAAAAGCTGCGACACCGATTCCTGCTGCCATGGTTAATAACGTGTTTCTGGTCCACGCTTCGTGTTTTCCCAGTCCGTTATCTTCAAAATTTCTCTTTATGTCAGAAGCTTCTCTGACATATTTAAAATTCAATTCTGCCATTTTTGTGTTTTTAATTTATAATTTGTTGATTTTACATTATTCCATCAGCTTATTTGCTGACTGGAGCTTGAGTTCTCTCAAGCGCATTTCAGCAGCATCCTGTGCTTCTGCACCTTTTACTGCCACGAGACACCCTGTCAAAAACAGAATGCCACCTCCTACGGCCAACTTAAGTCCAACACTGTTGGCACAGTTAGCCCATTTGATCTGTCTTTCTAAAGAATTATTCTTCTTTTCCATTTTTTTTATTATATTAATTAGTTGTAAAAAAAGTGTGCAACCCCACTTGGAGGTCACACACGTCGAAGAACTCCCTTTATTTACTTAACCGGAGAGAATTCTTCCTTATTTTCCGGTTTTTCCTCAGCAACTGTTGCTGCTGAATTAAGAACGTTCTGGCAAATACCAGCGTCGTCCTTCTTGTTGAACTTGGAAGAGACTTTCTCCACCAAGTTATACTTCTCTGCCACCTTTGTGGCCGCTACACCAACCGCTACACCAGCGATCAGTGAAACAATTGTACTCTTTTTCATTTTATTTTTTATTTGTTTGTTAAAAATAATTGTTAATTTTTATTCATATATAAGAAATTTAGCCTTTTTGAAAATTTTCGACTTTTTGAAAATTAGGCTCAATCGTCGGTAAGTGTAAGGCTATCTTTTGGTAACTCAGAGGAAGAGGCTAGAAGTTCTTCTCGCATTTCAGCTTTTAGTTCTGCAGCTTTATTTGCATACCACGCAATTTTCTTCAAATCACGCTCTTCTTCCTCTGCACCTCCTTTAGATCCAGTTCTCCAATTGTACTTGAACATATTACATCTACAAAACCAATAAACAGCCTCCTTACCAAAAGCTATCTCCATTGCATCAATACATTCGAGCTTACCGTCATCTGACTTATAATAATCCGGAGAATTTACCAGATCACTATGTTTAACTTCTTCTTTCATAAAAATATTTTTAGTTAATTCAATGATTTTTTGACACATATAAGAAATTGAAGGGGAAATTAATACAATATCCTTAATTTAGAGTAAATAACAAATTTAAATAAGGAGGGCCTATGATATTATCGATGTTCATCATTTCTCTGATAGGGTTAATTATCACCTTGCTAATTATAACTAGAGGTGATAAATTGGCTAGACGATTTGAAGAAGCAGAGGAAATCTGGAATATGTACAGAAAACAAGACCCAGAAACAGTTTTTGAAAGCAGAGATTTTTGTGTCACCAAGGAAGGAAATTGTTTAGCTATCGACATTTCTACTTCCAAATCGCACAAAAGATTCTTCATTCCTAATATTACTAAAAGTGATATTGAGGGCCTAATCGAGGCTTTAAAGAAAGTGGACTCTGTATCGTAAAAAAAAAGAAGGAGGAAAACCCTCACTTCTTTTATTTTTTCTTGAAAAATCTCAACTCTATTACTTGATCCTCGTTGCTCCAAATTTCTAAAGACAATTTTTCATCTTTTGATAAATAATAATCCACCCGTTTGTAATTATCTGGATCATTAATTAATATTCTGCTTTTCTTGAATGAAAACTGCTTTATGAAATCTGCTTTAACTTTAGGAGACATAGTTAAATAGTCTACCTCTAACAAAGAATCTTTCCTACACCTAAAAAAGTAGCTATCACTTTCTAGATCAGAGGTTGGCGAAATATAACCTTTATCTCCATTAGGAAAATCAATAGAGTCTTGAATAATAGTGGCTGGAATTATATTATTACTTAACCACTTATTAACGCTCTCTACTGTTCTGTTTCCTCCTCCTGCTGCTGATCCTTCTGTAGTCCAAAGAATGAGCAAAGTCCAGAGGATAAACGTTTTAGAAAATTCCTTAAGCTTTCTATCGAACATTTAAATAATAAACTAATAAATGTAAACAATAAATACAGTATTAACGCTACTATCATCCATGTAAAGTATAGTAACTCTTTGATACTAATCTTCCTCATCTTTTCCTCCTATTAATAAATTTCTTAATCGACATCCCAAGAAATTTCCAATAGTTGAAAATAATAGAATCTTTATGCCGATTAGTAAATTTAGATTATTATAAAATACTTCATTGATAACTATTACTAAGTCTAGTATTACATGATTAAATCCTAAAACAGTAATTGCAAATACTAGAATTAAGATTAACCAAACTGATTGTTTTTTATAGAATGCTCTCGCTCCTAAATCAACCAATAATCCAGTCAAAATAGAAGACATAAGAATTCTCCACCAAGAACTATTCAAACTAACGAACTGTAATTTAATGCTTGGTGAAATTAAAAGCAATCCACAAATAGCTGCTATTATTATTCCTAAGAAATTTCCTAGAACGATTCTCTTTGCAAAAAGCTTAAGAACAATAATATCAATAGTAGGATATCCTGCAAAAGTAGTTGATAGATCAGAATCTCCCCCACGCTCAGTCATAAGTGGATAACTAAGCTTCATTATTCCTACAAAGACTAAAGAAATTATAAGTCCTTGAAATACACCAGGTCCGAAAACCCCAGAGCACACAGCTCCTATTCCAAAACAAATACCTGCAAATAAACTTTTGGAAAATAAATTTTTACTTACTTTTATCATAATATTTAACTTATTTTAACTTCATTTATAAGAAAAAGATGCCCTCCTATAATCTCACGACTAAAGAGGGCGTCACTTTTCAATATAAGTGTAAAAATAAATATTATGAAAAAAGAATAAAATGATTTTTAAAAGTAAGCCCTATTCTCACGAACCAGACTTACTCAAGAATAAAATAACAATTAACAAACAATTTTTTAAACAATTATGAAACAAGTCCACCTTTACCTATTATTCCAAATTATCATCTCTGTAATAATCACCACTATTTTCCGAACTTATATTACTGTCATTATCATCAGAGTCAAATTTAAATCGAAGTGGTCTGCCATGTGTAGGTAAACCATTCATTTTTATAGTATTTTGTTTAAGTTTTACAGGCCTGCTATTCTCGGGCTTAGAAAACTTCTTTAATCTAAAAATGATCATACATTAATATTTTTTTATACTCTAACATATTAAAGGGGACTAGCTAAATTTTCATAAAAAATAGGTGAATTTAAAGCTTACCCTGCAACGAAACCCCCTTCAATTGTCTATATTTCTCTCTATCACGTGGAGAAAGCTGCTCATACTCTTCAAGATCAGCCTTCAAATGTGAATTCTTCTCGTGGTATTTCTTACCGGCTTTATATCCTGCATAACTGCCGACAGCTGCAGCTGGTAATATAGCGTATCGTCCAACCTTGCGGGCCGTCTCATTGCTTGACATGTCCGAAATAGCAGCTGGTATCATAGCGCCTCCAAGAGCACCGAGATAGCCGCCTGATAGTTTATAGGCTCTCCCAACATTTTTATCTGCCTCCTTTGACATTCTTACGAATTCTTCATCTACAGGAGACCATTTTTTTTTGCCATCCTTCTTCTTTCCTTCTGCGAAGCTTTTTTCTTCTACGCAGCTAAACACTTTTCTTCTGATATACATATTACTATTAATTTTATATATTTATTTTATTATCCAACCCCTCTATTACAGCTACCTCTGGGCTAGTTCCTCCAAGATAAGCAACTAAATGCCAGGTAAATAGTGGGCCATAGAATTTATACACTTTAGTTCCTGGAATAGCTCTAACATAAAATTCAATGTCTCTAGGACCATTCACATCTATCCTAAAGCATGAAAGATCCTTGAAGTCAGATTCTCCAAGTTTTCGACCCTGATCATAATCCCTTTCGTACTCAAATACTTTCGGAACTATGTATCTTTTCGGATCTTTAAATAATTTCATAATAGCATTTTCATCAACGGTAGAATTGCCATTATTTAAAACTACACTATACTCTTCTTCTACAAACGGACAACCCTCAACTGATCTAATTCTCGGTTTCGGGTCATAAGGCATCGAAGAGTAAAATTTTCTTTTTAGGTAATATATTGCCATAATTATGTTTTATCTTTCTTGTAATGGTCATATAATTTCTTACCTCCGTAAGCAGCACCAGCTACTCCTGCAGTAATAGCAGCAGTTGTCCCTATCTTTTTCATCTTTGCCTTTCTTGCCTGGTGTCTAATTTCTTCCTTCAGACTTTTTTTAACCCCTTCTATACTTTCTTTATCAGTAGTATATCCGTAATCGTCAAGCCCTTTAATATGTTTCAGAAAATCTCTATAAACATCGCTGACTTTTTCTTTATCGGAAGCACCTACAATAAATGAAGTACGATTTCCCGGGCCTACTGGACCATACTTTTTAGGATCATAATTAAAGCGTGCACCTATCTTATAAACAGGCTTGCCTCCTCTTTTGATCTTTTTAATAACTGGTTTATCTTTAAATTCCTTATCGGACAACTCGTGAGCATCAAAGTCTCCTACTGCATAGTTAAAAGCATCTTGACTTTCACGCCAATCACTCAATCTCTTTCCATTCTTAGAAATGAAACTATCATTGTTAGTACCGTCAGGGCATTGTGTCTGGAATGCGGAAACTCCTGCAAAACATTTCTGTCGTATTAATCTCATATTAATATAAATTTTCTAACATTTTTTGAACTCGTGACTGCACAATTTCTCTGTCGGAATGTGTAGCTTGTTTAATAGAGTCCATAGTCTTCGTAAATCCACCATTAACTCCGCCTTCTAGATGTTCACTATATTTCTGCAAACAACTAAATACACTTCCACAAACTGCGTCAAACAAGTCTTTAGTGCCGGGTAAGCTTTCATTCCCTCTATTCTGATAATCAAATTCCGTACAACTAGATTTTTCTGGGTGATCGAGCTTCATGTGTTCATTATGAGCTCCATTAGTAACTACTCTAATTTCACTACACTCTCGAAGCAGAATATTATTGTAAGGAAGTTCTATTCTATCAGTATTAACAATATTTTTAAAAGCAATACCAGCATCCATAGTTCTATCTATAGAAATGGACCTGTATTCAATGCCATCTCTTTCACAACTTTGAAATATACCAGCAGAAGCAAATGAATCGGCACTGAAAGTAATATAATATCCCTGCGCAATTAGATCTCTTAAAAATTGATACAGATGGTCTAGAGATGTTGATTGTCCTTTTTTACGACTGACTACAAAGCATAGTGGAATTCTAAATTTTGGATAAACAGCATTTCCAGTAGGATCAGCTGTCTCTCCATTATAATAACAAATAGAAACTCCAGTCTTATCCTTTTGAAGTCCTATATCATAATGAACGAATAAATTAGTCATCTTAGGAACTTGATATAGCATTTGTTTCACTTTAGAATAAATGCTATCGGATTTATCATAAAAATCTACTATTATTTCCTCTGGAGCATAATTCCTGATCTTAGAACATTTCATAAGATGGCTAAGATCTCCGCTAAAGAATAAAGAATTTCCACTATACGGTACTCCAGCTAAGTCTTGAAGATTTCTTATTGGGTCATATAAAAATCTAAGACGGGTTTGCTTATCATCTGGGACCTTAATTATTCTACTAGGATCTATATTAGATTTTATTATATCTTCTCCTGGTTCAATAATTCTAGGAAGTTGCTTGCTGTCTCCAATAAAAAAATCAAAAGTTTTTCCATTAGCTTCTTGATAAACTTCCGGTCTTACCTCCCATTGAGCAGGAGAAACCCTAAATAATTCATCAAACGGAACACGATTTTCAAATTCCTGAGAAGCGCCATGATCAGAATCTTTAGCGGAAGAGTCAGCAATTACCATTCCGAAGTATCGTCTTTTATGTTTAAAACGAGACTCGTAACGTGTTAAAACTTCACCTATCTTAGAAATAGCTTCAGTTGGAGACCAGAATCCTACCTCAGAAAGAATCGAAAAAACTAGCTGGGTACCAATAACAGCTCCAGTACTTCTTGGACCTGAGGGAATTAATCGAATAGGTGGATTATTATATAAATTCTGAAAATAAGGGCTAGCTTCAAATATACCTTTATAAACATCTACAAAGTCTTTCCTTGCAGTATCTGCAGATGCATGAAAGAAACCAAAAGCGATCTTACTAGACTTACCAAGACCTAATGATTTAAAAACATCACTACAGCAGTCAAGTCTGTGATACATATAAAGCCCTAAAAATTTAGATATAAAAGACTTACCCGAACCAACACAACCAGTCAAAGATGCATAAGGAGTTCTCGTCAATACTGGATTTGGAAATATTTCTGGAATTTTATCTAGCCAATATTTAAAAGTATTTGAACCTCCTACTGCTCCTAGAAAATAGTCATCAAGAAGAAATGTTTTAAAATCGACTGGAACATGATTCATTCCCAGAATTTTGCATGTGACTAAAACTTTCTCATCCTCGGTAAGCCTTTCGTATGCTTCGGCTATTTCCGGAGAAGTAAAAGAAAGACCGTCATCATTCTGTATTGGGAGAGTGGGGTCTGTGTGATTTGTAAATTTATTTTCCTTCTCCATAATACTTGTAAAATTTGTATTTCTTTAACATCTATAAGATGAACGTCTAAATTTCTTATAGATGTACATAGTAATTTAAGAACTTATGATATACATTTTAAGACAAGGAGATTTTATTTACATTACGCAAGAAAAAAGAGATTTAAACTCTGAAAACAATTGCATTGACGGGGAATTATTATTTACGTTAAATTGGAGTGATGAGGATAAGAGTGTATTAGAAGAATGCTTGAGACCCTACAAAGATCTTAAAAGCAAAATTTCACGCTTTAAATTCTCACAAGACGTAATTGAAATAATAAAATCTCATCCAACAAAAATTTCGAAACAATACTTTGCATACAAGAAAGATATTGAGGAGATAATTCAAGAAATCAATGAATGTATCCAATGTCTTGAGAGCTTTGGTATTCTTGAAAATGTGCATATTACAGCAACTTTAGAAGAATTACAGAAAAACGTAATCTATAAATGTGATGTGTATAATTTAATTTCTGACGATTTAGGAGAGGATTCCTACAACATTATAAGTAAATTCCAAAACCTAAAAAAGAATGAAAGAGATCTTGTAGTAGAATTTTACAAAAAGAGTTCAAAGCAAGAAAAGCTAGACTACTTAAGAAATATAGTAATGGTTGACATAGACAGAGTGATCCCGTTTATTCCGAAATGGTATAGAGTGAATCTTCGTCTATTTGGCTTTGAAAATCCTAGTTCCTTAGACAGTTTTAGATTCTCAAATAGCCCAGAATATAAAGATTTAGAAAGGCTTGATGGAAACTCTACTGTACTAGAAAATCCAGACTACTTCATTAGAAAAGAGGTGTATCAAATATTTCACCTCAATGAAGTTTGGAAAGGTAAGGATATCAAGAATAAGTTTGCAGAGATATATGAAAAACTCAAAACTCCGAAAAGTGGAAGGGTTCACGATATCTTCAATTATTTTGATACCGTAATTACTAGGAATGGATATAGGTTAGTTTCTAGAAAAGTAGTATAATTTATTAACTAATTTATTATAAATAAAATGACAAACAACACTTTCTTTACTAAAGAGTCACCGTACTTTAAAGATGCTGAGTTTTTAAACAAATTATTATCAACGAAAAGTCCCAGCAGTTATGAGAAGGAGGCTTTGGATGTATTGGATGAAAAAATGACTGAAATTGGGCTTTATAAAGATTACTCAGATAAGATTGGAAATTCTGGGTATACTCTAGGAACAGGTCCTAAAAAGATCATGATTTCAGCACACATCGATGAAATAGCAATGGTAGTCGGAACAGTAGAAGATAATGGAATGATGATATTGCAAAATCTGGCTGGAATTGATAAAAAAGTATTACCAGGTGCCCAAGTTTTAGTAATGAATGAAGATCGCAATTGGATCAAAGGAGTAATTATAAAAGCTCCTATTCATACTGAAAACAAAGGGAAAGATGCAGAAAAAGTCATTGAACTAGACAATCTTCGTCTTGATGTAGGGGCGTCTTCTGCTGATGAATTACAAGCGGACTATAAAATTTATCCAGGTTCTTTAGTAGTTTTAGACAGAAATATTAATACTGAATTTGGAAAAAACAAAATTGTTGGTAACGCTTTGGACGATAAGATTGGAATATACATCATTACCAGATTGGCTGAAACGTTATCAATGGCGGAAAACGCTAACTTCTTAAACCTCTACACTATCTATTTTGTAGCATGTACTCAAGAGGAAAGTGGACTAAGAGGTGCGACTATAGCGGCAAAGAATATCAATCCAGACATAAGTATTGATATAGATGTTACTTTTGCGGTTGATGGCGGACTGGTACCAAAAAATAAGTATGGAGATATAAAACTAGGAAAAGGGGTAGTTGTAGAATATGGACAAGATAAAAGCCGTAGACTGAATGAAATGTTTATTAAATTCGCAGCTACTATGAACAGTGATATTTCTATACAAAGAGGTGTAGCAAGATGCGGAGGAACTAACACTAATACCATTCAGCTAAGTGCTAATGACTGTGAAACTGCTCTACTATCTATTCCAAATCTTAGTATGCATACTCAAAACGAAATATGCGATTGGAGAGATGTACTATCAGCTACTGACTTGTTGTATGGACTTATAACAAACGAATGGCTGTAAATTAAATTAAACCACATATACTAAAAATCTCTAGTATGTGTGGTTTTCATTTCCCCTAAATTTCTTATAGATGTACAAACTGGCTAGAAATCACCTGACTTCTACGTAGTTAGCCAGACGAGACGCAAGCACTAAAGATGCGAACTAACAAGGTGCGATAAAGATAAATAAAAGTAGGGTTCGCCCGAAATGATGTTATCTTTGGAGTACAGATATTAATCTTAGAGACAAAAAAAATAAACAGATTATATAATAATATGAATTTATTATTACATGACCTGTTTATTTTTTTTATTTATTCTTCTCCAACAATATATAATTTTATTACGGAGCATCTTGTTAAGACCATAAGCAGTGCTAGGGCTATATTTTCCTCGAGATAAACTTCAGGAAACCTCTACGTTTTGCAACTTCTCTCAAAGCTCCTTTTGCCTCAGATAGCTCTTCTTTACTAAGTTCTCTTCCGGCTTGTTTTGCAGACGTTAAAAAATCTTTATATATTCCTTTTGCGGACTTTCCATTAACCATTCCAGCATATTCTCCATTCGCAGGATTTCTATTAGCAAGGACCACGCTAGTATTAAAAGGATTCCATTTCGAATAGCCAGCGACAACATTGCCACCACTACCATAAACTCTACCATTTAATTTTTTGCCCATAACATCTAATTTTTCTCTACCATATTTGGTATTTATTAACTTTTCATCGCCAGTTACCGCAACATTTTTTGATACGCTGTCCCTGTCAGTACCCGGAACCCAGTGACTCCACATGCTGAAGGCCCCCCCCGGAAAAACATCTTTGTCTAATTATTTTCATGATATTATATATATATATATATATATATATTTATATTTATTTATTTGCATGATAAGCCCCTAGAGCTGCTTCAGCATCACTCTTGGTTTTGTAATGTGCATCCCAAAATTCAGGTTGAGATTTTTTATAGCTA